GAATGGATGGAAGAACATTTTACTAAGTTAAATGGTACTAAACACCTTGTTTTAGGCAATCACGACAATCCTAAGTTCATGGCTCCGTTCTTCAAGAGTATAAGTTTATGGCAACAGTTTGACAGCATAATTGCTAGTCATGCTCCGTTGCATGGTTCAACTCTTGCAGAGACACACAGGTTTGATGATAACATATTAAACGTACACGGACACATTCACAGTAATCCTTCACCAGAAGGTAACTACAAATGTGTAAGTGTGGAGCAAATTAATTACACACCAATCAACATAGAGGAGTTAGTATGAGGTCTCAACCACAAGAAGTTATTGCAAAACTAGAAGCAGATAATTCACGCTTAGGTAAAGAAGCAATTCTTAACCGTGCAATGGAAGAAGGTCTTGATGAATTCTTTGAAGGTGTACGAATGGCGCTTGATCCCTTAGTAACATTTGGGGTCAAGCAAGTAGAAGAACTTGACAGCGAATGGGCTGGACAAGGATGTGAATGGAAAGTATTCAAAGAACTTGCAGATAAACTGATTGCAAGAGAACTTACAGGACATGCGGCACGTGATGCAATTAATCTTGTAAAAAGTTCCTGCACAGTAGATCAATGGAATAGATTCTATAGAAGAATCCTTATTAAAGATTTGCGTTGTGGTGTAAGTGAAAAGACAGTTAACAAAGTTGCTAAGAAATTTCCACAGTATTCTATTCCTGTGTTCACTTGTGCATTGGCGCATGATAGTGCTAATCATGAAAAGAAGATGATTGGTAAGAAACAGATTGAAGTCAAACTTGACGGTGTAAGAGTACTTGCAGTATGCAGAAGCGGCAAAGTAGAAATGTTCAGTCGTAATGGAAAACAATTTCACAACTTCGGACACATCATTGAAGAACTAGAAGCAGTGCTTGCAGAGAAGCCTGCACCTTATGACTGTGTGCTTGACGGTGAAGTAATGAGTGCAAACTTCCAAGACCTTATGAAGCAAGTACATCGTAAAGATAATGTACAAAGTAATGATGCAGTATTGCACTTGTTTGATTTTATTCCTTTAGATGAATTTACAAAAGGTGGTTGGGATAAGCCACAAACCTATAGAAGCAATCTTGTGAAGTATTGGGTGATTGAAAACGAAAGCGTTTTAAAGCACGTACAGTACCTTGATTGGGAAGAAGTAGACTTAGACACCCAAGAAGGACAAGATCGCTTTGTAGCGTTAAATAAACAAGCAGTAGACGGTGGTTACGAAGGTGTTATGATTAAGGATGTAGATGCTCCTTATGATTGTAAAAGAACACATGCGTGGCTCAAAGCTAAACCGTTTATTGAAGTAACGCTGGAGGTTAAAGATGTTGAAGAAGGTACTGGCCGTAATGAAGGAAGACTTGGTGCATTTGTTTGTGAAGGAACCGATGACGGTAAGAGTATTTGTGTTAATGTTGGTAGTGGGGTGTCTGATCAACAGCGTGATACTTTTTGGAATAATCGCTCACTACTTGTGGGTCAACTTATAGAGGTTAGAGCAGATGCTATTACACAAAATCAAGACGGCACTTACTCGCTTAGGTTCCCAAGATTCAAAACCTTCAGAGGATTTGAACCAGGAGAAAAAGTTTAATCACAGAGTGCGTAAAGATGGCGAACAAAAGAGTGACAAAGAAAAAATGGACGAAGGCTTCAATGGTAAAACTTTTACCATAAATGGAATAGAAGGCGATTTCTAGATTATAACTATCTAAGACAGCAGGAGAATTAAATGGCATTACCAAAGCGAACTAAGAAGAAAGTTGCGAGGGGCGCACCACGTGTACGCCGTGGAGATAAACTTACTGCTCCTAGTTGGGAAGGTTGGGAAGAATGGGACGGACATAAGTTCCACCGGCATAAAGATGCAAGCAGAGCATTCTATTATGAAAATTACAAGCCTGTTGATTTGTTTCCTCACACATACAAATGGATGGAATCAAATGGTTACTCAAAAGAGCAGATAAAACACGCCAAAGCTGCTCCTAGTCATGAACTAAGCATCACTGCCGCTATTGTTGCAAAGCAACTATTAGACGGCATGCCAGACTATAATCCAAAGCACAGCCAATATTGGGAAAGTCTGCCTGGTACAATGGGCAGTATCTATCCTGCTACAAAGTTTCTTAAAGAACGTATTGAACGTGCTATTGAAGTTGGTTCAAAAGCACTAGGCGAAAAGAAGAAAGAAGAAGAAGAAAAGAAAAACGTATATGTTCCTAGCATACAAGAACGTATTAGAGAGCAAGCGTATATACAAAGCGAAGCAATCGAAGACTGGTTAGAAGGTTGGTTGACAGACCCAAAGTCATTTGATCCTAAGGGCTTTGATTTCAAGAAGCACTTTTCTGAAAAGGGTGTAACACAAGCACATGCCCGCAAACTTAAAACATTCTATATAGATGCACTAGTAGATTATGATGCATTAGAGCGTATGCCAACAGCTGGACAACTTAAAAAGATGAATGAGTTTGAAGCGGATCAATGGGCCCAGCTAAAAGAAGGCTACGCACACATTAAAAAAGCAGACATTAAAAATTATAGGATTGCTATTGGTGAACTTATTACTGCACTTGACTTTGTTATTGACACAGCAAAAGCAACACGCAAACCACGTAAACCTAAGGTGTACAGTGCAGACAAGCTAGTTGCAAAACTGAAATATCTGCCTGTTGATGAAAAATATAAACTAACAAGTGTACAACCTGATACTATTATCAAAGCAAATGAGCTTTGGGTATTCAATGTAAAGACACGTAAGATTGGAAAGTATGTGGCAAAAAACATTGATCCGCAAGGTGCTAGACGAGAAGGTACAGGTTTAAGTGTTAAAGGCACAACCATTATTGGCTATGACGAAGCACTAAGCATACAGAAAACACTACGTAAACCTGCTGACCAATTAAAAGAATTTAAAGATGCAGGTAAGGTAAAACTACGTAAGTTTTTAGATGAAATCAAAACAACTGATACAAAGTTAAACGGACGTTGTAATCCTGATACTATATTGCTAAAGGTTGTTTGATAAATATACTTGTAACTGTTAAGGAATAAGTATGACCATCAGAGATAACCTAGACGCAATAGCAAACGCTATAGAAGCACTAGAAGCCCGTCCTACTGCTGCAAAGCCTGAAATATTGGACAGAGAGCTATCTGGTAACAAAATAAATGGCGGAAGAATAACAAACTTTTCTAGTGCAGGAATAAATGATACTGCATCAGACTTTGTATTGACTGTTGCTGACGACGGTTTGCATGTAGATGTATTACATACTAAAGTTATAAACAATAGTCTTACTGTATCAGGTGATCTTACAGTCAATGGACACATTACAGCAACAAGCCTACACGTAGATGAAATAACATCTGACATACGCAACGAAAGAACAAGTCCTTTAGAATTCCAAGGTGGGTATGGAAAAGGACTATTATGGACAGGTGAAGGACATACTAGACAATTTACGTTCCAAGGTAATCCAGATAAATTATTCTCAAGCGAAAATATAGATCTTAACAGAGACAAGGCATACATGATTGAAGGTTTGCCTGTATTAGAATTCACAAAACTCGGTGACAGTATCACTGACAGTAAACTTACAAGTGTAGGTACACTAGAAAATTTATCAGTAGAGGGCAACCTAAATATTGATAACTTTGTTTATTGGCATTCAGACACGCAAAGATTAAGCATAGGATCAGACGATCCAAACGGAACTTTTGCTATAAGAAGTTGGGATCATGAATTTGTAATTGATCCAACAGAAGACCGCAAGTTTAAATTAGGTACATGGAGTACCAGTGAGCTACAGATTATCACAGATGATACACCAAGGATACGCATAGGCGAGTCTGGTGGCATTACTCTTGAAGATAAAGTAATTGTAAATGGTAAAGTTGGCATAGGAGTAAAGAATTTCTCAGATGTTGATCTTGCTGTTGCAGGTCCTATCAAAGTACAAGGACATACAGTTCAATGGGCAGAAGCTGTGCCAACATCAGGAAATTACATACGTGGTGATATAATATATAATTCAATTCCTCAACCTAGTGGGTACGTAGGATGGATTTGTATACGGAGTGGATCACCCGGTGAATGGAGACAGTTCGGCCAAATTGCAGGATAAGCAATGTCGGACAAGAAAAATATAGCAGAAAAAACAGAACGTGAAGTTACGGCTTGGAGTATCGCAGGTCGTACAATGCCTTTTGTCGCGCTTGCAGGGTTTATTGCTTGTGTGTTTTTTGCACATGAATGGATACCTGTTTACGCGGTTACTGTGATAGTTATTTGGGTAGCTGTAAGTGTTGCTTGGTGGTGGTGGGCATTGAATAAAATCCTACGTGTTACTAAGATGATGCTAAGTAGTCAGCATAATTTCGAAGAAGTAAAACAAGAAATAAGGTCAATAAAAAATGACATGGGCAATAGGCAACGGAGAGAGTCGGACGAAGATTAATGTAAACAACCTTAAGGGTATTAAGGTTGGGTGCAATGCAATAGTGCGAGATCATAAAGTTGATATTGTTGTATGTGTAGACAGACGCATGGTCACAGAAGCTCTAGATAGGAACTTCGAAAACAAAATACTCACAAGACATGAATGGATAAACAGATTTCCGGCTGATAATGTTTCTACTGTTTCAGATTTACCATACACTGGTGATCAGAGAGCAGATGAACCATTTCAATGGGGTAGTGGACCATACGCAGTTTTAGAAGCAGCACTACTATCTAAAAAGATTAAAATGTTAGGATTTGATCTATATAGCAATACAACCACTATCAATAATGTCTATAAAGATACAGACAATTATGATCCTTCTACTAAAAGTCCTATTGATCCTAGATATTGGATACATCAAATAGGTAAAGTTTTTGAATCTTTTCCTAACAAGCATTTCATCATATATCAAAAAGACGGATGGGAATTGCCAAAAGCCTGGAATCATCCAAATGTTTTACTTGACAACATAAGTAAAATAGTATAATATAATACAAAATATAGGACTTGGCGTCAACCCTTCTAATTCTGCCGCCATTATTTTTGTAGGAGAAACAATGGCATATTACAGCACAAAAACATACGGACACAACATTGGACTTTCAGCGGTGTTCCGTCAACCACACGCAGATCATTCACACTGTAGATTTTTACATGGATACAGTCTAGCATTTAAATTTACATTTGGTGCAAGTGATTTAGATCATAGAAACTGGGTACAAGACTTTGGAGGACTTAAACCTTTGAAGCAATGGCTCGAAGATACATTTGATCACAAGACAGTTATTGACATGCATGATCCAATGAAGGATGAGCTGTTGTTGTTAGAAACAAAAGGACTAGCACAGATAGTACAACTTGAAGGTGTTGGTGCAGAACGTTTTGCATATCACGCTTGGAACTTCGCAAACGAACTTGTACAGAAAGATACACAAGGGCGTGTTTGGTGTGAAAGTGCAGAGTGTAGTGAACACGGAGCAAACAGTGCAATCTACACACCTTATACTTGGCAGAAGACAACGTTTGTAGATGGCTAAGATCGATAAAAGTCTATACACCAAACAAGAATACAAAAGATTAAAAGCAGAAAAATTAGCTCGTAGACAAGAGAAGAATGCTGCTAAGGCTATCAAGCGACTTGATCCAGGCCGTAAAAAGAATATCCTTTGTCTTAAACATGGTGACAAGTATGGACCAGAATATGTAAACAAACTATATCGTATGTGCAAGCAGTATTGCACATACGACTTTAACTTTTATTGTATTACAGAAAACGACAAAGATATAGAAAAAGGTATCAATGTAATTAAAGTTAGAGAACAGACCTGGAAAGGTTGGTGGTGGAAACCATATCTGTTTAATGAAGAACTTCCAATAGAAGGCACAATACTTTACATGGATCTTGATGTGGTAATAAGCAACAACATAGATAAGCTGTTTGATTATTATCCTGGTGAGTTTTGTATTATCAGAGACTTTACAAGAGCAATGCGTCCTAATTGGGAAAGATACAACAGTAGTATCATGCGATGGGAAGCAAAAAGTCTAAAACATCTATGGATTACTTTCAATATTAATCCTGCACAATACATGCGTAGACATCATGGTGACCAAGATTATATCTGGGAACAACAAAAAGGTGCAAGACTTTGGCCAGACAAATGGATACAAAGTTGGAAATGGGAAATACGTAAATCAAGAAACTTCAAACCAGGTGGCACTAGAGGTAACAGAGTGTTTGAAAATATAGAAAGTGTTCGTCCTCTAGAAGAAACAAGCATCTGTGTTTTCCACGGAGATCCTAATCCGGCAAAATGTGAAGATCCATGGGTAGTAGAAAATTGGCACAACGTATAAAAGATTTCTTTTGGTGGTATAAACACTTGACTTCTAAGGGTTATGGCTATATTATGTGTGTTGAGTATGCAAGACACAATAGCAAATATTATGACCGTGACGGTAACTATAAATGAATGATTTAATTTTTACAAATGCTGGAGACTTCTTAAAAGGTCAGCAGAAGCGTATAGGCTTCGCTTGCAAATATATGCATCCTGATCAAACACAAAAGAAAAAACTATTAGAAGAAGTACAGCGGCCACTAAATACTCGTAGCACTACAGTTCAATGGTTGAACAGGCAAACTGTAGATGTTGCAGAAGAACGCTTGTGGGATATCATGGTCCACAACATAGCGTCATACAAAAGGTTGATAGAATATGTGGGAAGCCTTCATCCAGAGCTTCGTATGGTCCGATTGGGTAGCGATGTACTTCCTGTTTATACCGAGCCTACTTGGAGCTATTACTGGCGCAAGTCTGATGTACGTGACTACGCCGCTAAAGAATTCGCAAAAGTCGGTGAAACGGCAAGAGCCCTCGATGTCCGATTATCGATGCACCCAGGCCAATTTACTGTACTTGCAAGCGACAACCCCGAAATTGTCGAGAGGAGCATAGAAGAATTTGAATATCACACCGATGTCATACGGTGGATGGGATACGGACGCACATTCCAAGACTTTAAGTGCAATGTACACATCTCAGGCCGCCAAGGTCCAGCCGGTATTAAACACGCGGTTGACACAAGATTATCTCAAGAAGCGAGAAACACAATTACGATTGAGAACGACGAGAACAAATGGGGCATTGACGCAAGCCTCGAACTTGCAGACACCTGCGCACTCGTTCTTGACATACACCATCACTGGTGCCGTGAAGGTGAATACATTCAACCATCCGACGATAGATTTCTACGCATAGTAGACAGCTGGCGTGGTGTACGCCCTGTGATACATTATTCAGTGTCACGTGAAGATGTACTAACAGGTCATCCTATAGATGTACAACCTGATATGGATATACTACTTGCAGGTGAATACAAAAAAGCAAAACTAAGAGCTCACAGCGACTACATGTGGAACAATGCTGTAAATGACTGGGCATTGAGCTTTTTGCCACATGCAGACATTATGGTAGAATCCAAAGCCAAGAACCTGGCCAGTATAGCACTACATAAATACTATGAAGGCAAAGGAGAACATAATGATAAAAAAGTGGCTTAACGCTAGAATGCAAGAGCGCACATCATGGGACGGTGCGGCTCTTATTGTATTAGGACTTATGGTATTGTTTTTAGCACCTCTTGCTAAAATTGCTGCAGGTATTGCTATTGCATACGGAGCATGGACAATATGGCAGAAGGGATAATCAATATTACAGATGAGGCAAGAGATTATCTTGCTAAAGTAGGTGCACCTAACGTATCTCTGACTGTTAAAGGTGGCGGATGTTCAGGCTTTCAATATGAATGGGGTACTACAGACAAAGAACCTACCGTTGAAAATCTTTGGTTAGATCCAATGGCTGAAATGTTTGTCTTTGGTTGCACAGTTGATTATGTAACAGAACTAGGCGGTAGTTACCTAGTTGTAAAAAATCCAAATGCTACAGCATCATGTGGGTGCGGCGAAAGTTTTGCAGTTTAAAGTTTACTAATAGGTATATCTAAACTAGCAGGAAGATCCCAAATTTTCTTTCTATCAACGCCTTTTTTCTGGGCGAATACTTTCGCATCACACCCATTACATACATGATAATAATTGTTTGAAACACGCTTAGGATCCATACTTCCTTTGGGTCTTTCAAAGTCTGCACCACAATCGTCACACTTTAAAACTATAATTGTTATATACCTATAGTAAGTGTGTTGTTTACCTAACTTGCTATTCCTTACGTGTTTAGTTTTTTTTGAATATTGTTTCAAGAACATACTGTATTTACATTAAGATTATAAAACCTAAGGATAAATATGTTTAATAGAGGTCAAACCTACCTGTTTGGAGTAAAATATGGCAAAACAAAACGTTAATATCGGTACCGAGGGCAATGACGCAACCGGTGATAGTATACGCGAATCCTTCCGTAAAGTTAATGAAAACTTCACAGAACTATACGCAGTATTTGGTGTTGGTGGACAAATCAACTTCACAACACTAAGTGATACACCAGATTCATTAGAAGCAAATAAAATTATAATGACAAATACTACTGGAGCATCAGTAGTACAAAACACACTTGCAAGTAACAGTGCATTAGATGATGATGCTACAGATACTATTACTTTTGATTATAGTGTAGCAGGCAAGCTAGTAATATCAACAGCGTTTACAAAAGTTTCCGATGACCTTTCTCCAACACTAGGCGGAGGCTTAAATGCAGCAGGTAATGCTATTGCTGGTGTAACAGTCAGTGCGCAGGCCGCAGAAGATTTGAATAACGATCACGATGGTGATACCAGTTACACAATAGACGATCTTGTAATTACTAGAGGTTATGCTGATAGAAGATATATCGGCTCAGGACTTCCAATTCGTGTTGCAGGTGAACCAGCAAACAGAGATGGCTTCAAATTAACAATAGAAAGTTACACAGGTGGTGATCTACAGTTTGCAAGTAACCATGGTTTTGATAGTGGTATCAATGGAACTGCATATATTTTTGAAGCAGAAGATACAGATCCTACAAACCTTGTAAGTGGCACAACATATTTTATTAGATTCAAAGCTGACAATAAACTATCCTTATTTGCTAACAGAGATGATGCTCAACTAGAAAGTGATACAGATGCAGAGAATGCTAAAATTAATGTAAGTGGTACTATTGCTTCAGACGATGAACACACAATTACTGACAAAGGCTTTGACGAAAACTTAACAGGCAACTTTTTATCAGATGTTGCAATGCCAAGAGATTCTGTAACAAGACGCCAAGGTGATACAATGACAGGTGCTTTGTACCTACATGATCATCCAGGAGACTTAGCAGGAGATGGTGCACCTAATGGTGATGAAGATCTACAAGCCGCAACCAAATATTATGTAGATAACACATCTTATAGTTCACCGGAAGTGCTACACGTTAGTACAAAAGGTGATGATAGCATGGCAGGTGTCCCTTCAGGAAAAGAAGGTTCATCATTTACATACGCATTCAAATCAATAAATGCAGCAGCAAGACGTGCTGAAGATATGGTTAGAACTGCTCGTCCAGAACCTGGACCATACATGCAGACTATGACATATGATGAAACTGTAGAAGCAGATGTAACACAAGCAGATGTTGAAAATCCTGTATTTGAACAAGCTAGATATCTTTTAGATCAAAACAGAACATTCTTTATTAAGGAAATTACAGGATTCCTTGCTTACACATATCCAGATTTTGTGTATGATGTTGCGCTTTGTGAAAGAGATTTAGGACTTATTTTAGACAGTATTAGTTTAGATGTCAACAGAGGTTCGACTGCAAACTATCTAACCAAATTGGCTGCACAGAATTATTATTCAAGTATTAGTGGACGTATTGCTATTACAACACAGTTGACTGAAACTGTAGCAAGTATAGAAAAAGCAAGAGATATTGCTGCAGCTGTATTACTCAACGAAAACTTCCAAGCAAAACGTATTAGTGCTATTACTAAGAAAGCAGGAGATACTCCGGCACTTGTTACAACAACTACAAACCACGGATTGTTAGACAAGCAAATTGTTGTGTTTGATAAAATCCAAGGTATGACTGAGATTGAAAACAAAAAAGTATATGTCAAAGTTATTACAGATCAAACATTTGAAATATTTACAGATAGTGCATTAGAAACGCCTTTTGATAACAGCACATTTACAACATTTAGTCCTGGATCATTATCTGATCTAACTATTAACATCGCAGGCTTACGTTGGCAGACAGAAGAAGATCAGTTCTTTGCTCCGCAAAGTGAAGATAGTGCGGCAGGTGGAGATGCAGATGCAACTGCACGTTCAAGTATTGCTACATTGTTTAACTTAGTAACAAACATAATTCAAAACGGTATCGACGCAGGTGCAGATGTTGCATTTGGTAGTAGATATGAACTTGTTGTCAACAATGGTGCAAACACATCATTAGATCAAAGTGACCCAGACAACACTGATACACTACCAGGAAAAATTATAAGAGGTAAGCGTTCAGGCGCACTAATGCAAATTACAGAATTTGTAAATGCAAGTGGAAGCACTACATTCTTTGGTAACTTAGTATTTCCTAAAGATTTTGAAGTTGGTGAACCTCTTGAATACGGTAACTTTGTAAAACGCAAACAGATTACAATACGTGTTGAGTCAGGACAATACGAAGAAGACTATCCAATAAGACTTTCTAACAATGTGTCACTTAAAGGTGATGAATTCAGACGTGTAATTATACGTCCAAAAGATCGTATATCACAATCTAAGTATGCTGAAACATATTTCTTTAGAGATGCTAGTTTTGATGGATTGACACTTGCAACAACAGGTACTCCTTTCTATAACCAGTCAGGTAATTTACAAGGATACTTTGGATATCATTACTTGAAAAATCCTGCGTTCCCTATTAACATTGATAACTTAGGCGCGATTAGCAGAACCAATGCAGGTAAATTTACAACTGCCGCTAAAATCCTTACAGACAACAAAGATTTCATTGTTGAAGAAGTGATAGAATTTATTGATGCAACTTATCCTAGTCTAGTTTATGGCAGAACAAAATGTCGTAGAGATACAGGACTTATTGTTGATGCACTTATCAAAGATTTGAAAGCAGGTGGCGTAGAAAATGTATTAGAAGCACAAGGTGAATACTTTGATCCATATGATGCACTAGGCGATGACAGTTCACAGATTGCACCAACAGAAGCTGGAATAGGTTACATCAGCACATTGTTTAGCGATCTTGGAGCAGGTAATGCTCCAAGCACAATAAGAAACACAACTGAACCTGTTAATATATCAAATGGTGCAGGCGAAGCAGGCACAATAAGCATTGTTGGCAACATGATTGATCTTATACAGTTTGCATTTGATGTTGACTTCAATCCACCAGAGCGCAACGAAGAAATGGACGTATTCTTAATGAGTGATGCCACTATCGTGCGTAATGTAACTGTGCAGGGACATGGTGGATTTATGTGTGTACTTGATCCAGAAGGACAGGTCCTAACTAAATCACCTTACATTCAAACAGCATCTAGTTTCTCAAGAAGTAAAGATGAGAAAACATTCTCAGGTGGTATGTATGTTGATGCTTATGTAGGTAACCTACCAACACGTATTATAAACAAAGTAACAAACTTTAAATTAGATGTACGTAGTGATGACATTAATGGACAAAAGCAAGGATTAAAACTAAGATTACCGGATCTTCCTGCTCCATTTTATGTAGATGGTAGACGCTTCCAAATTAATGCTGTGTCAGATTATGACAGTGCATTAGGTACAGCAACTATCTATCTTGATCCTACAAGTAACCAAGGTGTTGGTTATGACGAATCTCAGTTTGATACTAACCCTGGAGTTGCAGAAAGAGACATCTTTATACAATCAGGTGGTAATAGATCAATGCTTGCCAATGACTTTACACAGATTAACGATCTAGGTTACGGACTTGTTGTTAATAATGCTGCGTTCTCAGAGCAAGTGTCAACATTTACATATTATTGTCATACAGCGATGTATGCAAACAATGGTTCTGAAATTAGAGCTCTAAACTGTTCAAACGGATACGGTAACTTTGGTCTTGTTGCTGAAGGTGCTGACCCTAACGAAATCCCAGATAGAATTACACTTAAAGATAATATGATACAACCTGCAAAGGTTTACACTGATGGTGCTTTCCAAAACGCACTAGACGATACGTTCATTTACCTTTATGATTTAAAACGTCCACCAACAGCAAGCAGTTTGATTACATTAAAACACGCTACTGAAGGTGTTCTAAACTACAAGATATCATCAGTCACAAACATGAGTGATCAAGATAACGACGGTGACTTGGGTGAAGTATCAACTGGTGATAGACGTGTATCAGGTATTGTTGCAGCTGATAACATAAGTGGAGCAAACGCTTCGAGAACAGCTGGTACATACACTGGTGTTTCGGCAACTGGTGGTACTGGTACAGGTGCTAAATTTAACGTAACTGTAGACGGCAGTGGTAGCTGTGTAATTACTGTGCATACAACAGGTGTTGATTATGTAGACGGTGAAACACTAACTATCGCAGACGCTGATCTAGGTGGCGGTGGTGCTCCTAATGTTACATTTGATATTGATGGAGTATATCCAGGTACATATACATACAGCAGTGAAATTTATAAACTAGACTTAGTTGCAGATGATGTTAGTAAAACTGACTTCTATGGGTCAATACAAGAAACTATACCTTTAAACACATATGTTGAATACAGAGATGATTTCAATCATGTGTTAGATCTAGTTAACGATCCAAGTGCTCTTGTTACTCGTCCAAGCACTGCGATTAACTTTGACGAAAGTGACTATGCAACATACAGAAGTGTGGCATTCAGTAACAAAGATGCGTTCGCAGACGATCTAGCATCAGACGAAATAATGTCAACCTTTGAAACTGGTTTTGATTTTGTACAGATTGATGTTGATACAACTAACAGTTCAACCGCAGATCCAGATGATCCTGCCAAAACACTAGGTGCTACACAAGGCGATACAAAAATTGCTATTGTAGAGATGACAGAAGCGCGGGACATAACTAGACTTACACGTAGTATCACAGGGAAACAACCAGGCGATGCTGGATATGAAGGTGGAATGATTTTTGCACATGATGGTAAACTTCATCAAATTACAGCAGTAGAAAATGACAGCACTCTAAGTTATATACAATTCAGTGATGTAAGTTCTACAAATGTTCATTTATCTTACAGTGGAACAGGAATAAGCACACCACTGAATTATACTAAACAAATACAGTGTGGACTTCCTTCAAACTCTAAAGGTGAAATCACTATTGCTATTTCGCTACTAAGAGCTACAGGACATGATTTTACACAAATTGGTACAGGATCGTTCAATGATACTAACTATCCAAATGTTATTTTAGGTGATCCAGAAAACAGTCTTGCAAGTTTCTATACAGATGCAAGTACAGCAACAAGCTCACAAGTTTGGGAACGTAAAAAAGGTAGGGTATTCTTTGTAAGTACTGACCAAGATGGTTTCTTCCGTGTTGGTAAATTCTTTAGCGTTGACCAAGCAACTGGTGATATTACATTCGCAGGTGAAATTGGTCTTTCAAATGCAAACAGTTTAGGATTTAAACGTGGTGTTACAATTAACGAATTTAGTGCTGACGATTCATTTGCGGATGAATCAGGACAAGCTGTACCTACAGAAAAAGCCACTGCTAATTACATCAGCAGACGTTTAGGATATAGCACAGGCGGATCACAGATTGATAGTTCGGGTAATAGAATTGGCCCAGGTGTTATGATGTTGAACGGTGCAAGTGCTATGGAAGGCGACATGGACTTGGGAGACAACAAGATAGAAAATCTTGCACTACCAGGAACAGATGGCACAGCAGCAACCAATAAAAATTATGTTGATGATAACACAGCGGGTTTTGCACAAATATCACAACTGCGAGACTTTGAAGTTAACAGTCCAGATGAAGCTGATATACTAATTTACACTGGTAATAAGATAATGTACACAGAGCCAGAAAGTGGTGGCACCATTGCAAATGGTGATACTATCACAGGAAGTGCTACGGGTGCAACAGGTACTGTGATAGATATTACAAGTATTACAGATGAAATACTAGGTAGCCAACGTAAGATTGTATTTGAACCTCTTACAAGTGCATTCAACACAGGCACTGATACAATTACAAATGGAACTGCAACTGCTACATTTAATACTAAGGCACCAGCTATACTAGATGAGATTGCAAACGCAACTGAAGCAAGTGCAAGTGACATTAATCTAAGTGTAACAAGAACAGCTTCAGGCGCAGAATTTGATTTACAAATTGAAGCAGGTGCTATTGTTAATGCTGACGTAGATGCGGCGGCTGAGATTGCACAAAGCAAATTGAATCTAAATGCCGCTACAACTAGAGCAGATGCAACTGGTATAGCACAATCAGATCTAGGTGTTGCAGCTTTTGACGCTGATGACTTTAGTGTAACAGACGGTTGGGTAACATTAAAAGCAAATGAGGTAGACTTTAGTGACTTACCACAACTAAACCAATATCAAGCAATAGGTAGAACCAATGCTGGTACTGGTGATTCAGCGGCAATATCCTTTGCTGATATTATTACAAACGGCGGTGGTATTGGTGATGCTGATATTGCTACTGAACTAGGCTATTGGAGTAATCCTCCTACAAACACTATAAGGAATGATCCAGGTGCAGTTCTAGTTGCAACAGGTACACCGGGTACAGACGGCACGTATGTTCACAGTGATATTAGTTACACAAGCACAGGCAACACTATTGCAAAACGTAATATAGATGGCAACATAATGGCCAACGCATTGATACTTGGCGGTACTGAAACTAACATTGTAATGGATGTGTCAGGTACAAATGTAAGGATGAAAACACCAGATGGTGAAATAATCTTACAAGCAAGTGGATCAGGTGCAAACCAAACTATTATTGCTAAAATGCCTACAAGTATTGATAATGGTACTACAGGTATTACAACAGAATCAGATCTACAAAATGGTGCAACTAACTTAAATGATAGACCGTTCTTAGCAACAGAATACATTTATGCTAACATGATTGAATCTCATGGTACTATTACAACTGGTAAACCAGGAGGTGGCGCGGCTATTGGATTAGGTGCAGACCCAGGATTTACAAACAGTGGATCAAATGTTATAACTTTTGCTACTGGCGGATCAGAACGTGCATATGTTAATGACACAAACTTTGTTATTAGTGGAACGCTCAAAGCAAACGGCAATGTAGACTTAGGAGATGCAAATACAGATACAGTAACATTTACTGCAAAAGTAGATAGCCATATTATTCCAAGCGGTACTACAAGAGACCTTGGTACAAGTAGTGCAAGTTGGAGAGTGATATATGGTGAATCTACAAGTGCAAGATATGCTGACTTGGCAGAGAACTATGCAGGTGATGCTGCTTACGAAGCAGGTACTGTTGTTGTGTTTGGTGGAGACGCTGAAGTTACAACCACAGATACAAAAGGTGATACTAGAGTAGCAGGTGTTGTATCAACAAGTCCAGCACACTTAATGAACAGCACACTTGAAGCAGAACATGTTGTCGCTGTTGCTCTTACAGGTCGTGTTCCAACTAAGGTACTTGGAAAAGTGCGGAAAGGTGACATACTTGTAACCAGTGCTATTCCAGGTTATGCAATAGTTAATCCAAATGCAGGAGCAGGAACAATAATTGGTAAAGCACTAGAAGACAAGGACACTGATGATAAAGGTGTAATTGAAGTAGTGGTAGGGAGAGTATAATGGCTAAGCAAACTATAAACTTAGGAACAAGTCTTAACGCTGGCGATGGCGATCCTTTACGCACAGCCTTTGATAAGATCAATGACAACTTTGATGAACTTTATGCTAGAGACTTAGGAACAGATCCTGAAAACATTGGCACTAACCTTGCTCCTAGTGTAAATGGAGCAAGTGACTTGGGTACAACGCCACAAAGATGGGGTACAGTATTTGTAAGAGATTTTATAGACATAGGTAATGGAAGTACAATTACTGTTAATGCAGATGGTGAGTTTGTATTTAATAAACCAATTATATCAACTGTGGCTGTGAAAAATGATATAGTAGGAAGTATCTTTGCAGATGATAGTTCAATAGCTTTCAATGCTCAGACTAACACATTCTTTGGAAAGTTTGACGGTGATGTAACAGGCAGTGTATATGCAGATAATAGCACAATACTAGTAGATGGTGTTAACGGAACTATATCGGCTGCAAATCTAACAGGTGCTTTACCAGCAATAGATGGTAGTGCATTAACTGGTATAACTGCCAGCAGTGTTGCATTTTCAAACATTACAAGTACTCCAACTACACTAGCAGGATACGGCATTGCAGATGCATACACACAAACACAAGTTGACACTGCAATTACAAATGCTACATCAAGTATTGTAATACAAAGTGGTTCAACACAATCTATAGACATTGTAGCCGCAGACTCAACCGTATTAGTTGATAGTGTGAATGGCACTCTAAACGCCGCAACACTCACAGGGGCTTTACCAGCTATAGACGGTAGTGCTTTAACAAGTGTGACAACAGCATTTTCAAACATTACAAGTACTCCAACTACACTATCAGGTTATGGCATAACAGATGCTTACACACAAACACAAGTTGATACTGCTATTACAAATGCAACTTCTAGTATTGTTATCCCAAGCGGTTCATCGCAGTCAATAGATGTTGTTGCCGCTGACTCTACACTATTAGTAGACAGTTCAAATGGCACACTAAACTCATCAGCACTTACCAAACCTATTGAACTTGACGATAATGAGGAAGTTAGGTTTGGCACTGATAATGATATGAGAATATATCACAGTGGCACAACAGGTAACATCGATAACAACACAGGCACTTTAATCTTAGACGGTGCCACAGTTAGAATACAAGATGGCGCATTGGCAAATACTGCTATATCAGCCGCAAACGGTATTGCTACACTTTTATTTGAGAACTCAGCAAAATTGGAAACAACCACAGATGGTATTAGTGTAACAGATCATATAGCATTAGCAGACACTGGTGAAATGAGATTTGGCACTGACAATGATATGCGGATTTTGCACAGTGGCACAAGCGGCTTAATCCAAAACACCACAGGCACTCTAGTCATAGCAGGTCCTATTGTTAGAATACAAGATGCTGGAACGTCACAGTCAGCCTTTACTGCCTCCAACGGTATTGCTACACTTTATCACTTAAACTCAGCAGTTTTAAACACAACAGCAGGTGGCATACAACTAGAAAAAGGTGTTGAAGAAAAGTTTGCCACACTAACAGGATCAACAGGAGTTGTAGCACACGATTGTGCAAACGGACATGTATTTTATCACACAGGCGCTACAGCTGACATAACAGCAAACTTCACAAACTTAAATTTAACAGCAGAATACGCAACAAACCTAACAGTTATTATTAATCAGGGTGCTACACCTTATGAAGTTACCGCTGTCCAAATAGGAGGAGCGGCACAGACCATAGAATGGCAAGGTGGCTCGGCTCCTATAGGAAACGCAAACGGAATTGATTCATTCTCATTTACGATATTAAATGATGGTGGCACTTACGTTGTGCTTGGACAGATGGTGGACTTCACATAATGCCGATATTATCAACAGCGACAGGTAGTTTTTTCGCAGGACGTAGAGCAAATGCTTTTGGTAGCACTCCTTGGTCACCTTCAACAGATATATCTCCTGCTATTTGGCTAGATGCATCAGACAGTGGCTATTACGTGACCAATGTACCAGGTGGAAACATTATTACAGGAGTTGCAGACAAAGCAGTCAATGCCGTTGTAACAGTGACTGGCCTACCCGATATATCAAACACACTGGACGGCAAAACTGTTTTTACATTTACGTCAGGGGAAGATTTGACTACCAACGAAGTTGCACAAGCCAGCAGTGGTAATCACTGGGCTATTGGAGTATTTCAATGGAGTCAGATCAACGACACACAGGATAGTTTCTGGAGTACAGAAACTACAGGTAGTCCAAAAAGAGACTATGCTATTAGTGCTAGTAACGCAAGTGCATTTGATGGTGAGTTGGACCTGGACGCTTTGACTAACAACAGGATCTCATCTACCATAGGAAACAAACAAGACTTTGATTCAGGTATTGCTCAAAACACTTGGGCGATAATAGGTGTTATATTCAACAAGACAGGCAACCAGATTGCTCTTAGAGTAGATGGTGATAATGCATTTACACCTGTGAATGACTACGACAATAGTCTACAAACAAATATGGATTTAAGAATATTTAGAAACCGAAACAACGAACGAATGCAAGGTCGAATGGCAGAGTTTTTTACTGTTGCAGATGTTCCAGGTACAGGCGGCACAGATATAACAGATTTTGAAAAAGCAGAAGGATATCTTGCTCACAAGTGGGCACTAACAGGCATTTTACCTGCCGGTCATCCGTACAAGAGTTCAGCACCATAACGGATAAATATTACAAATAGGATACGAGAATGGCAAATAGATTTCCACTAATACTAGACACAACAGACAGTAACAAACTAAAAGAATTACCTAACGGTGATAACTTAGATTTAACTGGCAGTGGCATAAGTGCAGTAGGTGATATTCAAAGCACAGGCACCACAACTGCAAAAGCAGTTAAACTAAGTGGATACACCACCGCCGAAAGAGATGCATTAGGTGCTGTAGAAGGACAAATGATTTATAATAGTTCTACAGATACCTTCCAAGGCTATATGGGAAGTTCATGGCAATCATTCAGTAGCGGATTTGCAACAAGCGATCTAAGTGTAGTTACGTCAACACCAACTGGTGGAGGAGCTCTTAGTTACAATAGTACTTCTGGTACTTTTACATTTTCACCAGCAGCAACAGCGGCACAGAATTTGTCATTAAGCCAAGACGATTTATCTATAAGTGGTGGTAACACAATTAGCCTTGCTAGTCTGCCTATTGCATATACAAACATCACAGGCAAACCTACAACACTTTCAGGTTATGGAATAACAAATGGTCAAGAAACTTTAATAAGTGGCACTAATATCAAAACTATAAACGGCTTTAGTATATTAGGAAATGGTAATATACAAATACAAGGTGGTGGCGGCAGTGGCTCTGGCGCACCAATGAATTTTTCAGTAGGTGCTGATGATAGTACACTACGTCAAATTAACACAGGTGAAAGCATAAGATTTATAGGTGGTGATCATATAACCACTGCAAGTGACACAGAAGGAAATATTACGGTCAACTTCTCAAATTCAGGTGATGTAGACTTTGGTTCGAACAAGATTACATATTCAAACATGTATAGCACAGAAGGTGATTTGCCAAGTGCTTCAACTTATCACGGTATGTTTGCACATGTTCACGGTACAGGTAAAGCATATTATGCACACGCAGGAGCATGGGTTAGACTTGGTAATTACGATGAAATTACAAACGCGGGAACAGGTAATGTAACATTTTCTGGTACAACTATAGATTCAGATGATAGTTCAGGTATTGAATTTACACCAGCTATAACAATGGCTAGTGACCTAACTGTTGAAAATGATATAACAGTAAACAATGATATAAATGTTAAGGGATCCCTTAACACAGTGGGATCAGGAACACCTGAAATTTTTTCAGACAACGAAATAGAATTAAACGCAGGCACAAGAATACAAGCAACAACTGGTCCGTTCCAAATGTTAAAGGTTACAACAACACAGCGAGATGCACTTACAGCATCAAATGGTGATATTATTTACAACACAACTGATAACAAATTTCAAGGATACGAAAACGGTGCATGGGCTAATTTGATTTAAGGAGAAGTTATGAGTGAAAAGTACTACCAGCTAGGAACACATACTTCAGAACAGTGGGCCGAATTACACGCAGAATTAATAGCAGATGGCAACACATATGAATCTGTGCCTAGTAGAGAAGTTACGGTTGAAGATGAAAAACTACACAGTCCTACTAGAGGCTCTTACCTACTAACTGACGAAGAAGCGACAGCATTAAAAGCAGACCCTAGGGTAAAATTTATTAACGTAGATTACATGAAGTATCCTGAAACGTATGCTCCTCCACCAGATGAAATATATGCTACTCCCCCACAACTTATCGATAGATATTCATCTTCTGTCAAAGTTTATAGAGAGTTTGAAGTATCTAACACATTGAATAGTTCTCATGTAAACAGAACTGGTTATCAATTATGGCGACATATGCAAAAATTAGATCCTTGGGTAGCCAATGGTTATGCAGATAACTTTGTGGCTGATGTAGAAATAAAACAACTAGGTACAGGAAAAGATGTAGATGTAATTGTTGCAGATGATGGTGCTGGATGGATAGGACATCCAGAGTTCCAGAATAATTGCACTGATGCACCTGCACCTGCTGATTACGTTGGCGGCAATTTGTTGCCAGGTAACGGCACTTGCGATCTGTTAGATTTGGTTTTAGATGCTCCTTATTACCTAGATCCAGACTATTTTAACGCAAATGCGGCATCTAGGCTTACAACAAGATTTGACGGTACAACTGTTCCTGTAGAAAGTGTTGCTAGAAGCTGGTGGACAAATGCATCTAATAGAAGTGCAAAGTTTCAATCATTTGGTACAGTGAGTTCGTTAACTTCGTCTTACACTAGAGCTAACTGCAATGGTAGCAACACTAGTGTTCCAGGAGGTACAATATGTAGACACTCTACTCCTTGTTGTGCATTAACTTTTGGCAGAACGCAAGGTTGGGCATACAATGCAAATAAATGGGTGTTAAATTTATATGGTTCGCTTGGTTCAGGCATTGAACAAGGTTTTGATATGCAAAAACTATTTCATCAGATGAAACCTATAAATCCAGAATACGGAAATAAAAATCCTACTGTTAGTTCAAACAGTTGGGGATACAGATCAAATAAAAATCCAGTAGGACTATACTATTATCATTTTAGAGGTGGTTCTCCACAGCCATATTCATCAGAACCAACTTGGATAAGTCACATGGGCACACAAGGAGACAATGGACGTTGGAAATCTGAAATGAAAACTAACTCATTGACTACAGCTCTAGATGAACTATGTGATTCAGGTGTAATATTTGTATGTGCGGCAGGCAACAGCAATCAAAAACAAGTTGATGACGGACATCCTGATTTTAACAATTATATCGCTACAAATAATACAGACACATTAGAGGAAAGCACCTTTTCAGAATTTAGTGTTGAAGTTACTGGAACAACAAACAGGAGAGGCTTTCCACAGCAAGGTGGTAAACATATTAACAGCGAGGGTAAAATAGATTACAAAACAATTAACATAGGTGCGTTAGATGATGATTTTAAATCATCTAAAGAAGCAAAAGTAGGTTATAGTGATCGCGGTGAATCTATTGATTGTTATCTTGCGGCTGATGGTACACTTGCAGCGAATGTAAAATATGCTCCCGAAGGTGACTATCCATCTACTTATCCAGGCTTTACTTACAACAGTGGTTCAGGATCAGGTGTTGGAGAAGATACAGGGTTTGGCGGCACTAGTGCAGCATGTCCGGTAGCTGCCGGATTTATATCTACAATATTAGAACACAACAGAGACTGGACTTATAAAAACATAAAACGATGGATCAAACGTTTAGATAACCAAGATGCATCAAACTTTTACACAGGTACAGAATCTACCACAGTCAATGATTCCAACTGGACTGATTATAATAGTTTAGAAGGCGGCGATCCAAAAGTTCTTTATCAAGCAAACATAGATAGAAGAACACGCAAAGGAAAAAGAAGAATGTTCAGCCGAGGCATACAAATCAATAATGCCAATATTAGGATAAAGAAATAAATCGATGAGCGAGAAAGAATACATTGTAAGTCTCGCAAAAAACGTAGACTACAACCAATTTAACCAAGAGATGATTGCAAGCACGGGCGCAGGTGCTATACCTGGACGCAGTGTTGATGTTGCTAATGCTCGTCCTGGTTCTAAAAGAAATACCCACTATGCATTAACAGAAGAAGAAGTTGTTGAACTACGCAACGATCCTAGAGTTCTTGATGTAGCAGTACCACCTGATCAAGATGACAGTTTGGAAATTGGTTTACATGCAAGGTACAGTGGAATTTTTTACAAAGGCACTGATGACGGTGGTGAATACATAGACTGGGGTAAACGTAGACATAGCATACAAGAAGAAACAACCACTTGGTATCCTCAACTTTCGGGTTCATATGATTATTCACTAGACGGATCAGGAGTTGATGTTGTTATACAAGATAGCGGCCTACAAGTTGACCATCCAGAATTTACAGATGAAAACGGCAACAGCAGAGTACAACAGATAGACTGGTATGCTGAAAGCGGACTTAGCGGAACACAAAGCCCAAACCATTATAGAGATTTAGACGGACACGGCACTCACTGTGCAGGAACAGCTGCAGGTAAAACATTTGGTTGGGCTAAAGGCAGTAGAATATACAGTGTAAAAGTTAACGGACTAGAAGGTACAGGAGATAGTGGTACAGGTATAGGCATATCAGATGTATTTGATGTTATAAAACTATGGCATCGTAACAAGCCAATTGATCCTATTACAGGTAAAAAACGTCCTACCATCGTAAATGCAAGTTGGGGATACAGCCAAGGCGGATCAGGAATACAGAATGTTGTATACAGAGGCACACAGTATAACTTAGACGGTAGCGGTGGTGCAACAGCAGATCCTAGTTTTAGTAGTAATCCTAATACTCACATGCGAGATACATATGGAATCTATCCATATTTAACACAGTCAGGATATAGACTGCCTCTTCGTGTAACAAGCGTTGACACTGATGTACAAGAACTTATAGATGAAGGAGTGCATATTTGTATCGCTGCAGGTAACAATAGTTTTAAGGTAGATTCAACGACAGGAGATGACTACGACAACAGAGTTAGTATCAGTGGCTTCACCCGTTATTACCATAGAGGAAGTTCACCTTATGACACTGAAGCATTTATGGTAGGAAGTTTACTAAGTGAAAATGCGGCAGGAGATAGAAAAGTAGACTTCAGTACAACTGGTCCAGGTGTTGACATTTATGCGGCAGGTGACGAAATCACAAGTGCTACAAGCAATACAAATAAGTTTGCGGATGCAGCATATTGGGGAGATAGCAATTTTAGACAGTGCAACATCAATGGAACTAGCATGGCTGCTCCGCAAGTGTGTGGCGTAGGTGCACTATATCTACAAGCAAATCCAATGCTTACACCTGCACAACTTAAAAGCATGTTACACAATGACAGCAGTGAAACAATGGTTGCTGGCAATCTTACAGGATATGGATCATTAAATGACGCTATGGGCGGCCCTAGACGGGTGCTTGTATCACGTTATACAAACTATATTCCATACACAAACACTTTATCAGGTAAATACAATATAAGGAGTTAGTAATGGCTATACAAACAATTAATATTGGTAATATCGCTAACGATGGCACAGGTGATGATATACGTGTAGCCTTTGGTAAAGTAAACGATAACTTTGAAGAACTTGATTTACGCAATCCTGGTTCGCTGACAGCAAGCAATCTTGGCTCTTTAGGCGAAGGAGTTTTTGCACAAAAGGAAGGAACCGATCTACAGTTTAAAAAACTAATAGGCGGTACAGGAACTACACTTTCAGCAAGTGGTGATACAATTACTATAGATGGAAGTGCTATTGGCACACTTACCATAGGCACTGATAACGGAAGTGTAATTGTTAACACAAGCACAACAATAAGTGTCAACGGTGGCAACGGTATTGCAACAAGACAAAACGGCAATCAAATTATAGCTGACATAGAAGCAGGTGCTTTGTCATATGATACAAATCCAACCTTAGGCGGAGACCTAGACGGTAATGGAAATAATATTGTTGGTGTAAACAATATTACAGCAACCAATGTTAATGCACTAGTTTACGATACAGATATTAGAAATATTAACACTTTCTTAACAGGTTTTGATTTTAAAGGAATGAAAGCAGAAGTTAACAACATGGTGGACTTTATACTTGCAACCACTGATGTTGACTACGGTAGTGTTGCAAGTGCATCAGACTTCAGTAGTGACTTTGGCACATTCTAAGGGTAACGAATGGCAGACTATTGGACTAGAAAATCAGGAGATACACTAGCTGTACTCCAAGAGAGGGTAACTACAACAGTTCCACTTCCACTTGGAGAAACAAACGCAACCGTGGCTGTAATAGGCGGCGAACTTCCTGCAGGACTACGTTTAGAAGGTTCTACTCTAGTTGGTACTCCATTTGAAGTAGCAAGAGATAAAACTAGTCAATTTGTGTTACGTGCAACTTACAATAATCTTATTAGTGATAGAACATATAAAATAGTTGTACAAGGACCAGATGCTCCTGAATGGCAAACACCAAAAGATTTACTTCCAGTAGGTAAAGGTGATGCATACTTTGTACTAGATAACCAACTAGTAGATTTTCAATTGACAGCAACTGATAACGACTTAGCTACAGGACAAAAGTTGACATACTTTATTGGTAGTGGTGACGGAGTACTACCTCCAGGACTAAGTCTAAGCACCAGCGGAAAGATTTCTGGTATTGTAGATCCTATACTTGCTCTTACACAAGAAACAGGCGACGGAGGATTTGATACACACAAATATGGTGATGCGGCATTTGATTATGCAGTAAAAAGCGATAACGGATATGAAAGTTTCTTTTACGATAGTGTAACATACGATACAAGCACACCAACAAGATCACCAAAAAAATTAAATAGATATTTTGAATTTACTGTAAGTGTATCAGATGGAGATGTAATAGCAAGAAGAACATTTAGAATATATGTTATAGGGGATGATTTCTTACGTGCAGACAACACAATCCTACAAGTAGGGTCAGGAACATTTACAGCAGACAACACATTCATAAGAACTCCTATTTGGCTTACACCGGGCAACTTAGGATACAAACGAGCTAATAACTATATTACACTATTCCTAGATGTCATTGATAGTAACTTACTTACAGGTGTACTAACATTTGAATTAAGAGATACAAATGATGACGGCACACCTAGTGTTTTACCAGAAGGACTTGCAATTGATACTTCGACAGGTGAAATAGCAGGTAGTGTAGGATATCAACCTCAAGTAACAAAAGACTTTAAATTTACAGTAAGAGCTAAAAGATCAATTGGTCAGGAAGCAGAATCAACGTTCAAAGATAAAACATTTACATTAACAATTTTAGGTGATGTGGACAGTTCACTTACATGGATAACACCAACTAACCTAGGATCTATTAGTAGTAATTATATTTCAACACTGGCTGTAGAAGCAACTACAAATGTTCCAAACGGCGTTTTACTTTATACACTAGAGAGTGGCACATTACCACCTGGTTTGAAACTAAGTCTTACAGGCGCTTTGCAAGGAAAAATCAATAGTTTCGGAAGCGCAGGAAATCCAGGACTAACAGTATTTGACTCAGGAGATCTTACATTAGATAATAATGTTACCAGTGTAGACAGAAAATATAGATTTACAATTGGTGTACAGGATCAATATGCATTCAGTAAGATAACAAAAGAATTTACAGTTGATATAACAGATCCAGATGATAAGCTATACAGTAATTTATATTTCAGACCATTCTTTAAAAATGCACAAAAAGATGTATTTGATACGTTCATTAGTGACCCTAGTATATTTTTACCAGATGCTATTTACAGACCAGATGACAAATTTTTTGGCTTGCAAACAGAAATGAAAATGTTAATGTATGCTGGCCTTGAAACAAAAACTGCACCTAATTATGTTGCGGCCGCTGCCAAGAACCACACTAGAAAAAATTTACTATTTGGTGAAGTGAAAACAGCAGTAGCAAAAACACCAGGTACAAATAACATAGTCTATGAAATTGTATATGTAGATATTATTGACCCCCAAGATAAAAAGGGTATGGCTAAAAAGATAAAGATTAACAATAACAAATTCAATATTAACCAAGGCGGCTTAAATACTGATTATGAATTTTATGACTACGGTGAAATAGGTGGTATATCTAGTTCTGCTAGAGCATCAGGTGATGAACTTATTCCTATAGGCAGTAGTTTAGAAGTATTTACAAGGACTGGTAGATCATTAGTTACATCAGGAAGTAGTGTAAGCATTTCTGCTAGATCAGGAGATTTTTCAATAACAGTTTCTACAAGCACACCACCACCAGACAGGCTACGTCCTGCAAAATCTAATCCTATTAAAGTAGATACAGATGCTTTGACAATAGACGGCGGTAATGATAATGTAAGATACATTTCAAATATTACAAATATGCGTGATAATTTGAAACAAGTGGGTGCCACAGAAAAAGCATTTTTACCATTATGGATGCGTACTGCACAAGCAGGAAGTATTGCACCACCTGGATTTACACCTGCAATACCATTGTGCTATTGTAAACCAGGTAGAAGCGCAGAAGTTTTGTTAAGAATAAAAAATAGAAAGTTTGACTTTAAACAATTCAACTTTGACGTTGACAGATATATAATTGATAGTACTACAGGAAATGGCAATGAGAGTTATATTGTGTTCCAAAACTATGAATATAACGTATAGGGCTGATAAATACATTAGGAGATAAAATATGGCCAGTAATATAAATTCAAGTGATATTGATGCTAACTATCCTGTAGCAGGGCAAGACAATGACTCTCAGGGTTTTAGAGACAATTTCAATACTATAAAAAACAGTTTAGCAACTGCTAAAACAGAAATAACAGCATTACAAGATGATACTGCAAAAACCAATGCAGCAAATGACTTCAACGGAAATACTATTCGTGAAGCAAATATGCAAGCAAATACAGAAGTAATTTATGCTACAGGTAACCTTGAAAGTAACACTAATATAGATTTTAACAACGGCCATTATCAAATTGTTACTGTGACAGGCACTGTTACACTTACGCTCACTAACTGGGCTGCAACTGGCAGACTTTGTAAACTAAGAATTGAACTAAAAGCCGATGGCACTGCAGAACAAGATCCTGTTGTAACATTTAGTGCTGGAAGTAATACCCTTAAATTAGACAAGGGATTTTTGTTAAGTGATAGTAGTGTACAAGGACAAATGACTAATCCGTTTACTGTAGATCGTAACGAAACATATATTATCGACTTTTGGACGCACAATGGCGGCCTTACTGTATACGCTCAAAAATCAGGCACATTTGAATAATGTTTAATCCCCTAGCTACAGACTTTTATGATCTTAGTGATAAGCAATTAGAAGAAAGACTAGGTGAGCTTAACAGAAAATACTATATGACACAAAATCCACAAGTGCAGTCACAAATGGCTGTTCTTATTGAGCAGATGCGTGAAGAAGTGAGAACACGTAACGCTAGAGCAAAAGTGCAAGAAAATCCAGATCAAGACAATAAAGGACTTGACAATCTCATCAACATCAGTTAATATAGATGTATGCTTATGAAAACAGACGACTTAGGTATCCCGCGATTCAGTAATCGTGACCTTGTAGATATGATATATTCAGGTCATGTTGACAAGTGTCATGTTGTGCTATGTGACGAATCTGATGATGTAGATAGATTCAATCAAGCAATGACTGAACAAGGTTTACCCGAACTCCAGAAATATATTCCATTAGACGTAGATCAAAAGACATTTGACGATGTATGTCAATCAGAATGGTTTATGCCACAGTCTTACAAAGATATAAATGTGTATGAATATGTACTTGGTAAGCTCAGTTCACCTGCAGAAGATGCAACTATGAAGCGTGTATGGGAAGAATTAGATGCGTTTGAAGAACGTGATATGCACAACTTATTAAGATATATGATCTATCTTGTGGACTTTATGCGTGAGAATGGTATAGTATGGGGTGTAGGTAGAGGATCTAGTGTAGCAAGTTATGTGCTATATTTGATCGGTGTACACCGTATTGATTCAATCCAATATGACCTGGATTGGAGAGAGTTCCTAAGATAAGTAAAGAATAAAGGAGAAACGTTATGGCTATGAAACAAGTGGGACGCAAACAGTACAGATCAATGCAAGGTAAAGCAATTGATATGGACATGCTTCGTCAAAAAAATGAACTTACTCCTGCTGTTGGTAATGTTAGAGTCAACGCTAGAGGCGATGAACTAGGTCCAGGTGGACAAATTATCAAAAAGCGTGAAGATGTTCTAAAAGAATACTATGAAGAAAATCCAGCAATGCCAGATGAAATTGCTGTGAAGAAGCCTACTGCACAAGTTGAAGAACAAGACGAGTGGGTAGAAGATGAAAACGGTGATTTTGTAAAAAGAGGCGAATAATGATAAAAGGAAAACTTACCCCAATCAAAGCAAATGTTCTAGTTGAAGAAATGAACTTCGGTGAACAAAAGACCAAAGCAGGACTGATCATTATGAGTGATGACGGTATTGATAGAGGTATCCGTCCACGTTGGGCAAAAGTTTATGCAAAAGGCAAAGACAATACAGATCCTTATAATGTTGGTGATTATGTTTTAGTTGAACACGGTCGATGGACACGTGGCGTTGAACTAGAAGATGATGATGGAAACCAAAAGACATTGCGTATGGCAGAAAAAGAAAGTATACTAATGTATAGTGATAAGTTGCCAGAAGATGTCAACTTTGGTATAGAAACTGATCTAAGTCAACCAGCACATAAAGCAGAGGATTTTGTAAACTAATGAGTAAACAAGTAGATCTAAATTCGTACAAAGATTTTGTACAAGAAGTGACCAGTGCAGAAAGCAATGCGTTTGGTGCTATGAACAAACGCATGGAAGTATTAAGTGATGCAGGCATCAATCCTGCACTGCTAATGACAGGTGCAATTGGTATTGCAAGCGAAGGAGGCGAATTTGCAGAAATTGTTAAAAAGTGTATCTTCCAAGGTAAACCAATGGACAATGAAACTGTATTTCACTGTAAACGAGAACTTGGTGATATTATGTGGTATTGGATTAATTCTTGCCGTGCTTTGGGCTTGGACCCAAACGAGGTAGTAGCAGAGAATGTCAACAAACTAAAAGCACGTTACCCTGGTGGTGAATTCGACGTGTACTATTCCGAAAACAGAAAAGAAGGCGACCTGTAAGTGCCGCCGGAGTTCCGGACTATTGATTGGATAGCAATCTGTGTGTTCACATGGATATTTTATTTAGGTGTAATAGGATTGTTATTTGGAGGCTTCATGGGAGGCATCATTCTATTCTTTGGTTGGGAACTATGGACACGATACGAGCAGTGGCGTATTAATCAATGAACTATGAAAAAAGAAAAATCCTTACAGACGTTGATGGCGTTGTATTGGATTGGGAAGCTAGTTTTACGGCTTGGATGGAAAAAGAAGGATATACTGTCCAAGTTGAAAATGAATACAAACAAAGCAAAAGGTTTGATATTCCACAAGACAAGGCAGACGAACTTGTCAAAATATTTAATGAAAGTGCATGGATAGGATTTATCAAACCGTTGCGTGATGCAGTGCCTGTTATTGATGAAATGTTGTCCGAACACTATCATTTTGAAGCAATTACTAGCCTAAGCACAGATCACTGGGCAGGCGAACTACGTAGAATGAACCTTGAACGTTTCTTTGGCCGCAGTGCATTCCGTAGAGTACGGTGTATAGAAACAGGCGGCGACAAAAACGATATCCTAAAAGAGTACGAACGTGGACATTGGTGGATTGAAGATAAACCAGAAAACTGTCTAGCAGGACTAGAAGCAGGACATCGTCCAATCCTAATTGATCATCCATTTAATCGTTGGTTTTCACATCCAGATGTACACCGAGCAGAAAACTTTGCACAAGTGTGGACAATTATCAAAACCGCATAAAGTGGTTGACTTCACATACAAATTATCATATAATAAAAAGCATTACAAGGAGTGATGTATGAAAGATCTTTGGGTAGAAAAGTATCGTCCGAAAACTGTTGATGGCTATGTGTTTCGTGACGAAGCACAACGTTCACAGGTAAAAACATGGATAAAAGACAAAACTATTCCGCATCTGTTGTTTTCTGGAAATGCTGGCATTGGAAAGACGACATTGGCAAAATTATTGTTCAACGAATTGGACGTGAACGATTTAGACATCTTAGAAATAAACGCAAGTCGTACTAACAGTGTTGATGACGTTAGAGATAAAATTGTAAACTTTGTACAAATGATTCCATTTGGTGACTTTAAGGTTGTACTGCTTGATGAGGCAGATTACTTGTCGCCAAACGCACAAGCCGCACTACGTGGTGTGATGGAAGAGTATCATACTACTGCACGTTTTATTCTTACTTGTAACTATCCAAACAGAATTATTCCTGCACTACACAGTAGATGTCAGGGCTTTCATATTGCAAAAATTGATCAAACAGAGTTTACTGCTAGGGTTGCAGAAATTCTTATTACAGAAGGCGTTACTCCAAACTTAGATATTCTTGACACATATGTAAAAGCAACATATCCTGATTTGCGTAAATGCATCAATATGGTGCAGATGAATTGTCAGGATGGAAGTTTGCTTGCTCCACATGAAGGTGACACAGGTGAAAGCGATTGGAAGCTGGATATGGTTGAGCTTTTCAAAGCAGGCAAGATACAAGATGCACGTAAACTGTTGTGTGGTACAGTGCGTCCAGAAGAGATGGAAGAAATATATCGCTGGCTGTATGACAACTTAGAACTGTTTGGTGATGATGAAAAGCAGGATCAAGCAGTGCTTATTATCAAGCAAGGACTAGTGGACCATACGCTTGTTGTAGATCCAGAGATTAACCTAGCAGCAACACTTATTAGATTGGCTAGACTATGATTGTAGACGCTCCTTGGAAACACGAAATCATTGACGATTTTCTAGACTTAGATGATTTTGAAATGTTATCAAAAATAGATATTGATAACACAAGCGAGGACGGCAATGCAATCAGCAAAAATAAAATTTATATAGATGGCAGTATCTTAAGCAGTCTGCCAATTGATTGGTTAGAGAATTTTAAAACAAAGTACTTTGATCGAACTGTTGAAATTTTAAGACAACATGCACCAGAAAAAGTCGACAGCATTTCATACATGGAACTAAACGTAGTTGAAAGTGGACCTAACTTCCAATTTCCTATACATGCAGATTCTAAAGACAAATTGTTAAGTTGTGTAATTTATCTACAACCTGAAAACAATAACGGCACAGTTCTTTACACAAGTGAAGAAGGTGCTGGTGAACATATGGCAGAATGGAAACAAAATCGTTGTGTTATATTTTCAAGACAAGATAACACATGGCATAGCTACGGAGGCAATGGTATAAGCCCTCGACGTACACTTGTGTTAAACCTAAGAAGTGAGAGGCAAAAATAATGGCGTATATAGTAAACGATGGATGCATCAATTGTAAGCATATGACTTGTGTTGAAGTGTGTCCAGTAGATTGTTTTTACGAAGGTAAAAACATGTTAGTAATACATCCAGACGAATGTATTGATTGCGGTGTTTGCGAACCTGAGTGTCCTGCAGATGCTATTTTCCAAGACAGTAATTTAAAGCCAGAGGTTGCAGAATTTTGGATTCAGCACAACCGTAAGTATAGTGAAATCTGGCCTAACATAACGGAAGCGAAACCTGCACCTGAAGATGCTGATGACTGGTATGGCATTCCGAACAAACTAGAGGAGCATTTCAGTGAAAAGCCAGGCGAAGGGGACTAAATTAATTAATGATATAGTCCGTGTAAACGTGCTAGAAGAAGAAGTAGAGTACTACAAAACATTACTTCAACCACACGATACAGGACATATACATACAGCAATTAGTTTTATACAAAGTAGAATTAGAGAACTTAAAGGAGAAAATAAACAATGGGCGCCGTACGATTAGTAAGTTATTCAAAGCCAACAATTGAATTTATTGCAGACGGGATAAGCAATGATAACATGCTTGATCTTGTAGCATACTGTGCTAGAGTAAGTAATCCTAGCAACCAGATGAATACAGAAACTAGTGAAAAACTTATCAAGTATTTGATTAAACACGCACACTGGTCTCCACTTGAAATGGTTAACGCTTGTTTAGAAATTGAAACTACTAGAGACATTGCACACCAAATCGTTCGTCATAGAAGTTTTGCTTTCCAAGAGTTTTCACAGCGTTATGCAGATCCAAAAGAAATGGGTGATATGTTTGTTGTTAGAGAAGCACGTTTACAAGATGCTAAAAACAGACAAAACAGTATAGAAACTGATGATACTGCACTCCAGGACAAATGGGAAGAAATGCAACAGGATGTCATGTATGCGGCAGGAAAAGCATACAAATGGGCTATCGATAATGGTATTGCTAAAGAACAAGCCCGTGCTGTTCTTCCAGAAGGATGTACAAAAACTAGACTATATATGAATGGTAGTTTGCGTAGTTGGATTCATTATATTGAACTACGTGGAGCAAATGGCACACAAAAAGAGCATATGGATATTGCTCATGCTTGTGCAGATGTCATTTCAAAAGTTTTTCCTTTGGCAAAAGATCTGTGATAGAAGAGCTACATAAAACATGGAACATACAAAACACACACATAGCCGGAGATGAATTCACTGGCTATGAGAGTGTGTACGACCAACTGAATTTTACTAAGGAAGATTATGATGCAGATCCGGAAGGTACTATTGACAGTGTTTTTAGCATTTATCGTAGTATTAATCTTGTTCCCATTGTTTACTACACAGAGCAAGGACTTATCAACGCTGTCAGAGATTTTAGTCATTCAAAATATAATACAGTTCAGGGCAATGTTTTAGGCTTAGGCAATAACGCAGGCCAAACAATTAATAGATTTTTATTTCCAAATATGATGACAGCTGAACCTAAAGGTAGGGGAAGCAACAGTTTAAAAGATAGATTTTACAATGATGCTAAATTACGCAGGGCTATCAGAATATGCTTCGAGTTTCGTGATGGTAATAATCTTGTACATCCTACTGCGATGCGTAGGGCACTTGAGCTTGTTACAGGTGAAAACGTCACTAACTTCAAAGCACAAAATGCAAAAGCAATAGTAGAATACTTGTGTCCTGTACTGTGGGGTAATGTGTATGATTACAGTGCAGGATACGGTGGAAGATTACTTGGTATCACATCAAGTAATATGCGCTACAATTATGTAGGCATAGACCCAAACACTGAAACAGTAAAATACCTAAATTATCTACAGCAGATTATACAGGAAGCAACAGGAGTACAAAGTGAAATCTACTGCACAACAAGCGAAGAATACACGCCTACGTCCGCAGACTTGGCGTTCTCAAGCCCACCATACTTCAACCTCGAAAAATACACAGACGAACCAACACAGTGTATGGTCAGATACAGATCCCTTGACGAGTGGTTTGATGGCTACGTTACGCCGACCATATCCAATGCCTACAAAGGACTAAACAGTGACGGAATCTTCGCAACAAACATCGCAGACTACAAAAGCTACGGTAACAAGGAATATGAAGTTGTGGAACGTTGGATTGCAACTGCTGAAAAACTTGGCTTCAAGCATGTTGAAACCATTAAGATGATGTTGAATACACGTCCAGGTGTTGGAAACAACAAAACTGAAGGGCGTGAAAAATTTGAAGGCGTATACGTTTTTAAAAAGTAGGGGAAAAATCCCCTACAATTTATTCATCTCCATATACTTGAAGAACTTCCTTGACCGCTTGATGTCGTTCAATGTCTCCTTGTTCAAAATAGACTATGTCTAGGTGCTTGCTATTGTTTTTCTCAAGTAGTTTAGTAAAATCAATTAAGCCGTTATCTTTGATTCTATCAGCTTGAGCTAGGTCCCCTGTAACAGCCATTAATGAGCCTTCTCCTAATCTTGTGAGTAACATTTTCATTTGATTAGGTGTAGCATTTTGCATTTCATCTGCTATAATATAACTTTGTTTAAAAGTTCTACCCCGCATATATGCAAGTGGTGCTATCTCAACTATGCCTTCTGTAATCATACCTTCAATATCTTGTGTTGTAAAGTATTCTCTAAAGACATCAAATATTGGTCTTGTCCATGGTGCCATTTTTTGCTCTAATGTACCTGGTAAAAATCCTAAGTCTTCGTCAACTGACACTGCTGGCCTTGTAACTATAATTTTATCGACTTTGCCTTCTTTGAAATATTTTACTGCCGCTTGCACTGCTAATAATGTTTTGCCCGTGCCTGCTGGACCAATACCAAAGACTATGTCCTTCTCTTGGTTTAGCAGTTTCAAAATATATTGTTCTTGATTTTTATTTCTTGGAATAAGTTGTACTGTTTGTTGTTTTTTTGGAAAGTTTACTATGTTTGAAAATTGTGGAGTTGCGCGGTTGCGCTGTTTCCGTTTTGCACCCATTAAGATTCCTCCTTATAATGGAATGGTCCCGTAGAGCGCACCCTTCAGGGCATTTGCCCTACACAGTATTTATCTCCTCTCTAGACAAAACTGCTAAATACAATAGTAAAAAGGAACAAAAAATGCAAGACGTTTACGACATCATAAAAAATGTGGAGCAAATATACGAAAGCAACACTAGCTTCCAAGTACTTAAAGACAGTGAAAGAGTTCTAGATGAGCTTGATCTATATGTGTACGAAAATTGGGGAGAAGGCGAACTAGCATACGGCCCTAAAATAGACAGACATTGGGTAACAGTAGGTCTTATGTGGCCAAGAGCAAAGATGCCAGATCCAATGGGCGGAAAGCGTTTGTTGGAATATGACTGTAAAGTAAGTTATAAGAAAGATCATTTAGTAGTTCCTAAAAAAATACGTAAGCAAGAGGACTTTCGTCCTGGCACAAAAAAAGGTAAACTAGAACGTAAGCCTATTTGGCTTGTAGAAATACAGTTACCAAAGAAATTAATAGCAGATATGTTTGAAGGATTTGCAAAAGCAGAACCTCAACTAAAAGAGCCACAAGGACAACAACCAGCTGATGCTGCCGCAGCACCTGCAGAAGGAGCGGCACCTGGAGTTGATGCTGGCGCAGCTGCACCTGCTCCTGCTCCGGAGGCAATCTAATGACAATACTCGCAGGCGACCTACACGATTTAGTTGAAGACATATTCGAAATAGACAGTTACAAATCAAAAATGGGTGATGATGCAAACATCATAACAGTAGCATTCAGTGTAAAGAACAAAGACGCAGCAAATGACCTTAACGAATTTATTGAAAAAGGTTATGGCTTTGTGCTAGATAGTGATGTAACAGCAGGTGAACAAGCCGACGGCACATACAAAGTCTTTGTTGAGATAGAACGTAATAGACATGCACACGATAACATACTTGAAATGATGGACGGTATAGGCAAGTTATCTGCACTAGAAAAATTTAAATTTAGATACTATAAAAACTTTCGTAGTGAAGAAATGACACTAGAAAATATTGCCAAGTTTGTTCCTACTGATCCAGATTCATATGGTATTAACACAAACGAAGCAAACATGAACAATTATAAAAACTTCTTCAGTAACAGTTATCTTGAAGAAAGTTATATGCAAGGCGATATCCTAACAGTTAAAAAAGCATTTGCAGATCCGCTTGCATTTAGATTTATAGATTTTGGGGACAGAGATAAAGTAGCAATAAATGAAGCATTTGATGTAGATGCATACCCTGAAATACTCTTTTTAACCAAGTATCTTGGTGACTACAATATAAGTAAGTATGGAGACAATCTAGTTTTCGAAAACAAGGGCAAAGCCCTAGTAGTCAAAAGGATCTAAATATGGCCAAAGAACATTTTAAATTTGATTTCCAGCCTTGGATGGCTGAGGAACTTATTCATCGTGATGATTGGGAAGAATGGTATGAAGCAATGTGTGAAATACTTCCTTTATGGGAAATTGACACAATTGAAAGAGTATCAATGTTCATCGCACAATGTGGGCATGAATCAGGCGGCTTCCGTGTATTAAGTGAAAACTTAAACTATAGCGCCTCTGCCCTAAACAGTATATTCCCTAAATACTTTGTAAGAGCAGGAAGAAATGCACAAGATTATCATCGCCAGCCTGAAAAAATTGCTAACGTTATCTACGCTAATCGCATGGACAATGGAGATACTGAAAGCGGAGACGGTTGGAAATTCCGCGGAGGAGGCATTCTTCAACTCACTGGAAGATACAACTACACACAATTTGCAAAAGAAGTAGAAATGACAGCAGACGAAGCAGTAGATTATGTACGCACAAAGAAAGGTGCATTAGATAGTGCTTGCTGGTTCTGGGATACAAACAACATTAATAAGTGGTGTGATGCAATGGATGTAGTCGGAGCAACAAAACGTATTAATGGTGGAACAATAGGTTTAGACGATCGTAAGAAACACTATTTACATGCTATAGATGTATTAGGTGGTGATTACACAGAACCTGAAATAGATTACAATCAAACAATTCGTCAAGGATCACGTGGTCCATTAGTAGCTGAAGTGCAAGAAAAATTAAATATTTCACCTGCTGACGGAATCTTTGGTCCAGGTACAGCGAGGATTGTCAAAAAATGGCAAAGCGACAACGGACTTGTTGCTGATGGCATTGTTGGTCCAAAAACGCTGGGAAAGTTACTAGGGTAGGTGGTATGGGTGCAAAATTAGCATTAGTTATGTTTGTCTTAATGTGTGCAATGGGCGGCGGCGTCTATTGGTACTACACTGACACACAAGAACGTATTGCTATCTTGACAGAAAATAACGCTAAACTAGAATCAGCAGTTGAAACTAATGAACAAGCGTTAGCGGCACAAACTGCCGCTTTCGAAAGTATGCGAGTAGAAAATGCTAAATTACAAGAAGAATTTGCATCTATAAATGATCGTAATAGAAATTTAGAAAATAAACTTTCTAGACATGATATTGGTGCAGCTGGTATTGCAAGAACAACACTTACAGAAAAAAGATTAAACAGTGGTACAGCAAACGTACAACGTTGCATGGAAATATTCAGTGGTGCAGAGCTTACTGAAAAAGAATTAAGTGCAACAAAGCCAAGTGAAATAAATCCTGAGTGTTGGAGAACAGCAAATCCAAACTTTGATCCAAATTTACAAAGTGATGCGTGGAAAAGGAAGAACTTATGAGATTAGTATTTGTAGCATTTATTGGATTATTATTCCTTACAGCGTGTAGCACACCGCCACGGGTAATTGAAATCAGTGCGAAACCTATTTCAAAACCAGAACTTATACTTCCGCCTGCTGAACAGTTAAGACTAAAAGATGTAGAATGGATTATTATTACAGAAGAAAATGCAGACGAAGTGTTTGCAAAATTAAAAGAAAGTAGAAAGGATCCTATGCTTATCGGATTGAGTGACGATGGGTACGAAGTGCTAGGACTAAACTACAGCGATATAATGTCTTACATACAACAGCAAAACGCTATAATAAAAGCCTACGAAAATTACTATGTACTAAGCGAAGAAGCATTAGAGCAAGCAAACAGTACAATAGAAGGCGCACAACAAGAAGTCAAAGATCAAAATTCAGCTCCACAAGAATCAGTACTAGACAAGCTCAATCCTTTCAAGTAAATCTATACTATGGCAAATATAGATATTTTGAGAACCCCGCACTCTAAAGAAAGAAGTTTCTGGATTGCAGGTGATGAAAAAAGTCAGTGGAAAAAACTAAGAAAAGAGCTTGGCGAAGATTGGCCCTATTATCATGTAAAAGATATTGTGTATTCACACAATGATTATGGATATAGAGCAAACAACTTTGATTCGTATGAATGGTCAAAATGTGTTGCTTTTTTAGGTTGCAGTCATGTCTACGGTAAAGGGAACAAACTTGAAGATACAATACCTGCTATCTATTCAGAGTTATCTGGATATAAGGCAATAAACATGGGAATGAATGGTGGTGGTGTAGAGACAATACATCACAACACCCATGCACTAATTGAAAAAAATTATATTCCAAAAAAAGTAATTATATTATGGCCTTCTATAAGTAGAACTATGTTTTATACAGGAAAAGACATAGGCAGTGTAAACCCTCCTAAGTTAGTTGGAGTATGGAGCAATGGATACGAACAAGAACAACTTACTGCACATATACAACATCCAGAAAATTATATTACCAAAGCATACTTGATACAAAAAAGTATCCTTAGCACTTGGCGTGCAAATAATGTCGAAGTCCATAGTTTTCAACTAGGAACAACACGTTTACAAAAAAATGAATTTAAATTAGAATGTATCGAGCTTCCTGAATGTGTAGATAGAGCTAGAGATAACGCTCATTATGGTATGAAAACAAACAGGATATACGCCGAATATATACATAAATACAGTAGTTAATTGAGGTATGATATGTGGGATATGATAGAACGTATGGCTAGCGACAGACTGTGGATTTACACAGCTATTGCTGGTTCTTTATTTGGCGCAGCATTTTTGTTTTGGTTTAAAGATACAAGAATGGCAACTTGGGCAGTTCGCAAGTTTGATGCAACTTTAGAATACTTAGCACTACGCTGGGGCTGGACTTGGTTACAAAATGATCCAAATGCATGGCGTGTAAAATATCCTAAGATTACGTCAAAAATTGATGAATTAGAAAGCCGTATTAAACAATTGGAGGAAGGCAATGCCAAAAAAGATTAATCAAACAACAATAGATCTTTCTAAGTTTGATAGGAATGCACCTAAAGTAAAACTTAATAGATTAATTGCTCGTCCTGGTAATTCAGGAGGAAAGGCAAATGTTAACTTGGGTAAAATTAAAGACGGCTCACCTAACGATAAGGAATAAAAATGCCTAGAAAAAAACTTGAAGACTTAGATGCAAAGCCGGTAGAAAAAGCAGAACCAAAAGCAGACGCTGAAGTTACTGTTCCTGCTGCATCAGAGGGCGTAAGTAAGAAAGTAAAACTAGATTTAGAAGTAGATACTAGTGTTAAAGACTTAGGTCCTAACCCATATGCAAAAATTATACATATGGCAAAAGCTGTAGATAGCTGGAGAATATTTCCACGTATCTTTATTACAACATACATTATACTTTTATATAAGTGTGTTATTTGGTATATGGAATTACCAGATCCAACAATGGAACAATCAGGTTTGATTAGTATTGTTGTAGGTGCTGGCGCAGCATGGTTTGGATTATACACCGGATCTAGCAAATCTAACAAATAGACCCGCTAAGTAGTTGTATGGACCATTACAACACGTTAGGTGTATCACGCAATGCATCTGACTCAGAAATAAAATCCGCTTATAGAAGACTTGCAAAAGAACATCATCCAGATAAAACTGGTGGTGACGATACTCGTTTCAAACAAATAAATGAAGCATATGATACTCTAAAAGATCCTCAGCGCAAAGCAGAATACGACAATCCTCAACCACAAGGATTCAATTTTAGATCTAGTGATGTACCTCCAGAGTTTCAAGATATCTTTAACCAAGCGTTTGGATTTAACAGGAGGCCTATGAAAAACAGAGATGTGCATATTGCACATACTTTGACTTTAGAAGAAGTATATACTGGCAAAACTGTTATTGCAAATTACAGACTACGTAATGGACAAAATGAAACTATTGAAATGAATATACCGCCGGGCGTAGATAACAACAGCAGTGTAAGATTCAAAGGTTATGGAGAAAATGAAATACCTAATATACCGAGAGGCGATTTAATACTAAAGATTAGAACAAAGCAACATGAAGTGTGGCAAAGAGACGGTATGAATATTATGAAAGCAGAATATGTAAATGCTATTGATCTAATATTAGGCACAGATATTACAGTAGCATTGCCAAACAATAGGAGTATAAATTTAAAAATTCCAACAGCAACAAAAACAGGCACAACTTTTAGTATTGGGGGATATGGTTTGCCAAATATCAAGACAGGCAAACAAGGGAATGTGTATATAAGAATAGAAGCAGAAATTCCTAAATTAAAAAGTAATAAATTGACAAAAGAACTTCGTGCGTTTAGAAACAAATTGGCTAAATGACAACTTGATTTTATGGCACAAATATAGTATAGTAGCACAATGAAACAATTAATGGATTATGTTAAAGTATATGATGTGTTTGATGCACAGTTTTGCGACGATGTTGTTGCACAACTGCAAGATGATTGGATGAAGCATGGCTTTTACTTACATGATGAAAAGAAACGCATAAGCACAGACGACGATTTATATGTAAGTCATCAGGAAACTGAGCATAGTGCATACATAGGTAAAGAATTATTCAAACCTTTACGCAAGTATATAGATGATGTAGACTTACCTAGTTTACAAGGTTGGGACGGTTACTTGGGTATACGTTATAACAAATATGAAGTTGGACAAAAGATGCATTGGCATGCAGATCGAGTACAACAAATGTTTGATGGAGAAAGAAAAGGCATACCTACACTAAGTATTGTAGGTGCATTGAATGATGATTATGAAGGTGGTGACTTTGTAATGCTAAAGGATGAAGTAGTAGCAATGCCTAAAGGTAGTGTGCTAATTTTTCCTAGTACATTTATGTATATTCACACAGTTACACCTGTAACAAAAGGGACTCGTTTTTCATACGTGAGTTGGTTATGGTAGTAAATACAGTAAGAGGAAACAAATGGTAGAACCATCAAAAGAATTACAACTTGTATACGATAAAGCAGTAAAAGATGCTGTAAAGTTAAAGCATGAATATGTTACACTTGAGCATCTATTATTTGCTATGATGTGTAGTGATAACTTTTACAAGTTAATCAAAGGTTACGGTGCGGATGTTGATTACATTAAAAGTAATCTTGAACACTTCTTAAAAAATAACCTAGAAGATATTGTCACTGATGCAGAAAAATACAAGCCTAAAAAGACAGCAACAGTGGAACGTGTTTTGAATCGAGCGTTTACACAAGTTCTTTTCAATGGACGTAGCGATATCCAACTGACAGATGTTGCTCTGAGTATGCTAAGTGAGCAAAAAACACATGCTAACTTTTTCCTAACCAAAGGTGGTGTAGAAAAAGAAGGCTTTGCTGATTACGTAAGTGGTGAAAGTGCAGACATAGAAGATGGCCAACTTACTGGTGAAGCACAAAAAGCACTAAATGCGTTTACAACTAATCTTAATAAAAGCGTAAAGAAAGAAAAAATTGATCCTGTTATTGGTAGGCAAGAAGAACTTGAAAGTCTTGCACTAGCACTTGGACGTAGAGCAAAGAATAATGTTTTACTTGTAGGTGATCCAGGCGTTGGTAAAACTGCAATCGCAGAAGGACTTGCATGGAACATCGTAAATGATAATGTACCGGAATTTTTGAAAGAATACGAAGTATATAATCTTGATATTGGTAGTATGCTTGCTGGTTCAAAGTATCGCGGCGACTTTGAAGAACGATTTAAACTTGTTCTTGCAGGCTTGCGTGGTAAAGGTAAAACAATTATGTTTATTGACGAAGCACATATGATAAGTGGTGCTGGCTCAGGTGGAGGCAACAGTGCAAATGACCTTGCTAATATGTTAAAGCCTGCATTAAGCAAAGGCAATATTAAAGTTGTTGCAAGCACAACTTGGGAAGAGTATAGGAAGTACTTCGAAAAAGACCGTGCATTGATGCGCCGCTTCCAACGTGTTACTGTAGACGAACCTACACCCGAAGTAACTAAACAAATCTTAACTGGTATCAAAAAATATTATGAAGAGTTTCATAACGTTGGTATTACAGATGAAGCTATTGATGAAGCAATCAAGCTGAGTGTAAAATATCAACCTGATAAGAAACTGCCTGATAAAGCAATTGACTTGATCGATGTAGCATGTTCGCGTTTTAATATTACTAAAACTAAAAAGAGAAGAGTGTATGTTAAGAACATACAATTTGAATTAAGTAAAATGGTAAAAATTGACGAAGAACAAATTGCACAAAAAGAAACACAAAATCTTAAAAACCTTGAACGCACTCTCAAAGGTGTTGTGTACGGACAAGATGAAGCAATTGAAGGTATTGTAGATAAAATACTTGTTGCACAAGCAGGATTGAAACCAGATGATAAGCCTGTGGGTAGTTTTGTGTTTATGGGACCAACTGGCACAGGTAAAACAGAAACTGCAAAACAACTTGCTATTGCATTAGGTGTAGAACTTGTGCGTTTTGATATGAGTGAATATCAAGAAAAGCATAGTATTGCAAAACTTATTGGTTCACCTCCAGGTTATGTAGGACACGAAGATACAAGTGGCTTGCTGATCGAAAAACTACAAGAAAATCCTAACTGTGTGTTACTGTTAGACGAAGTAGAAAAAGCACATCCAGATGTATCACAGATCTTACTACAGGTTATGGACAACGGTAAAGTTACAAGTTCTAATGGTAAAGAAGCTGATGCACGTAATTGTGTTCTTATCCTTACAACTAATCTAGGAGCACAAGAAGCAGAGAAAAACTCTATTGGTTTTGACGCACCTGAGCGTGAATACGAAGATGAAGAACTAAACAAGTTTTTCAAACCAGAGTTCCGCAACAGACTTGATGCTACAATTACATTTGCAAAACTTGGTAAAGAAGTAATGCTTAAAATTGTTGGTAAGTTTTTAGTAGAACTTAAAGACATGGTTAAAGATAAGAACGTCAATATAGAAATTACAGATGAAGCACTTGATTTGCTTGTAGAAAAAGGATTCAACAAGAAGATGGGTGCAAGACCTTTACAACGTGTAATTGACAAGGATATCAAACGTCCTCTTTCAAGAGAGTTATTGTTTGGTAAACTAACTAATGGTGGCAATATTAAAATTGATGTTGTAAAAGGTGAACTTGTAGTTAAGGCAACAAAGGAGGTAGTTAGTGAAGAATGTGGAGACTAGAAAACTTTTCTTCGGAAAGTATCTCTACAAGATAACACTAATGAATGTTCTTGGCACAATATTCCGTGGCAAGAACTTTACCAACGCTGGCGAAGTATTAGATCAATTACAACAAGATTATGAAAATGGTCAACCATTAAAACGTAAATCTTGGAGTAAGGAATATAATATCCCTGTTACACATTTTACAGATTGTCAAATAATCTATAATGTATGTCAAAAATGGGACGATTTCTTGTTTAGAATAGAAGGCCCTAACTTTGGTATCTACACTAACACAAAAGAAAACTTACTTAACCTAAGCACAAAACTAAAAACAATATCAGAGTTCCACGAACCAGATCCTGCTATTGTTGATCTACTAGACAACAACATTTTAATTGTTGACGAAGAGCCCTTGTACAAATACAAAGTTTATTTAAGCGACAAAGCAACGCCAGGCTTTGCTAGATGGGCAGAAGCAAACAAAGATAAAATAAAACTAGGACACACCCTACAAAGAGAAATAGAAAACAGTGGTTATTTGCGTGGATTCTATTTTTGGGTAAAAGATGATAAGGTATTACTGTTAGTCAAGATGATAATAGGGGGCAATATACAGCGTATAGATAAACTTGTCTCCAAAGCAAATCTAGATAAATAACAGTATGCCGAGTACAAGTGAAACAATTTTATCAAATCAAAATCATCCAGCTGATAGCACCACTAAAACAGTTACTGGTGACAAATTCAAAGGCGATGGTTATTATGGACGCAGTGATGGATTGCATACTGTGCAATACACTGTTGACGGGTTCCAAGGAACTATAGACATAGAAGCTACACTAGCAACTAATCCCACAGCAGACGACTATTTTGTAGTTACAAGTGCGCAACATGTGAGTGCAAATGATAGTTCAGATAACGCAAACGGCAGTTTCATTTACAATTTCACGGGTAACTATGTTTGGGTTAGAGCTAAAATACACACTTGGACAGATGGCAATGTAGACAGTATTACACTGAATCACTAAGGAAGGCACAAATGCAAAATTTTGTAAGCGTTATTTTAAACACAAAAAAATTAGACGAACATGCTGTTGTAGAAGCAATGCTGCAAAGTTTAGGTGCACCATTAGCAGAACGTGAAACTGAATATGGACTATTTGAAAGTGAAAACGAAAGCATAGTTGTAAGACTAGAAACACCCTACGAACTAGATGATGAAGAAAGTGATGCATTTGCACAAGCATTTGCTGATCGTATGTTTGAAATGGGTTATGATGACTTCGAAATAGAAACAAGTTTAGAAGAAGCACTAGATGCAAAACTTAATGCTGCAATTAAGGCTATTAATAGCATGGGCAGTATGTGGAAGAAAGTAAAAAAAGGTAGTGTAAATAGTCCAGAAGTAAAAACAATACAACAAGCTCTAAATCAATTAGGTTTCAAAGCAGGTAAAGCAGACGGTTGGTTTGGTAAGAAAACAGCAAACGCAGTAAGAGCTTTTCAAAAATCAAAAGGATTAACAGTAGACGGCGATCCAGGACCTATCACACTAAAGGCTATGTTGAACGCTGTGCTTACACCACGTTTAGATAAAAAAGGCGCAACACCAAAAGTAGTTACTAAGCCAGAAGTACCTGTGGGTGACTTATCAAATAAATTAGATGGAAAAGACGGCGAAATTAGAAATCCTGGTTATAAAAAAGACATGGCAGATATTGCTGCATACAAAGTTGTAAAAGGCAGTGGACAAGGACGTAGATACAAAGTATTTGACAAAGACGGAAATGAAATTGCAAACGGTAGAGGACCTGGTCCAACTAATGTTCCAACCAAAGACGAGTACGATGCTAAGAACACAAGTAATAATCCTAAGGCTATGACAGACATAGGCGGTGGGTTTGGTTCAAGTATGGCTGGAATAGATGAGCCGCCAGTTGCAATAGCTGACTTTAGTAAAGTTAGCAAGCCAGAAGATTCAATTAAAATTGCAAAAGATGCCATTGCTAAAGCAAGAGAAGATGGCAACTTAGAACAGATAGCGCAAATTGCAAGCGCAAGTTTAGCAAACATGCCAAACATCCAAACACCAGTAGAAAAGGCCGAAATTGCAAAGAAAGTTATTGCACAAATTGACGACAGTGAATTAAGCAATCCAGCAGTACTAGCAGCTCTTGCTCCTGCACAACTTGCAGTTGATGTAGTAGATGCAGGAACAGATGAAACAAAATTACAAGCCGCATTAGAAAAATTTACTGTAGATGTTTTCCCAGAAGCTATACCAGCACCTATAAGAAGTAAGGTGCCACCAGAAGAAGTTGCAGAACGCAGTGCAGAAGTTATTATAAAGAAAGCACAAGAAGAAGGCTTAATGAGCCAGTTTGAAGATCCAAGTAAAGCAGTATCAATTATTCAAGCACAGGTTGAAGAATTAGCAAAAGCAGATGATAAGGCAGACGGAACACTTAGTTCAAGACTAGATAAAAAAGGTGAAACACCTGAAGAAGACCCAGACGCTAATGATCCTAGAAAAGGAAGTGACGACACTGGTTCAAGAGGTGAAAAACCAAAAGAAGGTCCAGATGTAGATGAGCTTTCACAAGACCTAAGAGGTGCTATGAAAGGTATTGGTACTACAGAAGAAGAAGTTGCTGATGCATTAAGTCAAATCACAAGTGAAGAAGAATGGGAAGAACTTCAAAATGCATACGAAGATGAGTATGAAAGAGAATTACTTGCAGATTTAAGAAGCGAACTAAACAGAAGAGATTTTAAAAAGTATGTGCAAGATGCACTTCCAGATGATATCGATGTACCTTACAGAATATCAAGAACTGAAAGCGTAGGAAACTTTGAAGAAACGTATGATGGAGACGAATTCTACGAAGTTTATGGTTGGATAGGTTCACCTGATGAAGACCAAGACTTATGGGAAGCAGAATATCGTGGACGTAAAGTTAAACTAAACAAACCTATGCGCGGCGATGTTAAGAAGTTTAAAGTATATGTTAAGAATAAAAAGGGTAATGTAATAAAAGTTAACTTTGGTGATCCTAACATGAAGATTAAAAAGTCTAATCCTGCACGTAGAAGAAGTTTCCGTGCTAGACACAACTGTGACAACCCGGGACCAAAGACAAAGGCAAGATATTGGAGCTGTAGAAAATGGTAAAAATATTAGAATTTAGTCATGCGGATGATTTAGGTTACAATCTTGTAGATGATGCAATAGTCTACATGCAAAACAACCCAATGTTTTATCGTAAACATTACTTTCCTGCAATGACAAAATGTCAAGACGCCTATCGCGAAGGTAAGAAGATTGATATGGCAAGTGTTATAAAGCCTATGATTGAACAAGGCTGTACAGCATATTGCAATGCATATAAAATAGGTAAACATCCTGAAGAAGTATTCCGTCCTGAAGAAAGACAAGGCTTATACGACAGAATTTACGAATTAGAAATGCCAAGGATCGAAGCAGGTGAGTACTGATGTTTTTAAGAGAACTATTTGAAGCACCAACAAAAACTGCTGCATTTGCTCTAGGAAGATTAAATCCTGCTACAACAGGACATGAACTTCTTGTAAATGCCATCAAGCAAGCACCTGGTGATTCTTTTCTCTTTTTAACAGACAGAGCACCTAAACTTCCAACTGATCCACTAAGCGCAGAAGAAAAACTAGACTGGGCTCGTAAGAGTTTTGATGGTATTAGTGTGGGAACTGCAAAAACAGTGTTGACAGCCGCTGACAGATTGTATAAAATGGGCTATAGACAAGTAACATTTTTAGAAGGCGAGCCAAAACTGTTTAAACTATTACAACAATACAATGGCGTTGAAAAAGAACAGCACAATTTTACATTCGATAAGATAAACTATGTGCAACTACAGCGTGATCCAGACGCAGAAGATGCTACAGGGATGAGTGCAAGTAAACTACGTCAAACTGTTGTAGACAACGACTTTGAATCTTTCAAAAAAGGCGTAACTCAAAGCGCACAACCTTATGCAGAAGAAATGTTTAAGAAGCTACAAGGCTATCTTGGAGTAGACAGTGTTCAAGAAAAGGTTGATCCTGAAATAGCTACACCAAAAACAATTAAGGTTATGAAACCTATCAATCCACCCAAAGCACCAGATGCAACTATTCCACGTTCAAGAGACGGTCATACAACAAAAGATGGCACAACATATGTCCAAGACAAATATGACGACAACCTAATGCATGTAAGTGACGGCGGAGGAACATATACATTTGATGGTGCTCGTATGGTAAAGTGGCAAACACCTAAAATAGGAGGTTTGCGATACATATACGATTATGTACAACGTAAAATTTATTTAGATCATAATGGTGCTGTTGATATAGGTGACGGTGATGTTAACTTTGGCCAACTTGCTGCCTATGATATGGAAGGTAAGCTAATTCAAGGAAGTGGTAGCATTTCGTTTAGTGCAGGCGGGCTTAAAGTAAGTGTTAAACCAAATGGTTTTGAAATGAGTTATACTGTATCTGATAGATTACAACTAAGAATCAAGAGCAATACAAAAGCACTATCACCTGAAGCACAACAGCAGATTAAACAACTTGGACCTCAAATAGATGGAAAAAATCCTGAGCCCATGATTAAATTAGCAAAGATTGCAAAACAATTTGGTGCTAAAGCTCAATGGTTAGACAGTGGAAGAGCTATTCCATTTAATCAAGGAATAGAAATGATGAGGCAGGCAGGTGGATAATGGATATTAGTACTTTAAAACGTCTTGCTGGTGTAAATGAATACAAAGGTTATACAGAGTATAAGCTAGAAGAAAATCCTAGCATCACTGCTGACAAACTAAAGAAAAAAGAAAAGAAGTTGGGACTAAAGCCAGGCGATCCTGATTGGTTTAAACTTTGGTTTTCATTACCATATATGACAGGTAACATGCCTGCAGGATTTAGAGGACGTAAAAAATGAAGTTTTCTGAATTCAAAGAAGATGGTAGAATTGTTAAAGGTGTAAACACTACAGCAGATGTAGGACCTAACGAAATAACAAAACAAGCAGCCAAATTAGGTTTTAAAGTAGATAAAGATGGACGTCCTCCTGTACACAGTAAAAAGGTAAAAGGCGGAAGTGCAAACGTTGCTTTTAATTTAGGCCTTACAGAAGCAAAGGAACTTGCTAGTACTTCAGAAATATATGTCGACATGGACGGTGTACTTGCTGATTTCTTCACAGAATGGGGCAAGTTAATGGGCGTAAAAAATTGGTGGGACATTAACAAAGAATTCGACATCAATGATGCGCTACAGAAGATACGTGACACAGATAATTTTTGGTTAGACTTACCTCTTACAAAAAATGCAACAAACTTATTAAATTTGATTAAAGATATCAAAGGAAGTTATACTATATTAAGTTCACCTTTGCCAGGTGATAAAAATAGTGAGCCGCACAAAAGGCAATGGATAGAAAAGAATTTAAAATTCTTTCCTCCTAAAGAAATTTTGATTAGGCATGACAAGGATACGTTTGCAACACAGCCTGATGGCACACCTAACATACTAATTGACGACTACGGTGTTAATGTGCGTAAATGGGAAGCAAAGGGTGGAGTAGGATTTAAGCACAAAGATCATAAATTTGAACGCACATCAAAAGCAATAAAACAACATATGCAGGAACCAGTAAAAAACGAAAGCTATACACGCGATCAACTTCCACAAATAAGGAAAAAAAATTTAAAAAACTTAAAACACACATTAGAATATGTGAATGTTGATAAAATTATTCCAGTACAAAAAGAACGTATAATGGATAATTTTAAAACTCAAGTAGACAAAATTGTTGCTGGCGACTACTATCCTATTGTTGTAGATTGTGATAATAAGATTATTAATGGACATCATCGTTGGGAAGCTGCAAAACTATTAGGATTCGAAGAAATGGCTGTTGCTAAACTTCCTTACAAAATCAGCACTATAGTAGAAAATTGGAAAGCTCACTGTGCAGGACGTAAGAAATGAGAATACTAGACCTTACTGAAGAATTTGTAGATGTTGTTGTTAAAAAAGAACCAGCACCAAAGTTTACAAGTTATGAACTTGCTCTTATGGAAGGTGGACATAGTATAGAACAAGAGCCTGTAGAAAGATCACAGAGCGATTTGTATACACAATTAGAAAACTTTGCTGACGGTAAGAAGAAAGGCAAAAGTCGTCCAGGGCGTGTAAAACGTTCAGGTGCTAGTTGTAAAGGAAGCGTAACAAGCCTACGCAAGAAGGCAAAAAAAGCAAGTGGTGAACGTGCTAAAATGTATCACTGGTGTGCAAACATGAAATCCGGAAGGAAAAAGAAAAAATGAAAATATTTGAAGTAACAGATAGTGCAGGTACTAACCATGCAGGCAATATGACCAATGACCAAATGGTTCAAAAAGCAAAGACTGTAAAGGCAAAACTAGACAAAGCAGAGGCTACTGGAGATGCTGACCTGTTGTTTAGCACTGGAGCGGATTTGGGTGAACTGTTAATGAATAACCTGTATCCTAAAATGCTTAAATTTACAGATATTATGTTAATAAGAATGGAAAAAGAGGCACGTAAAAATCCTGATAATCCAGGATGGCAAGAATTTATGAAAGAACTAGGTCCTCTAAAAGCAAAACTAGCTCAACAAAAGAAGGAACTTATGAAGAAAGGCATGCCATTAGGACGTCAAGATGTAGGTGAAACAACAGCAGGTGCAGTAGCAAGTGTAGCACAGCCTATGGGCAAAATGATGAGCCGTAACATGTATAACGCAGACGGTACAATGAAGAACGGATTAGATCACGGCAATATACTTGGTGGCCCAGCTAAGCCGAAGAAAACAAAAAAGCGCCGCGTGTAGCATAAATATAGTAACAGGAGCATATTATGAGAGACAAAGAGATAAAAGAAGGTTTAGCAGATCTAGCTCAAAAAGCTGAAATGGATCACGAAGTGCAAATGGCACGTTCAGATCTATATAAAATTGCCAAGTATGCTATTAAACTTCATGACATGTTAAAAGGTGTTAGTGAAGCACAAGGTTTAGAAGGCTGGCAACAGTCTAAAATAACCAAAGCGGCAGACTATATGGGCAGTGTATATCATGCAATGGATTATGATATGCAGTTCGGTGAGCAAAACGAATCAGCAGAACCAACAGATTATAAAGACGGTTTAGCTAAGAAATTAGAAGAAACTAAAAAATAATGCGTATAGAAGATCTTTTAACAGAAGAAGACAAAGGCATTTTAGATGTAACCAAAGACTTTTTCAAAGGTATTTGGGACAATAGAATCCCTGAAGAGCAATACAAAAAGTATTTAGACTATGCTGTTAAAAGAATGAACTATACTCGCGACAAAGATCTTGTTAAGAAGTTAGCAATTAAGTTTCCAGAACTTAAAGATAACAACACTGATCTTAATCGCATAATGAACGATATCAAACGTTTAAGACAACAAAGAGGAACATAATGACAGATTTGCATAAAATGAGTGCGATGATGAAGGAATTGTTTCCTAGTAATCCAGAACAAGACTTAGCAGCACTAAGGGCCGCAGCAAATGCTCCTACACAAGAAGTTGCACCCAGAGTTGACTATACAAAACAATCAGCGCAAGTACGTGATGGTTCGTTACCAATGGACAAAGACTACAGTGTAAGTGACTTTGCTAAACTTGCCGGAGTAGTAGGCAAGCCAAGTGGTGCAGAATTACTACAGCCTGTATTTGAAGATAACACAAAAACAGCAGTAGCACATATTGATAAAGAGCTAGAAGCTGGTGATCCTATGATTGCAGCTGGCGCACTTGAAAGAGCTGTCAAAGGCGATACTCTTACCACTATGGAAAGAGATGAACTTAAACCTTACTTAGAATTATTTCAAAAATTAATTACCGATCCTAGTATGAGAGCAAGAATACTTGCTATGGCAGAACTACTTGCCGGAGAAGATAAAAAGACAGATGAACGTACACTTACTAAAGGCGAAGAAAAGAAAAAAGAAAAGTATGTCAAAGGCATGAAAAGAGCCAAAGGCGACTTTCAAGATCGTTATGGTGATGATGCTGAAGCAGTAATGTATGCAACAGCAACTAAAATGGCTAAGAAAAGTAATGAATCAATCAAACAACGTCTTTATAAAGAACTAGCAAAATACAAATAATGGAATGCTCGCTGACAGTGTTAAGATATGGATTGAAAACTTTTTAGATAAAGCGTCACCGACACTTAATAACTTACCACCTTGCCCATTTGCTAAACAAGCACTACTCACAAACAAAATAAAAATACACGAAATCAAACCATTAGCTCATATCAGCATGAAAGATTACTTTGTTGCTGAGATGGAGAACTATACATACCATTGGCCTAAGGGTAAAGAAGTAGTTGTACTAGGCTGTGATCCTAAATTAATATCAGCAGAAGATCTAGAAGAAAGTATTGATATAGCCACAGAAAGATTTTTAGAAAAACGCGGCTACATAGCACTAGAAGACCATCCAGATCATATAGAGCAAGTAAACGACTTGATTTTTAACCAAGGAGAGTATGCGCTTGTGCTAGTACAAGAGTTAGATAAACTTAGTAAAGCACGTAAGATATTGCAAAAACAAAATTATTACAAGAATTGGCCTGCAGAATATTACGAGGATGTAGTAGAAAGATGATATGTAGAATAGATTTACATAAAACAAACTACAAGCAAATACCTTTTACTATGTTAACAGCAGAACACTGGCAAGAGTGCGAACAGATTTACAAAAAGTATATAGACTATCATGAAATGGAAAGTCCCCATCCTGTATTTGAAGAAGAATGGAGCCATGAATTGAAATCAGATGTGCTAGGTTACTATCATAAAAATAAACTAGTGGCCTGGAGTTTGATTTATAAATTTCCTAGCAAGCAAACTGTGATAGCTGATCAGTTTGCTTGGGATTACGTAGACCCAAGTTTGAAATTAGGATACAAAAGCATAAGGAATGAATGTGCATATTATAAATCGCTCGGATATAGGTACTTCATACTCGGTGATGAAGATAAGTATAAACAAGAGCTTAAAGGATTTGAAATAATTACTAGGGAGTCCAATGGCGTTTTTAGTACATAACCTTCCCCCTGTACATGTTCTTGTACGCAAAGAATATCTTTATGACTTAGAAAAAGGACACGGAGAATACACTCCTGGAATATGGATAAGTGTGAAAAGTGTGCAAGGAAAAGCATTTTATATAGAAACACTATTACCTGAATACGGAGCATTATTTGACAAACTTCCGATATCTGCATTTGTTTGGAAAGAAGATCATGGTGATTTACCGTTAGATAATTTACAATTATGGGATTGCTTTGACTACAACTTAACTGTAATAAAGAAACCATTACTTAGCAGATGTGAATATTATGGAAAAGATAAACAAATACATGCAGGAGAATACATGTTTACTATTGACACATGTCATAGCGAACACAGCACAATAGATATAAACTTCAGCGAACATGATCCTGAACACAAGACATTCAATATAATTAAATTAGACAACGGACAATTCGCTGCCCAGCCAAACAATAGAATACTATGGCGTGATCAAAGCCTCATACCAGATAAACTGCAACAGCCAGATTTTAAAGTATGTTCACAAAACTATACAGTTGAAACAACACCTAAGTGGAGTGTAGGACATACTGAAAATTGGCAATATAAAACTGAGGATGAAGAAAATGGAACTGAGTCATAAAGAAGTCTATAAAATGTTTTGGTGCATGAAAGGACATTTGGAATGCACAGAAAAAACAGCAAGAGATTGCTATGAAGGATACTTCCGCAGGGCTTGGGGAAACCACGAATGGGTATATCACGAAGACGGTTTTGAAGAAGCATACACAAAAAAGTTCTTGACAAACAACGAATAATCAACTATAATTGTAGAAACTAAAGGAGTAATTATGAGTGATCGCACCTACGGCACTGAAGAAAAGCAAAAGCTAGAACGTCTTGTAAATGAAGGCGTAACAGTGTTACAAGAAATAGAAGACTTACAAGCAGGTCTTAAAGAAACTGTAAAAGCAGTAGCAGAAGAACTAGATGTTAAACCTGCACTGATCAATAAAGCAATCAAGGTTGCTAAGAATTTGGATTGGGATAAGGTACAAGACGAATTTGAAGATCTTGAAACACTTGTTGTTACAGTTGGCAAGGACAAATAGTTTTGAACAAGATCAAAGAGTTTTGGATAAACAGCTATAAGAGCGATAAGATTGCATTTGCATTTGAACTTATTTCTTTTATATTCACAGTAGCGGCAAGCCTTACACTAGCATTTAATGCTAGAGATCCTAACATGTTTGTAATCTATCCGTTCTTTTTTGTCGGATCAGTTACACAATGTTATGCCGCCGTTCGTAGAGGAGCGGCTTGGGTAATGTTATTAACTGGCTACTTTGCAATTATTAATGTATTTGGTTTTGGTGTAGCAGGAGGATTTTGGTAATGCTTACAGTCAATGTGCATAAATTTAGACATCATGAACAACTTAAAGATGAAATTTTGCAGATGATTGAAGAGCGTCCAGATCCTGCAATCGATGCTAGTGATAAAATTAGCAAAAGCGATTGGCATCCTGACAAAGCAGGAATTTACACATCAAAAAACTATCAGCAGAGGTTACTACCTCTGCTTACAGAACATTGTCAGACAGCATACAAACGTGCAACGGGCTTTTGGATGAATGAAATGTGGTATCAGCAATATAGCACAGGTGACAGCCACGATTGGCATGTACACGAGTTTTGTCATTGGACAAATGTATACTTTTTAGAACTTCCAAACGCAGATGAACGCACACAAGTATGTGATTTAGATAGAAATCCAATTGAGTATGAAGCTGAAGAAGGTGATATTATTTTCTTTCCAAGCATGTGGCTTCATCGTTCAAAACCTTTGACAGGTGGTAGGAAAACAATTATTAGTTTTAACACTAACTTTACACATGATAGGAGATACAATCCGAGATGAAACCCTATCAATGGCTAGCATGGTTCAGCACAGCATGCCTTTTGGTTGCCGCAACACTAGCCGCCTTCAACGTATATCCTTATTACGTTTGGGCTTTTATTGTTAGTAACAGTTTATGGGTACTGATAGGTGTCCTATGGAAAGAAAAAAGTTTAGTGGTCCTCAATGCAGGACTAACTATTATATATGTAGCAGGTTTACTGTTATAACGCCCAAAGCCAAATGGCGGGCATGAAGAAGGTTAAGTTGGCCACAAGCAACGAGGAGAAAAAATGAGTTACGTAGACGCTTTCTTTGATCGCGATTCTGATATTATTCGTGTTGTAGAACGCAAAGATGGTAAAAGACATTTCCACGAATATCAAGCAAAATACACATTCTATTACAAAGACGAACGTGGCAAATACAAAAGTGTATATGGTGATCCACTAACACGTATCGTATGTAAAAACACCAAAGACTTCCGCAAAGAAGTTGCAATCAACAAAGATAAAAAACTTTTTGAAAGTGATATCAATCCAATCTTTCAATGTTTGAGTGAAAACTATCTTAATCAAGATGCACCCAAACTTAACATTGCGTTTTTCGATATTGAGACTGACTTTGATCCAGAGCGTGGCTTTGCTGATCCAAGTGATCCTTTTATGCCAATTACATCAATATCTGTGTATTTGCAATGGATGGAAACAATGGTATGTTTGGCAGTGCCGCCTAAGTCACTAACAATGGATCAAGCAAAAGAAACACTTGCTGGCATAGACAATGTTGTATTGTTTGAAAAAGAAAGTGAAATGATTGACACGTTCTTAAACTTGATTGAAGATGCAGATATACTATCAGGTTGGAACAGTGAAGGTTATGATATTCCGTATACTGTAAACAGAACAAGTCGCGTATTGAGTAAAGATGACACAAGACGTTTTTGTTTGTGGGGGCAGTTGCCCAAAAAACGTGAATATGAAAAGTATGGGAAAACAGCTGAAACCTATGACTTCATAGGCAGAGTGCATTTAGATAGTTTGGAATTATATCGTAAATACACATATGAAGAAAGACACACATATAGACTTGATGCTATCGGTGAAATTGAAGTTGGCGAAAACAAAGTCCCTTATGAAGGCACTTTGGATCAATTGTACAACAATGACTTTAGAAAATTCATCGAATACAACATACAAGATACCGCACTACTGGACAAGCTGGACAAAAAACTAAGATTTATTGATCTTAGTAACAGCATTGCACACGAAAATACTGTGTTGCTACAGACCACTATGGGTGCTGTTGCAGTTACAGAACAAGGTATTATCAACGAAGCACACAACAGAGACTTGCGTGTTCCTAATCGTCCAAAGCGTGATGATGAAAGCACAGCGGCAGCTGGTGCGTATGTTGCGTTTCCTAAGAAGGGCTTGCACAAATGGATTGGCTCAATGGACTTGAACAGTCTGTATCCAAGTGTTATTAGAGCTCTTAACATGGCTCCTGAAACAATCGTTGCACAAATACGTCCAGAGATTTCCGAAGGGCGTGTACACGAAGATATAACGCTTAAGAAGAAGTCATTTGCAGGCAGTTGGGAAGGACGTTTTAGTACAGAAGAATATGAAGCAGTTATGGAGCAACGCAAGGATATTGCACTAACTGTTGATTTTGAAAACGGCGACACTGAAGTTATGAGCGGGGCCGAACTATATAAAATAATCTTTGACAGTAACGTACCGTGGATGCTTAGTAGTAATGGCACAATCTTTACAACAGAGTTTGAAGGTGTTATTCCGGGTATTCTAAAACGTTGGTATGCAGAACGTAAAGACATGCAGAAGATGTTAAAGAAAGCCAAAGAAGCAGAAAATCAAGCTGAGATTGAATACTGGGATAAGCGACAGCTGGTTAAGAAAATTAATTTGAACAGCTTGTATGGTGCTATTCTTAATCCTGGTTGTAGATTCTTTGATAAACGTATTGGACAATCTACTACACTTACAGGTAGAACTATTGTTAAACATATGAGTGCTGAAGTAAACAAAGTTATCACAGGCACATATGATCATGTTGGTGAAGCAATGATATATGGTGATACAGATTCTTGTTACTTTAGTGCATATCCAACACTACGCAGTGAAATTGACAATGGTAATATTCCGTGGAGCAAAGATAATGTAATTACACTGTATGATCAAGTGTGCGAAGCGGCTAACACAACATTTCCAGACTTTATGGCTCGTGCTTTTCATTGTCCAAAGAGCCGTTCAGATGTTATTGCCGCAGGTAGAGAAATTGTTGCTGAAAGCGGATTGTATATTACAAAGAAACGCTATGCGGCACTGGTGTATGATGTAGAAGGCTTCCGTTCGGATACAGATGGCAAGCCAGGCAAAGTAAAAGCAATGGGCTTGGACTTGCGTAGATCAGACACACCTGTGTTTATGCAAGAGTTTTTAAGTGAAGTGCTGATGATGGTACTGCAAGAAACGAGTGAAAAAGAAATACTTGATCGTATCACTGAGTTTCGTAGAGAGTTTAAACAGCGGCCTGGCTTTGAAAAAGGTGCTCCAAAACGTGCAAACAAGATTGGACACTATCAACGTCTTGAAGAGAAGCAAGGTAAAGCAAACATGCCTGGACATGTAAGAGCAAGTATCAACTGGAACACACTCAAGCGTATGAATGGCGACAAGTATTCGCAAGAGATTGTAGATGGAATGAAAGTTATTGTATGCAAACTAAAACAAAATCCACTAGGCTATACAAGTGTTGCGTATCCAACAGACGAACTACGTATTCCAGATTGGTTTAAAGAACTTCCATTTGATGATGACGCAATGGAGGCAACTATCATTGACAACAAGCTAGACAACTTGATTGGTGTGTTGAACTATGATTTAGATAGCACAAAACAAAACAATACGTTTAGCAGTTTATTTGATTTTGGAGGTTAATTTGAATATAGAAAAATTACATAATTTTGGAATATGCATTACTAATATAGATTATAATAGTAAAGAGCAGGCTCAGCAAGTAGGTAACTATGTAGCAAAAGAAAAAATTGTTTGCATAAAAAACAGCGAAGCAGTAGATCCAGGTGTGCTAGTAAAATTTTATAAAAACATAGGTAGAGTTGCAGCACAAAATGAAAAAGTTACTGGAAGCGGAGTAGGCGGTTATGGAGAACTAGTTCAAGTAAAATCAGATGGCTTATTCCAAGGTAAGGATGACGGTGAATTAGTTTGGCATAACGCAATTATGCAAAAGTCTGATGCAGAAAATGTTGTAGGTATGTATATGCATCATCTAGCAGAATCAGGTGGCGACACATATTTTAGTAATTCTCAACTAGCATACGAAGACTTAGATCAAACATTAAAAGAAAAACTAGATATAACAGAAAGTAAAACAATTTACTATCCTCTTAAAGATGATATACTTTCAGACCTTGCACAAAAAAGTCATATAAAAGAAATATTTCCTGACTTTGATACATTTAAAGAATGGAAAGATATAGATGGCAATTTAGTTTATACAAAACAAGTAAAATCAAAACCTCTTGTAACAGAACATCCAGTAACAAAATCAAAAGGACTGTATTTTCCTTTCCTTAATCTGAGAGGTTTTGTAGGAATGCCAAAGGCAGAAAGCAATGAGTTATTTGACTTTTTGAAGAATCATATATTGAAAGAAAAATATGTGTACAGACACAAGTGGTCTAAATATGATATATGTTTAAGTGACCAAATACACAGTTTACACAAGCGTGATGCATATACAGGCTTTAGAGAATTATGGAGGGCTGGAATCTGGACATGAGTGAAGAACAGAAACTGATACTGATTACTGACTTCATTGAGCAGAAGTTACGTAAAGAAAAAGAATTAGAATTTTATCTCAAAGAGCTCGAAGAATTGCAACGAAAGATAGGATACTTGCGTCAAGAAGTTAGTCTTACAAATACAATTATTACAATGATCAAAACAGAACAAGTATATGATATAAAAGAAAATATGATAGAAAGAGATAACATTATAAAATTGCCAGAGGAAGATAAATGAAAGTAGGATTTACATGTAGTACATTTGATTTGTTACACGCAGGACATGTAATTATGTTACGTGAAGCAAAAGAACAATGCGATTATCTTATATGCGGATTACAAGTTGATCCAAGCATAGACAGAGCCGAAAAAAATGCTCCTGTACAAACTATAGTTGAACGTTACACACAATTAAAAGCAGTAGGCTATGTAGATGAAATAGTGCCTTATGGGACTGAAAAAGATCTAGAAGATATTCTAAGTATGTATCCTATAGATGTACGTATACTAGGAGAAGAATATCGCGATAAAGATTTTACTGGCAAGGACATTTGCCGTAAGCGTGATATTGAACTGCACTTTAACAAAAGAGAACACCGTTTTAGTTCAAGCGATTTAAGGAAGAGAGTCTGTGAGCGATAAATTTATTTTTGATGTAGACGGAACACTTACACCTAGCCGACAAGCAATCGATAAAAGATTTGCAGTATGGTTTAGAAAATTTTGTCTAAACAATTCTGTTTATCTTGTTACTGGTAGTGACTACCCTAAAACACTAGAACAGATAGGCGGCACTTTAATTACAACAGTACAACGTGTTTACAACTGTAGCGGAAATGACGTTTGGGAAAAAGGAGTGCATATAAGAACAAATCCTTGGAAGTTACCGGACGAAGCAGAAGCATGGTTGCGTGAAGAATTAGATGCAAGCAAGTTTCCTTTGCGTACAGGATTACATATTGAAGATAGACCTGGTATGGTAAACTTTAGTGTTGTTGGTAGGAATGCCACACTAGGTGAAAGAAAATTATACGCTGAATATGATACTAAGCACGAAGAACGACACACTATTGCTAGATTCTTTAAACAAAAGTTTCCAGGCATTGAAGCAGTAGTAGGTGGCGAGACAGGAATAGACATATATCCTGTAGGAGCAGACAAGAGTCAAATCCTTAAAGATTTTAAAGAAGATGATTTTATATACTTCTTTGGCGATATGTGTCAACCTGGCGGTAATGACTTTCCTATTGCAAACGCAATAAGAGAAGGTGAACGCATGGGTGTTCCTATAAATGTAGACGGCTGGAAAGATACTTGGAGTAAATTACATGCATATAATGTTAACGGGGCATAGAGGTTACATAGGTAGCCACTTATTAAAACGCCTTAAGAAAAATCACAGTATAGTTGGTTTCGATTTACAAGATGGTTGGGATCGTGACAAATTAAACAACAGTCAAGATTTAATGACGTGTGAATTGCCTGAAGAATTTGATTTAATTATTCACTTAGCAGGTAAAAGCGGAGTACGTGAAAGCATTAATGATCCTGCGGCATATTGGCGTAACAATGTTGAAGTGAGCAAACGCTTGTTCGAAAGATATCCAAACACACGTATTATGTATGCAAGTTCTAGCAGTGCTTACGAACCAGATCTAAATCCTTATGCGGCAAGCAAGTATTGTGTAGAAGAAGCTGCTGAACGTAATGTTGACACACTTGGTATGCGTTTCCATACAGTGTATGATCACAATCCGCGCAAAGGTATGTTTGTACAAAAACTAATTGATGGTGAATTAGAATATGTTACAGACCATTATAGAGATTTCATCCACATAGATGATTTGTGTGATGCAATAGAACTACTCATGCAGAGTAGATATTCGGGAACAGTTGACATAGGCACAGGACAACCTTTCCTTATCCGTGATTTTGCACCAGACTTACCCATCCGTCTAAATACACCGAATGAACGTAAATGGACATGTGCAAATATGGAAAGGATGAGAACTTTAGGCTTTAATCCTAAACATTCAATAGAAAAACTCTTGACAAACAACAAGTTAGGCAATATAATAAACTTTACAAATGGAGAAACATTATGAAAGATATCTTACAAGACATGGTAGCTCATACACACTCGCTGGGCTTCCTATCATTAGTAAAAGTTACTAATGAAGATGGCACACAGATTGACAGCATGGCTGAAGATCGCAGTGTTATTTTAAGTGCAGAAACACACGCACCTGTAGCAGAGTTCAAAGGTACGTTTGGTATGCCAAACTTAGATAAACTAAGTTTGCATTTGAAAAATCCTGAGTATCAAAAAGATGCAAAGATTGATGTTGTTGAAGCAGATCGCAACGGTGAAGTTGTTCCAACACACATACATTTTGAAAACGCAACAGGCGATTTCCAAAATGATTATCGCTTTATGAACAAAGCAATTATTGAAGAAAAACTTAAAACTGTAAAGTTCAAAGGTGCTAACTGGAACGTAAGTTTTTCTCCTAGTGTTGCGGCAATTGGTCGTATGAAGTTACAAGCACTTGCACATTCAGAAGAGCCTACATTTAACGTAAGTTCAAACAATAATGATCTTGTGTTCAGCTTTGGTGATGCAAGCACACACGCAGGAAGTTTTGTATTTGAAGCAGGTGTTGAAGGTACACTTTCACATACATGGAGTTGGCCTGTAGCACAAGTACAAGCAATCTTGAATTTAGATGGTGATAAAACAATGAGCATTTCAGATCAAGGTGCAATGCAAATCACAGTAGACAGTGGCATGGTCAAGTATGATTACATACTGCCTGCACAAAGTAAGTAATGACACCTAGAGAAGTAGCACAAAAGCAAGCCGAAGAAGCAATGGATGGATTTATCCTTTGGAGTAAACGGGGAACTTTGTGGGCCGCTCTCTTTTTATGTGTTGTTGTATTTGCTTGCAACAACGGTGTAGAAACAGGACCAAACGCAACAGGAAGTGGCTATAATGGTGAACAATATAGTCCAAGTAATTTAAATGTCAAAAAGTAAGATGCAAAAAGGAATTACAGGTAAACTGCACTGGACAACGTTCTGGAGTGAAAAAATACTCTTGGCTATCATTGGTGCATTGACTGTACTTGCGGCAGGTCTTGACATCTTTGATATGGTCATTAGTCTGAATGTAGAACTTGGTGACTTGTTCCTGTTGTTCATCTATGCAGAAATTATTGGCATGGTTGGTGCTTTTTATGTTAGTAATAGAATACCTGTTACACTGCCAATTATTATTGCAATGACTGCACTTTGTAGATTGATTGTTCTACATTCGAAAGAAGCAGATCCTTGGATGCTTATTGCAGAAGCAGGTGCTATTGTACTGTTAGGCGGCGCCGCTTACATAATGAGTCACAAAGATAAACTAAGTTTGGAAAAAGAAAAACTACGTGATGATAACTGAAAAACAGGCCAGAAGCGATTATAGGCAAATGCGAAAAGATGATCCAGTGTTTGCTGAATGTTGGCCTGACAAAGATAGAAGTTTTTATGAATGGTGCTCTCAATATTTAGATTACCAACATATTAAGGATAAAAATGAAGACTGATTTAACCACTGAACAAAAAGATTATGCACGTTTCCTTCCTGCACTAAGTGGCTTTTATGCTACGTATGTTGGTAAACAACGGCATGATGAATACGTGGAAAAGTCCAGAATACCTAGCAATCTTACCCATGGTGTCGAAAGTTTAAACTATCTTAACGCACAACAAGGACAGTTCCAATACAAATGGAGTTTGTATAGTGCTGGACATGCAGATTTAGATACAACTAAATTTGTAGCAAAAGAAGATATGGTGCGTAACAGAGATAGAGACAACACTTGGTTACTTGGTGACTCAGGTGGATTCCAAATTGGTAAGGGTGTTTGGGAAGGTGACTGGAAAGATCCAAACTGTCCAAAGGCACAAAAGAAACGTGATGGCGTTCTTAAGTGGATGGACGCATACATGGACTATGGAATGATCCTTGATATTCCGGCTTGGGTTTCACGTTCACCAGAAGGTGCAAAAGCAACAGGGATTAGCACATATGCAGAAGCAGTAAAAGCAACACGCATTAATAATGATTATTGGATGAAGCACAGAACAGGTGCTTGTAAGTTCCTAAATGTTCTCCAAGGGGAAAACCATGCTGATGCAGATGATTGGTATCAGCAGATGAAGGATTATTGTGATCCTAAAAAATATCCAAATGATCATTTTAACGGTTGGTCAATGGGTGGGCAGAATATGTGTGATGTTCATCTTGCACTCAAGCGTCTTGTTGCACTACGCTTTGACGGATTACTAGAGAAAGGCGTACATGACGTTATGCACTTCTTGGGTACATCTAAATTAGAGTGGGCTACACTACTTACAGATATTCAACGTGCCGTAAGGAAATATCATAATGAAAACTTTACTATCACATTTGATTGTGCTTCGCCTTTCCTCGCAACCGCTAATGGACAGATCTACTGTGAACTTGAAACTCAGGACAGAACTAAATGGGTATATAGAATGGTTCCGAGTATCGATGATAAGGCACTTGCAAAGGACACGACACCATTCGGACAAGCATTTGTTAGAGAAGGTAAACATCCGAGCTTCATGGACAGCCCAATAACAGCTGAACTTATGGCTAAAGATATTTGCATATATGGACCAGGCGACCTAAATAAAATAGGTAAAGAAGGTAAAACATCATGGGATAGTTTTAGTTATGCAGTTATGATGGGACATAATGTATGGATGCATATCAATGCAGTACAAGAAGCAAACAGACAATACGATGCAGGTGTATTGCCTGCAATGCTTGTAGAAGAACGCTTTGATAGATTGTATTTTAAGGATGTTGTAGAAGCAATATTTGCAACATCAAACAGAGACGAAGCAAACGCAGTCATTGAAGAATTTAGTAAGTTTTGGATGAGCATCATTGGTACACGTGGTGCAACTGGTAAGAAAACTGTAAACGCACAGACAAAATTTGGGGAGTTGTTTGAATGACACAAGAAACTTATCTTGAAAGCCTATATCGGAAACATAGAACACTTGACGATGAGATAAAAATGTTGTATAATAAGTTTGCAAGTGATGATTTAATAAATCGTAAAAAAACACAAAAACTTTGGTTAAAAGATGAGATACACAGGATAGAAAATGAAACGGGATTATCAAGACGGCATTCATGAAAAAATGTGCTACTTCACTGGCTATGAAGTAGAAAAGACTCCTGCCTATGGAATGAAGACATTGTTTGTCGAAGGTGTACAAGACACTGACGAAATAATGACATTTTTAACAAAAGAAAAATGCACACATCTATTCTTTGGCGCTAATCACAGTTTCAATCCTGGAACTAACTTTCCAGATGATGGTGATGAATGGCGTGAATGGGAAGACATGATCGAAGAGTTTCTTCGCGAAGGATATCTTTGTTCACTTGATATTCCTATTGCACTTGCTGAAGCATTTTTAGAATCAGGCTTAACAGAGTATGACAATTTTATTCCGCAGTTGCGTGTTCCGGTGCCTTACATCCGACAGTGGAATTACAACACTATGTTGAAAATTGACGACAAAGACTTTAAGGCATCTAATCCAGGCGTCTGGTGTCATAGACTGCACAATCTACAAGATGATGAAAAATTCACTGATTGGGCAAAGTATGGCCTTGACAAGCCGCTATTGTGAGCGTATAATGAACAATAACAATGAACGATACTATGAAGGTATGTTACGTATGATGAGAGAAGAAGATGCAAAAGTTGCACAGGAAAATGTGATGCTAAAAGCAAACAGAAGTATCTGGGTAACATTTGCTAAAGAAGGTGTACACATGTACCCAGGGGCAGACAAAGACCCTAAACTAGCAACAGGCGATTGGGATGACGTAAGTTTCTTAGGTATTCCGCATCGTCATATTTTCCACTTTAATGTCCGTATTGAAGTATTCCACAACGATAGAGACATTGAGTTTATCCAGTTTAAACGCTGGATGCAAAGGCTTTATGACGTCGAAGGCGTACTAGAGCTTAACCACAAGAGCTGTGAAATGATCGCAGATGACTTGTATAATGAAATCTCTAACAAATATCCTGGCCGGTTTGTGGAGATCAGTGTCGCAGAAGACAACGAAAACGGCTGTAAAATCTTTTATCCAAATCCCTCTAGTGTATAAGGAACTTATGAAAAAATGGATATTAAATTCAATCGTGAAGCGTATACGAAAGTATTCAACGACTTGGAACGTTATCGCGACTATTGTCGCTTTGAAGGTAAAGTGTTTGATGAAAAAGCACTTTATAAAAAGGAAGACCCCAACTGGGAAGCCTATCAAAAATGGCAAGGTTGGATGCGGGCTAAGGCTCGTAATGCAGGACGGAAGTTTAATAATCGGAGAAACTAAATGACTATCTATATTGTAGACATCGAAGCAGTAGACACACGCTATACAAAGCAATGGAAGGAACATCTTCCACGTCAACTGCAACGAGCTACAAATGAAAATGTAGAAGTTATTAGTGGAGGAGATACACCTCAGGCTACTACGCCTGGGGCGTTTCTCAATTTCGGAGGTACAAATGTTTACAAGTCTAATCAACTTGAACAGATTGGCAAAATGTTCTGTGAAGGTAAAGTCAAGGATGGCGATTACTTTCTCTATACTGATGCTTGGAACCCCACTGTTATTCAGTTACGCTATATGGCTGCACTCTTGGGTGTTGATGTTAGTATCGGTGGCTTATGGCATGCTGGTAGCTATGATCCTCAAGACTTCCTTGGTAGACTGATTGGTGATGCTCCTTGGGTACGTCACGCTGAATATTCTATGTTTGAATGTTATGATGACAATTTTTTTGCTACTGAATTCCATTGGGATCTGTTTGCAGAAACGTTTGCATTAGACATGGGAGTTGTTGATCAAAACAAAATGAAACGTGTTGGTTGGCCCATGGAATACTTACACACAAGTTTAGATCAATACAAAGGAATGGAAAAACGTGATCTTATTTTGTTCCCACATCGTATTGCTCCAGAAAAACAAGTAGACATTTTTCGCGATTTGAAACAACGTTTACCACAGTATGAATTTGTTGTGTGTCAAGAACAAGAACTTAGCAAGCACGAATATCACAACTTGCTAGGAGAAGCAAAATTAGTATTCAGTGCAAACTTACAAGAAACACTTGGCATTAGTTGGTATGAAGGTGCATTAGTAGATGCTATTCCAATGGTGCCTGACAGACTAAGTTACACAGAAATGGCTAGTGCAGAATTCAAGTATCCTAGTAGATGGACAGAAGATTACACATCTTATGCAAAACATAGAGGTGATGTAATGAACAAGATTGTTGACTACATGGAAAACTATGAAGACTATCTTCCAAGCCTTCGCAAGCAAACACAATTTTTGCACAAAGAGTTTTTCAGCGGTACAAAATTATACGGAGACATTAAGAATGGGTGATGATGATAACGTTCTAAGCATCAATGACTTAGAATTAAATCTTCCAGAGCTAGAAAATACATCAGATGCTGTCACTATTACATTAGGTGATACCACGTTTAGTGATAGTGTATATACAACTGATACAGGTTCAGAATACACATTTAATGTGTATGGTGAAGAAAAAGAATTTGAACAAACTATGCCTAGCGTACATAAAATTAACAATATGTGTAAACATTATCCTGCACTTGCTAAGGCTTATGAAAACTTTAAGACAATCTACAAAATGGTAGATCAAGATTACAAAGGTAACCACGAGGAGGCAGATAATGAAATCCCTTTCTAAAAAAATATACACTTGGAAAGATATTGAAATTATGTGTACAAGTATTGTTGCACAGATGTACAAAGACAACTGGCGTCCTGATTACATTGTTGGTATCACACGAGGTGGTAATGTTCCTGCAACAATAATTTCAAATATGACTGGTATTCGTTGCGAAGCACTCAAGGTTGCATTGCGAGACGGTGAAAGTCATCAAGAAAGCAACTGTTGGATGGCTGAAGATGCCTTTGGTTATCCTAATCAAGATTCAGGTGGACAAGGAAAAAATATCCTTATTGTAGACGACATTAACGATACAGGTGCTACATTTAATTGGATCATGCAAGATTGGCAAGCAGGTTGTTTGCCTGGGCATGAACATTGGAAAGATGTTTGGGGTAATAATGTTCGCTTTGCTGTTCTTACAGATAACCTAAGTAGTGAGTTTGATCAATGTGTAAACTATTGTTGCGACTCAGTAAACAAAGCAGAAGAAGATGTTTGGTTAGTTTATCCCTGGGAGAATGTCGGTGAATACCATGCGTGATGACCTAATGGTCCAACAACAGGTAGATAATGTATGGCAACACATGGTCGGTGTGATGTGCCTTAATCTTACAGGTCGTAAACAAGTAAAAGCAGTATTACCTAAGTTTTTTAAAAAATGGCCAACACATGAAGCACTACTCCATGCTACACGTTCTGAAATTGAGAATGTCATAGAGCCTTTAGGCATGAAACGTGTAAGAGCAGAAAGACTATATCGTATGAGCGAACAGTTCGGAGACTGGGACGGCGAAGATGCTACAGATCTACACGGTATTGGTAAGTATGGCTCAGACAGTTACGAACTGTTTTACAAAAAACGTGTACCTAAAAACGTAGGTGATCATGAACTTCAACGCTATGTTAAGGAAGAGTTTTATGAAACCTTGGACTGATGTAGTTATTGAATGTAAAGAATATACAGTTTACAAAGACGGCTTCCCTGTTACGGAAGGGCATATTCTTTTTGTGCCTAAAGAACAAACTTGGGAATATCTAGAGAAGTGTTACAAAGCAGCATATGCTTGGGGATACGATTGGGTGCAGTCAGGTTACTGCGATGCATATAATATTGGACAGAACGTAGGAACAGAAGCAGGACAAACTGTTGATTATCCTCATGTTCATTTAATCCCTCGCCGTAAGGGTGATATGAAAGATCCTCGAGGAGGAGTACGGCATGTTATACCAGAGAAAGGAAATTACCGTGTCTGAAGGTGTTGATAAAATTGAAGTAGGTAAGTCCTACGAAGTGTGTGCATACTACAAAAAAAGTATGGTTGAAATTGAAATGTTTAAGCATGAAGATGGACGTATGTTAAATACTGAAGTTGTTTGGCGTAATGGCACCTTTATTATTCATGTGCAAAATGAAGAAGAGGCAGATACATTACAAGCATGCCTGGGTGAAGATGGCGACATCTGGGACTTTGAAGATTATGAAGAAATTGAAATGGACAGTACCTTTGACGGAGTACAAGAAGAATTTGTATTCTATGGTAAACATTTTACAGATGATGAACAACAAGCACTTGAAGAAGAATATGAAACACAACTTGAAAGTGATGATTGGCAAAGCCGTTACGAGTTTTTAGAAGAACGTGGTTTTGAATCACAAGGCTGTAACTGGCAAGTTGAAGGGGGAATGATTGCAGAAGAACATTAACATAGATTACTCACAAGAAGAAATACTGAAAGAAATTATTTCTTGTAGAGAATTTATGACTGATATTCCTGCGACAAAGAGCAACATCATGTCAGCTTTGACAGGTGAGTATTTTATGTCTGAAAGTAAAGATCTTTACAGTAAGATTAACGAATTACCAAATCCTAAATCACTTTACTTAAGAAATACTTTGGACAATCGTAGTGGTTACAAGTATTCAAAAGGACAAAACAAATATGTTTGGATTGAAAAGGTCATAGAAAAACTTCCTTATACAAAAAAGGTAATAGATAGTCTGCCAATTCAAAAAAAAACTTAAAATGTGTACGAGCAATAATAACGGAGAATACTTTTTTGCCTAGTCATCACGATAATTATACAGACGATATCACAGATAACTTAGGTATAAGTTTGGTTGCAAAGAATGTTGATTCACCGTTATTGGTAAGTATCAATAATACCATTGAACGTATAGAACACGATTGTTTTTGGTTTGATGATTCATATGTTCATGGCATTCCGTTTTGCGATGGAATAAGAGTAGATATAAGAATATTTGGAAAGGATAACTAAATGTCTTGTACTTGCGGAAGATCGCCAACTGGTAAATGTGTAGGTTGGCATTCACTGACTGAAGATCAGTACAAAGAAAAACTAGCTCAATATGAAGCTAGACAACAAGCTAAAAAGGAGAAAGAAAATGGCTAAAGCTGGAGACTTGTTAATTGAAGCTGCACGTAAGCAAGCAGAAGGAGAACTTGCTGTTCATCGTGCAAATATTGAAGTATATCGTACTATGCCTGCTGGTATTGGTGAACATGCCGATATTACAGAAGCAGTAATTGAAGAACTTAATAAAATGGCTTCTGCTCAAGATCGTTTAGATATGATCGAAAAATATTTTAATGGTTGACAAAAACCTAAATAAACAGTATAATAACAACATAATAGACATCCTCGTCTATAACTCGGAGAATATAAATGAGCAAAAGTAAAGAACTAAAACAGCGCCTTGAAGAATTAGGTGTACGTTATTGGGCAGGTGATAACATTTCATATGTTATGCAAAAAGGTGACAAGGAAGCACTTATAGAAGAACTTACACCCAAGTTTGAAAGCGTCCTTGAAAGCCTGTGCATTGACATTGAAAATGATCCTAATAGTATGGACACTGGTAGACGTCTTGCAAAGATGTATATCAATGAACTTATGGCAGGACGTTATGATCCAATGCCTAACGCAACTGCATTTCCTAACCATGTAGATGATGGTTACAAAGGTATGCTAGTTGTAAGAAGTGAACTAAAAAGCATGTGTTCGCATCATCATCAGCCAGTTAATGGTGTAGCATACATTGGCATTATTGCCGCTAACACACTTATTGGACTTTCTAAGTATACACGTATTGCACAATGGTGTGCTAGACGTGGTACACTACAAGAAGAACTTAACAATGTTATTGCAAATGAAATACAGAAAGCAACTGGTTCAGAAAACGTAGGTGTATATATTCAAGCAACGCATGGTTGTTGTGAAAACAGAGGTATTGGCGCACACAGTAGTCTTACACAAACAACTGTACTACGTGGTGCATTTGCTGATGATCCTAGCACTAAGAAAGAGTTTATGGATAATATCAAATTGCAACAACAGTTTGCATGTGGAGCATAGTATGAAACTTAGATATTCAGAAGCGTTTTACAGTGTACAAGGCGAAGGTAAATTTGTAGGAGTACCTAGTGTGTTCCTACGTACTTTCGGTTGTAATTTCCGTTGCATGAACTTTGGTGTTGATACTAAAAAAGATCGTTGGGAGCAACATAAAGAAGGTCAACGATACAATGCAGAAGTAAAAGCACTTATTGATGCAGGCGTTCATGAAACTACAGAAAAATTTGAAGACTTGCCTATCATTCACACAGGTTGTGATACATACGCAAGTATCTATCCAGAATTCAAACACTTTAATAAACTAGCAGAAGTTGACGAAGTTGTAGATCATCTTATTAGTTTATTACCCGAGGGTAAATGGACCATGGACAATGGTCAAGATATCCATTTAATTTTAACTGGAGGTGAGCCATTATTGGCTTGGCAACGTTTATACGTTGAGCTGTTTGAACACCCTAAAATGAAGGACTTAAAAAATGTTACATTTGAAACAAATACTACACAACATTTACACAAAGATTTCTTCAACTATCTCGCAGACCAAGACAGATTTGAGGTTACTTGGAGTTGCTCCCCAAAACTTAGTGTCTCAGGAGAACCTTGGGAAACTGCTATACTGCCTGATGTTGCTAGTGAGTATAGCAACGTTGACGGTAGTGACCTTTATCTTAAGTTTGTTGTGGCTACTAACGAGGACTTTGACGAAGTTACAAGAGCTGTTGACGAGTATCGCAAAGCCGGGATTAATTGTCCAGTATATCTTATGCCGTTGGGAGGACGTTCAGAAGAGTACAGTCTCAACGTTAAGGACGTGGCAGAAGCGTGTATGGAAAGAGGATGGCGATTCACGCCAAGACTCCACATCAGCTTATTCGGAAATGCCTGGGGAACTTGATGAGTATATTAACGCAACTCACAAAAAGGCAATGAAAAAGCCGATAGAAAAAAACTTAGACGAAGAACTAAGAGAAAAAGGACTAATATGAAGGATCTAATAAAAAAACTAGTTGGACTTGATAAACAAGAAGAACAACTTAAAAAAGAACGTGAAGAAGTAGCAAAGCATGAAGAAGAGCTTCTTAAAAAACGTGATCCTAAAGCATATGCTACACGCAAGAAAGAACCTTGGGTTGGTGTATTAGATGTCAAAGTGAACGAAAAGAACGTTCGTAATGGATTCTTTGAACTAGATTGGAACAAATATTTTATTGAACAACTTATTAATGCAGGCTACGGCGTTGCTAATGATGAGGAAGAAGAAATTGTAGATCGCTGGTTCAGAGACATCGTTGGAAACATTTTGGATGAAGAAGGACTTGACAAAGAGCGCGGATCAGGGTATATTAATGTAGTACCAATAAGCAAAGGGAAGAGTGAAATATCATGAGTACATACGTCCTTGTAGACACTGCAAACACTTTCTTTAGAGCTCGTCATGTAGTACGTGGCGATATCGATACGAAAGTAGGCATGGCGATACATATCACACTTAACAGTATTAAGAAAGCATGGAATGACTTTGATGCAGACCATGTTGTATTTTGTTTAGAAGGCCGCAGTTGGCGCAAGGATTATTATGAGCCTTACAAGCGTAATAGGCAAGAAACACGTGATGCAATGACACCGCGTGAAGCAGATGAAGATAAAGTGTTTTGGGAAATCTTTGATGAGTTCAAAGACTTTATTGATACAAAGACAAATTGTACAATGATACGTCATCCACAATTAGAAGCAGATGATCTTATTGCAGGTTGGGTGCAACGGCATCCTGATGACAATCATGTTATCATTAGCACTGATGGCGACTTTGCACAACTGATTGCGCCTAACGTAAAACAATATAACGGTGTTAGCAATACAACTATTACACACGAAGGTTACTTTGATGACAAAGGTAGGCGTGTTGTAGATAAGAAAACAGGCGAAGATAAGCCTGCTCCTGATCCTGCATTTATGTTGTTTGAAAAGTGTATGCGTGGCGACACTAGCGATAATGTTTTCAGTGCGTATCCAGGTGTACGCAAAAAAGGTACACGCAACAAAGTTGGCTTGATCGAAGCATTTGCTGACAAAGACACAAAAGGTTACAACTGGAATAACATGATGCTACAACGCTGGGTAGATCACAATGGTGAAGAGCATCGTGTGCTAGATGATTACAATCGCAACGTAACACTCTGTGACTTAACTGCACAGCCACAAGAAATTAAAGAGATAATTAACAATACCATTAGCGAAGTAGAAAGTAAAGATATCAATCAAGTTGGTATGCGTTTACTTAAATTCTGTGCTAAATGGGATATGCAACGTATCGCTGATCAAGCGGCACATTATGCACAACCACTACAGGCGAGGTACCCACAATGATAAAGGCAAAAGAAGTATTAAAAGATAAGTTTTGGATTGTAGAAGAAGGTGGCGAAAGTTTTGCTACTATTTCTTGGGATAAAGAAAACTATATCGTTAACAATAGAGGCGTAACAAAACTGTTTCAAACACAAAATGAAATCAGTCAAGATTTAGGCAAACAAATATTCTTTGATAAACTAGATATCAAAGAAGCTATCGAACATGAAGTACATGGTTTTCCAACTAGTTGTACACCATATAATACAGTGTTAGATGTAAGACGTAAACTGCCATTATTTACAAAAAGTAATAAAAGTAAAAGTTTGTACTGTGCAGGTTATTATATTATTCATTTTGACAAGGGCTGGGTCAAAAGTTTTTGTCCTAAGCTAATTACTGTTGAACGTTACGATACACAAGGTCCTTTCAAAACAATATTAGAAATGAAAACAGCACTAAGTAATGCAAACAAAAATTGATAATTTTCCATTCCAATATGTGGAGTGGTTAGAATATGATAGTGAAAAACTTTTAGAGTTAGTTACAAGTATACCAGAAACATTATGGCGTGGACAAGGTCCAGGTGAATATACAGCAGACACTCCTCTAAACAAGAGGCCTGCACATGAATATGGTATGAATACTGCACTGAATCTTGACCACGATTATGATCAATATCCAGTTATTCAAGATCTTAAAAAACAATTAATGTTAGGAGGACAGTGTCTTTACTACACAATTAATTGGAAACGTTCCAAAAAAGATTATTTTTCAGACTGGAATACAATGATGAATAATGAAACTCAAAACAAAAGGTTCAAGATTGAACGTACATTCGATATTGTTGTACCTGTAGTTGGAGACTTTCGTGAAAATCCCGTGGAGGCAAAAAGAGTAAGCACAGGGGAAGAGTTTGTATATGAACCTAAAGGCACTGCCATGGCTATTCAAACAAGTTCAGATTGGCATTATAGATGGTGTGAGAAAGGAAACCCTTACAGATATACACTACATTTACGTAGTCGTAAACCTGTAACATGGCGTTTGTTAGAACAAATATCAAACGAAAAAAGGAACAAACATGCAAACAAATGAACCAATAAACACTGCAAGCATACAAGCGTTTATACAACAAGTAAAAGGCGCAGATGCAAGTAAAGCCAAAGACATACGTATGGACATAACACAAGCAAAAAATCTAGCGTTTACATTAGGTATTGTAATGTCTAGACTAAATGGCGACTTAGAACAACTGCTTGTAAATAAAAGCAACACAGAAGAAACTGTTGAAGTTCAACTAGATGGCGGTACTGGCTGGTAAAAAGAGATAAATATATGCGTATATAACTAAGGATTACGCATATGAGTAGGCCAAAGCCCACCGTACTATTAGAAACAATAGACAAGAAAACATATAAATCAGATCAAGTTTTAAAGGCTGAAGCTATCTGGGCAGTGTTTTACCAAGGTGCACCTTTTAATCTAAAAAGCAGTAACATTTTAACAAACTATCCTGGACCTAAATATAAAAAAGTTAGTTTCTCTAACCCAGGACACGCCCTAAATTTAGCAAAAAAATTAAATGAAACATTTAGCACTGATGAGTTTTCTGTGGTAAAACTTACAGAAGGCGAAACTGTTAAAGAATGAACTGGAAAGAAACCTATACAAAAGTTTTCTTAAAACAAAAAGATATTGCAATAAGTGAAGTTACACTAAAGCAATATATGAGTAAATGGTGGCAAAATACCAGAGCAAAAGAAACAGGAGGATTGCGTCTTACAGATGCAGGATACCAATTTGTGCGTGAAGAACTAGATTTAACAACATACGATATTCCTTTTCCAAAAGATTTTGAACTAACAACCAACACTATTATTTGGTTAGATCAATTTATCACTTGTCCGTATTATCTTTTCCGTCATAGTATTGTTGTACTAGATGAAAGAAAAGCAATGGAATTGCACTTATTCAGTGGAGATATAACAAAGTACGGACTTACAAAAGCAATGAATAGACATAAAAAATAACCAAAAGTGGTTGACCTTTGTACTTATTGATAGTATATTAATAGAGTAAGTTAAACATTAGCACTGATTAACAAGAGAGGAATACACAATGGAAGCAGTAGCAACACGCACAGTCTCGCCCAATAGAGCAAAAAAATCTATTCAAAGAGCTTTTAAGAAAAAACGTCCTATTTTTATTTGGGGTCCCCCAGGTATTGGTAAGTCAGATATTGTACACCAAATCGGTTACGGTATTGAAGCTCATGTAATTGACGTTCGTCTTTCACTTTGGGAACCTACAGATATTAAAGGTATCCCTTATTATGCCGCAAATGACAATAAAATGATGTGGGCGGCACCAGCAGAACTTCCAACTGCTGAAATGGCTAAGAAACATAAATGGATTATTTTGTTCTTAGACGAAATGAATTCTGCGGCGCCAGCAGTACAGGCGGCCGCTTACCAACTTATTCTAAATCGTAAAGTAGGGCAATACGTACTGCCAGACAATGTTCTTATTGTAGCGGCAGGTAATAGAGAAGCTGACAAAGGTGTTACTTATAGAATGCCTGCACCGTTGGCAAACCGTTTTGTACACTTGGAACTTGCAGTTGATTTTGATGACTGGTTTCAGTGGGCTGTAGATAACAACATCCACAAAGACGTTGTTGGTTATTTGCAGTTTAGCAAAAAAGACTTGTATGACTTTGATCCTAAGTCACCAAGTCGTTCGTTCGCAACACCTCGTTCATGGTCTTTTGTATCGGAACTGATCGAGGATGAGGACGACGAAGAAACACTTACAGATCTTGTTTCAGGTTCTGTTGGTGAAGGATTAGGAGTGAAATTCATGGCGCACCGTAAAGTTGCCGCACAAATGCCTAACCCTACTGACATTCTAGCTGGTAAGGTTAAAGAGCTTAAGGCAACGGAAATCAGTGCTATGTATTCCTTAACTGTCTCGCTTTGTTATGAGCTTAAAGAAGCACATGACAAAAATAGCTCGAAGTTCGATGACATGGTCAACAACTTTTTGCGTTTTGCGATGGACAACTTTGAAACTGAACTGGTTGTAATGGGTATCAAACTTGCTCTTACGCAATATGCTCTGCCTATTGATCCAGATGAAGTTGAGTGCTTCGATGAGTTTCACGAGCGTTTTGGCAAGTATATTACTGCCGCACAGAGCGCATAATCCTAAAGAGTTGGGCGATCTCTCCAAAACGCCCATTTTCTCTTGACTTTTATCGTAAATAGTACTATATTAGTAGTATAGAAACAGAGATAGGTAGCACACTATGTCAGCAAAAGATACACAAACTAAACTAAAGCATTGGCAACCAGACCCAGATATTACGCAAGAACAACTTGAAGAAATGCGTGTCGAAGTTGTTGATCGTATTATCGTAGCAAGGGTAGGACTGTTACTACGCCATCCATGGTTTGGTAATATGGCAACACGTTTACGTATTGTTGCCGCTGACGATTGGTTAATGACTGCCGCAGTTGACGGGCGTAACTTATTTTTTAATACACAATTTTTCAATGCAATGTCTAACAAAGAAATTGAATTTGTTATTGCACATGAAATCCTACATCTTGTATTTGATCATTTAGGACGTAGAGATAACCGTGATCCAATGTTGTATAATATCTCCGCGGATTATAAAGTAAACAATACACTTGTTCGTGACCGTATTGGCGAGAAGCCTAAGATTGTTGATTGTTTCCAAGACTTCAAATACGAGTCACATACTTCAGAAGAAATCTATGACGAATTGTACGAAACTGCTAAAAAGAACGGCGAGCAGTTTTTGAAAGAACTTGGCGAACTGCTTGACGAACACTTAGACCCAGAAGGCGAAGAAGGTGAACAAGGTGCAGATCAAGATGGCAAAGACAAGAATGGCAACAATGTAAGCAAAGGCAAACCAAAGTATACCAAAGAAGAAATTGCAAAAATTAAAGACGAAGTTAAAGAAGGTATGATGCAGGCGGCACAGAGCGCAGGCGCAGGTAACGTTCCTGCAGAAGTTGCACGTATCATTCAACAACTAACAGAACCTAAAATGAACTGGCGTGAATTGTTGCGTCAGCAGATCCAATCAACAATTAGAAATGACTATACATTTAGTCGTCCATCACGTAAAGGCTGGCACACAGGTGCAGTATTGCCAGGCATGAACTTTATGGATACTATTGATATCTGTGTTGCAATTGACATGAGTGGTTCAATTGGCGACGATCAAGCAAAAGATTTCTTAGGCGAAGTTAAAGGTATTATGCAAGAGTTCAAAGACTACAATATTAAACTTTGGACTTTTGATACTAATGTTTACAATGAAGAAGACTTTAGTGCAGATGACGGTAAAGATCTGTTAGACTATGAAGTATTTGGCGGTGGCGGAACTGACTTTGATTGTAACTGGAATTACATGAAAGATCAGAACATTACTCCTAAAAAGTTTCTTATGTTTACAGATGGCTATCCATGGCAGAGTTGGGGTGATGAAAATTATTGTGATACTATCTTTGTTATCCACAGTAATCATGATAAAAACTTAGAAGCACCATTTGGGATTACAGCTCATTACGATAAAGCGGCATGATTAAAGATAAACCAAACGCATTGAATTTTTTTGATATACGTAAAATGAAGGTGCCGCCACCTCATTTTGAATATATGGTGATTCCGCAGAAGTATAATTTAGAAACTAGCCTTGATAAATGGATTAAAAGTCATTTAAAAGGCAGATATTATCTAGGCACAACTATAGCAGTTGGACATGTAAATGGCCTAGATACTAGGCTCAAAGTGGGGTTTGAAGACGCAAAAGAACTCAGTTATTTCACTTTGGCATGTCCACTTTTGAAGTACAATTAAATAATATACACATATATAAAGTATAGGAGTTACTTATGGCAGAAGAAACTATTGAGAAGGCAGCTGAACAAAAACAAGCAGCACCTGCTCAACCAGAACAAAACGGTATGGATCTCACCGTAAATGATCTTAATAACATCAAACAAATCATTGATGTTGCAAGTTCACGTGGTGCATTCCGTCCAAACGAAATGATGACTATTGGACAAGTGTATAACAAACTTGAAACATTCTTGGGAACAGTAGCGCAACAACAGCAACAAGCACAACCTACTGCAAAAGGAGAGTAGAATGGCGTTAAAACACGTTGGTCGTATCAAAGATACGAAAAAGAAATGTGCTGTAGTTTATAGGGTCGTACCCGGTGAACCAAACAGTGCAGTCATTGTTATGACAGAAAGTCTTGCCGCAGAAGAGCATGATTCACTTATTAATTTAATTGAATCGCCTGCAGGACAAGATGCATATGAGCTTGGAGAAGCTATGGCAAGAGCAACACTACCTGATGGTAGAGTAATGCTTGCGGCTTTCCATGCAACAGGCAAAATGAATAAAGTAAATGCAGATAGAATTGAAATGATTCCTAATGCATCAACTACTATTTCATTAGATTCATTAAACAGAAGCATCGCAGAACAACGCGGTGTAAGTGTAGCAGATCTTGCACTTAAAGGACCAGACGGAGAAACAGTTCCGGATCAGACACCTGAAAAGGTAGATGCAACTGCAATGTACGGTGGTGAAACAACTACACAGGCAGCTGATGACGGTGTACTAAGCGATGAGCAATTAGCAGCATCATACCGCAGTCAAGCGGATAGGCTTTTCAAGGAAGCAAAGGCCCTACGTGAACAAGCAGAAGAGCTAGTTCCGACTAAGCGTAAGAAAGCCACTGCTGATGCCACCCAAGAAGGATAAACTTTCTAAAGGTGTACAAAATACATGGCCGGAAGTACTTGGTGATATCAAAGTAGATGTTATCCCCTTACAGTACCTTATAAGCGTTAGAGTAAGTTTCAAAGATAAAAAAATCTGGGAAATCGACATGCAATCATCACGAAAGAAACTAGGTGATGATGGAAAATTAGAAGATGTACTAGAAGAGCTATTTGAAGAATACAATGACGCTATTGAGCATATTGACTTTAGATTAGATACAGAACGCCTAAAAAATGACGTACAAAGGCGTACTAGATCATTTATGAAGAAAGGCAAATGATTCCTAAAGGCATAAATATACATAGTAGAACGAATCCAGGAGTATATAAATGGCTTTACAGATAAGACGTGGTAGCGACGTAGATAGACAGGGTATTACACCTAAAGCAGGTGAACCAATCTTTACAACTGATACTAAAAAGTTGTACATAGGCGATGGTACAACTGTTGGTGGTATAATTGTTGATACCACTGCTGGACTTACAAACATTGTTGAAGACACAACACCGCAACTAGGTGGTAACTTAGATCTAAACAATAACACTATTAACGGTTCTGGTAACATTACCATTACTGGACAAATTTCTGCTACTAGCATTGACTTAAAAGGTTCTATATTTGCTGATGATTCTGCTCTACTAGTTGATGGTATAAATGGACGTATTGTTGGTCCAGTATTTGCAAACGTAACAGGAGATGTTACAGGAAACCTTACTGGTGATGTTACAGGAGATGTTACAGGAGATGTTACAGGTACGCTAACTGGTGATATGTCAGGAAGCGTTTTTGCTGATGACAGTACAGTTCTTGTTGATGCTGTATCAGGAACAATTACAGCACCTGTTAACACAACTGGTAATGTTGAAACCACAGCTGCCGTTACAGCTGGAACAATAAGATTAAATCCTCCAGGACTAGACCATACTATTGCTGTTCACGACACAAGTGCAACACAAATGACTCTTACAACATTTAACACTTCAGGTGAAGTTGTATCAGCTCGTCCTTTTAGAATTGGTGGTACAAGCGGCACAATTAGTGAAGGAACACTGAAAGTATTCAATGCTAACGGAAATGTTGCTCTTGTAGATTTGTTTGATTATGCAAATGATGCTACTGCCGGTCTTGTTATGCATAGCAAATCAAGAGGAACAAAAGCAAGTCCAACTGCTGTGCAAGATGCAGATGCATTAGGTTCATTCTTAGCAAATGGATATAACGGTGCAAACTATAGACTAGCAGGTGGAGTGTCAGTACAAGTAGACGGAACACCAGCTGCAAACTATATTCCAGCAAAAGTTGTTTTATTAACTAGTAACAGTAGTGGTTCAAGCACTGTGCAATTTAGTGTTGACAAAGATGGTATTGCAGAATTTAATGGTCCTGCACAACTTAAAAGCTATGACACATCAGGAAGAGACGGCGTTTCAGCAGTCAACGGCATGATGATTTACAATAGCGACACAGACAAAGTCCAAGCCTATGCAGGCGGTTCTTGGGTAGACTTACATTAATCCAAAAAACGGTTGACGATTTTTCCATTCTATAGTATACTATAAGTATGAAAGAATATGTGCAGTCTAAACTTCACAACATAAATGTAACATCTAAAGCACTTGACTATCATGGCAGTGTTACAGTTTGTAGTGAATTATTAGAAAAATCTAAAATTGATGCTTATCAAAAAGTAGATGTTGTAAATTTAAACACTGGCAACAGATGGACAACATATGCTGTTCCAGGTTCTAAAGGCAGTTTTGAACTCAATGGTGGAGGTGCTCGGCTAGGAGAAATAGGCGACAAGTGTGTTGTGATAGCCTATCAGAGTGCTAATCAGTTCCCAGGTGCTAGTGTAATTTTCTGCGATAAGTACAATCATATAGAGTCAACATTAGATTACCCTCAGGAGAAGTAAATGAAATTAAATAAAATAGAAGGTTTTGGTAACCTCGGTGTTAAAATAAGTGATATTGATCTTAACACAGCATCTGATGAAGAGTTGATGGAAGTAGGACATGAAGTTCTTCATAAACTAGTTGTAGTAGTGGATAAAGAATGTGCAAATGTGCCTGTAGAAAGATTTCACTATATACAAACTCTTTGGGGTGACCCTGTAAGATCATATGCAAGTGATAGACTGAAAGAGCGTGTAGAAAAAGAGGGTTGGAGCAAACTATATCTCGAAACAGCAAAAGACATGAAAGCAATGACTAAAGATCTAAATCATTTGCCAGGCATGATAAGAGTTACAGGCATCAAAGATGACAAGGGAAATCGCACTGGAATGTTTGCTGATGGTGAACTAGATTGGCATAGTAATCAACAAAGTGATAATGATGGACATGCTCCTTTAATTGGATTACAAGGTGTTGAAGGCACATCAGGATCTAGCACAGAATTTTTGCAAACAGTAGATGCATTTAATGAATTAGATAGCGACACTCAAAGTGAAGTTGATCAATTAATTGCAATACACAAGTTTGAAAAAGATCGTGTTAGTAGAGGTACAAGTGATTCACAAGCACTTATTACAAATCTACAACTTGTACCAGAAGATAATGTTGAAATGAAAGTTACAGTGAAAGCACCTAATGGCGTAAAAGGTATGCATTTTCCATGGACAAGTATTGTAGGCTTTAAAGATTACACACAAGAAGAATTTGAAAAACTATATAACTATCTTGTAGAACACCTATGGCAAGACAAATACGTTTATAAACATCAGTGGCAAGATGGTGATATTGTATGGATGGATCAGATAGTAACATTACATAGACGTCCTGGTAACGATACAAGCACAAGACTATTACACAGAATGTGTAGTAACTGGAGCAAAATGAGTGTATAAGATAAAGTTAGATGAAACATGGCATGTAAATTTACTTGACAAATTATTAGAACACGGACTAATAATTGTAAAATGCAATGCAAGTGTTTCTCTAGACGACTTTAAATTATTAGGTAAAAGATTAGGCAAGCCTTTAATTGCAAAAAAACATACACTAGATGAAGATAGACATGTACAGTATGTAAGTGACAAAGGTTTGTTTAGCAATGATGATGTTGATTGGCATAACGACTGGAGTTACGGTGAAGGAAATTATTTCGGTACAATGTTATACAACAATAAGAATGGTCATTTAAGTACAACTGATTTTATTGATATGCGTAAAGCATATGATGACTATCCTGATAAAGAATTTTTACATAGAACAGAAGGAACTTACTTTCCCCCACAATATTTACACGAAACTTGCTTTACACCTAGAATGTTAAAAATTTTAGAAAAAGCAAAAGTAACAAGGAAGTTTGCACATTTACATCATGCTACAGGTGATCACGTTATGTATATTTCTCCAGGTACATTACAGAATGACATAGATGTAAATAGTTTAGTTGAACATTGTGAAAAAGACATATACGAACATCACTGGCAAAGCAATGATATTTTAATTTATGATAATATTAGATATATGCATAGACGGCATGCATTTGAGGGAGAAAGAGAATTATGGCGAACCCAATTCTGGATCTAAGCACTAATTTTAAATTACGTTCTATTTTATTGTTTAATCATTTACTAGCCATTTATGCGCTAATATATCATTTTAACTTTGGGCTACTTGCTCTATCATATCTATTAGGTTTCTTGCTAGGAGGTATAGGTATAAGCATAGGATATCATAGATACTTTGCACACTATAGTTTTAAGACAAACAAATTTTACAAATTAGTGTTAACTGCAATAGGACATTTTTGTTCTGTAGGTAGTGCAATTACGTGGGTTGGTATACACAGAGATCATCATGCTCATAGTGATACAAAAGAAGACCCTCACAGTCCTATATACAATGGTTGGTTAAGAACACTAGTGCATGTATGGGAAAAGAATACGATTAATCCAATATATGTAAGACATTTGTTAAAAGATAAAACACTAAAATTTCAGCATAGATATTACTTTCATATTTTGCTAGGAGCAATAATAATCAGTTTGTTATTGTTAGGACCAGTAACTACAGCATACATTTATAGTATTCCTGCTATTCATGTATTCTACGCAACAGGAATTGTTAATAGTATTAACCATTGGGGCGGGAAACCAAACAACATTCCTTTACTAAACATTTTTACGAGCGGCGAAAGTTATCATGCTAATCATCATGATAATGTTGCCAATTGGCGCTTTGGATCGTTTGATCCGATGGCTCCTATTATAAGGTTAATCAAAGAATGAAATATTACGAACAAAGACCAGAAGAAAATACATTCAAAGTTATATTTGTAGATCTCACACATAGATGTAACATGGATTGTTTCAATTGTTATCTGCCTAATAGAACAATACCAGACATGGACGAAAACATGTTATACGATGTTTTAGAACGATTACCTGAAAGAACTTATATAAGACTTATAGGTGCAGAGCCTACTCTACGCAAAGACTTAACTGATATTATAAGAAAAGTTTTACACTATGGTCATAAGCCTAGTGTCACTACAAATGGATTAAAATTAGCAAGTTTAAAATATTGTCAAGAACTACGTGATGCTGGGTTGCGTATGGTATTACTAAGCATGAATGGTGCTGACGAACAGAAGATATATGAAAAAATAGATAATCATAGCCACGCACATGATCTTAAAATGCAAGCATTAGAAAATTGTTTCAAAACAAAAGGCTTTATAATCAACACAGGTACTATTATCGCCAAGGGTGTGAACGAACATACACTTAGAAGGCAAGCAGATATTGTATCAGACCTAGCAGAAAAATATAAGCCAAGAGTGAAACCAGTATTACGTGTAAAAAACATAGGCGACCTAGGCCGTTACATGCAAGGCAACACTATGAGCTTTGAAGAATTAGTAGATGTTGCAAGCAATCAGTTAGGTATACCCAAAAGTACAATAATGGCAGAACGTGTAGAAGCAGGCACAAATAAAATTACTACAAATAATTACGGAGAAAGTTATTTGTTTGAATACAAAAACGTATATGTAAGATTAATCAACTGGAATGAAGAAGATGATCTAAACGACAGTGGTATAAATGGAAGCAAAAACAGAGGACGTCTTACTGAAGATGGTATGATAGCACCTTGTTGGGAGCATATAAAACTAAATGAGTACGGTTACTAAACTAGATCAAACGCACAAAGGTTTATTTAACAATTTTGTAAATGCAGAAATAGCACAGAGAAATTTGCATTCAGATCCCTTGTGGCAAAATATTTTGTTTATTGAACCAGATAGAGATATATTTGCCATAATAGAAAATGAGAATATAAAAGCATGTATGGCAGTTGAATACATCCAAACAATGCCTTGGTGTATACACAACACATTTATTATGCATTATGAACTAAATGCTTTCACTGGAATCAAATATACAAAAAAATTATATGAGCATGTTTTAAATTACGCTGAAACTAAAGGTATATGGAGCCATTGGTATGCAAGAACTGACAAAATAGATCAAGCATTAAAAAGTGAAAAATATGAATATGAAGGAATAAAACAAATGTCAAGATATGGAAATATGTTGGCGAAAGTTATAGGTGATAGATATACTATTGCAGATAGAGCATATGTCAAAGCAGGACATTTAACAGGAATACCTCTATACGATAGGCTAATGATAGGCAAACCACTTCCATATGATGTAACACTACGGCAGATAACTATTAAACAATCAGCAGTAGCAGAAGGTTTTGGCGAGCGTATTACCTATGGCTAACATATTAATAAATTATCAAAGTTCAAGTCTAAGACATACAACTCAAGAATTAAACGAGCATAATCTATATTCATGGAGAGTGCTTAATAAAGATTTCACAAAACGCACTGCTAGAGAAATACATCCTAGCTTTATTGATAATATTGACATATATGATGACCCTAGACCTATTGTTGCAAAAAAGATCAAAGCCTATATGGCAGAAAAAAATATTGATCTAATTTTTCCTTTGTACAATGATATGATGTTGCCTTACTTGTATGACAAAGTAGGCATAACTAAGAAACAGGCTAGTATTTTATCAAACAAAGAATACTACAGTAAATTAGCCCGCCAATTGCATATTCCTGTGCCTAAAACTTATACCAACGTCCATGATGCTACATTTCCTATAATTGCTAAGCCAGTTAATGGTACAGGCAGTATAGGCATAAAGGTCTTAACTGACTTTGATGATTTTGCACAATTTGTATCTGGCAAAGACTATCAGCATAATGATTTAGATCAATACTACATCTTCCAAGAATTTTTACAAGGTAAGACTGTAAGTTGTGCAGGTAGGATTGTAGACGGAGAATTGCTTTATGATATATCATATGAAATAGAATCAAGTGCTTTACCTTATAGAGCAGAGACTGGATTTATCTTTTCTGCTGATATGGATCATGATAGTACATTACAATATTATATAGAAAAACTAGTTAAAGGATTAGGCTTAGATAACTGTTGCTGGATGGCTGACTTTTTATACAGTGATGGCGAATACTATTTGGTTGACTTTAGTGCCAGGCTTAGCACCAGTGCTCAAACACTTATTAAATATAGTGCTAATGTTGACTATAATAAAATTGTTGTTGATAGTTTACTATACAAAGACAAAACAAAAGTAGACTGCAAAAAAAGTGTAGTGTATAGGCATTTTAATTTACCAATGAGCGAATACAACACTGATATAGATGAGTGGCTTGTTGATGAAATACAATTACCTGCATACACTACATACCAAAATAGGATAGACATGTTGGTACAATATAATGGTTACGCAATAACTAGTGCAGAATCATTAGCAAAAGCAGAACATAAGCATAAAAAAGTAGTTCAAACTTTAGTAAAATCTCTTAATGTAATATAGTCGGGGCGCAGATTTTTTGTGACTTTATTATCCAATCTATTGTAACAAACAAACAATACAGTCCTGTCATCATTGCTTAAATTAGCGTCACTAGCATGTAGAGTATTGGCATGCATTACTATGCAGTCTCCGGCATTAGCCACCAGCTGTAGGGCTTTATACGCTGTTTTAGACGCCATTATTCCAAGGTTTTCGTCCGCACTATGTTTAATAGTCCATGAATCTGTTTCGAATTTTTCAACAGGTAAAGTATGTGATTCTGGCAATATTTGCAATGGTCCATTATTGTCATGCATATCATCTAATATATACAGTACACTTATAGCATGAGGATTCGGCATGCCATCCATATTATGCCAATAAGTGTAATCGCTATGCCAAGCAAACTCTCCGCCTGTTTGTGATTTTTTATAATTGAAATGACACTGGTGTATGTAAATATCATCACCTAATTGTTCTTTGATATATGGTATTGCAGGATTGTCGTATAGAAAATCATTTATTATTTCACTACGCCAATGCGGAGCAAATATGCTTCTAAGACTACCGTTGTTTTCTAGTATGTAAGTGTCATCAGCAGTACTGTATTCTAAACGTTTTGCTTCTGCTTTAAGTGGTGTGGGATCAAAAATTCTTTGTAGAATTTCAAAGTCTTTATTCATGCAAGCCATTCCAAGTCAGTAGTAAAAGTATTTATTGATAAATATATTTAGGAGACATGATATGAAAAAAGTTACCGTTAAATTTACTTCAGCTACAGATGACATTGAAACATTTGTCACTGGGAAATTTGATAGCCTAGATGATGCAACTTTAGCAAGTCTGCATTCAACAATAGGTACAAACACAACTAATGGAAATATTTGGTTAAGACATTATTGCATTGAAGGTAGTCAAGCTCATATGATTTATATCCTAGATGATGCTGATGCAGTGACAGCAGTACAGCCTGCTCTAACACTAATGGCAGGTATTGAAGGATATGTTGAAACTGTAACTGAAGATATGACTTTTGATGAATTCAGTGCTTATGCAGCAGATCACAGAGAAACTGAAATCGTACATGCACGTAAAACTGCATTAGATGAGGCTAGTTAATAGCTCTTTAACTTCTATTTCGTAAACACCATTATACAGTAATCTTACATCTTCAATACTAGAAAATACCTGTTCCATTATAGGAGATTCTTCTAGCATTTCCCATCCTGTATATTTTTGTCTAGGAACAAAATTATAATTAGTAGAATAAAGTTTATGCTTGCTAGTCCGTGTGCTTAGTTTACCCGGACGTTGGTTGTTAACAAGTTCTTGTATTATAGGATCTCTCGCGAATGCAACTACCATTTCGGGAGTGTAACGTAAAAAGTCTGGTGTGCCGTCTATGTTGTTTATTTCATACCAACGGTTATAAGAATTTACTCTTTCAGTTTCTTGCCATTTCCATATACCGTCATAATTTTTGAAGTACGGTTCACCATTGGCCATAATCACAGTCCCAGACACTTTAGTAATACCTTTCATAACAGGAATCATTTGATAAGCGCAACATTGAGCTTTGTGTGCAATGTCTTTAAATTCTCCGCTGTATACTAAATCTTCAACATCAACATTTATTACTTGTGGAGTAATGCCATTAATTTTACAAAAATCATATGCATAATTTGTATCATGCTCGTTCCAGTGTCCGTAATCTATTATTGCTACATCAAATTGTATGCCTGCAGACTGGAAAACTCTGATCATAAACTCGCTGTCAATACCTCCGCTAAATAGAATAGTAAGAGAGTGTAGTGCAGTTTGCTCAACAAGTTTTGCGGATCTGATACATTCATTAGTAAATGAATCTATTATATTGTTTTTACACTTGTCCAAATGAACTGTCCAGCTACTGCCATTACCTGATTGTTTGAAATAATTATTATAAGAAAGATCCATATGAAAGCATTTAGTCCAATAGATTATAAGTTCGACAAAGAAGCAATTTACAAAGACTTAATGGAAATGAAAATCTTCGACAAAAGTTTCCTTGCTACAGTTATTTACAAAGACGGCAGGAGTAAGTATGATAAAGCTGGTGTGTTTGACAAGTATGAAGATGTAACACATTATGATGAGGAGGGCGAACTTGTAAAAGGCGATTACAATACCTTTGTAACATATAACTTTACACAGTGTCCTGATATTCCTGAAACAGCAGACAACAGTTTTACAGAGACTGAAGATGGTAGAAAACCTGTTTGGCATGTGTATGATCTACCGTGGTTCTGGAAAAGCAACACTCCAAAAAGTATAAAAGAGGCTGTCAACAATTTAGGATTATCTTATATAACTTGTGTAAGGCTAGTAGGACAAACACCTCCTAGTAAAGGCATTGTTCATGTAGACGCAGATTACAAAGACAATTTACGTTACTACAAAAAAGGCGGAGTAAGTATTACTCTTAACATAAGCGATGGTGGTGGACATCTACAATACCTTACTCCTCAAGGTATGCAAGAAGTAGATGAATCTTTATACGACTGTTGGCATTTCAATGATGCACTACAACATAGGACTACAGAAATTACAAGCCCTAGAATACAAATTAGAGTATTTGGAAGAAAATGACAGACTGGCGCAATTTAGTTTTTTCACCATTAGACTTGCCAAGTCCACCCGAAGTAGATATGGATGCTTTTATCGAGTGGCATGCTAAACAGAAAAAGTTTATGCTACAACATAATCAAAACAAAGTCAACAGTACAAATATATACGGAGGCTATTGTTGGCACATAAGTTGGGCAATCTGGTGGAATACATATAAATTAGACAACCCTTGGATTTGCGGCTTTGAGAAATATTTTCCTGAGCTAGTCGACTATATAAACATGTTTCCTTTTACGCAAATAAAAAGTATCAGTTTCCTTAATCAGATAGGAGGCGCAAAAGTTGAACCTCATAGTGATCCTGATAAAATGTGGGGTATGCGTTTTTACTTAAAAAATAAAACCAAAGATGCTCTATACTTTAGTAGAATGAAAGAACCTCGTAATGAACGCATAGCAACAATGGAAGATGCAGATGGCAATCCTTTAAGCAAACGTAGAGATCATTTAGATTTTTGTAGAGATGAAAAAATTTATGCACGTTTTCCTAAAGACGAATGTGCTTGGATGCTTAACAGTTACAGAGCATGGCATGGTTTAGATGAAAACGCTTCACCAACAGGAAGCAGAATTACATGTGCTATAATCGGCGACTACGACAAAGACAAACTTTTTAACTTGCTAGACTCAAGCACAAAAGAATATAAAGATTATCAAATTTGGTTTTAACATGACAATACTATACACACCTTTAGATTTACCAGCACTAGACTTTGACAGAGAAGAATTTATAAAATGGCACGAAGCAAAAAGATGGCGTAACAGAGATAACATTAATTACGACACAAAAGATTTTATTGCTCCGTGGTTAGTAAGTTTTGCGTATCATAAAGACTATGGTTGGTGTAACAGATTTATGAAAGTCATTCCAAACTTTCAAGACATATTGTACAATCATCTTCCATACTATGATATTACATATGTAAACTTTTTAGAACAAAAGATTCCTTGTCAACTACATCAAGATGTTGGCAGTCGTCCTGAAAGAGAAGACGAACCAGGTGCATACAAAGCATTTATGGTTTATGATGCACCATTAATGTATTTCCAAGTAGGAGAAGATAAGAAAAATCTTAGTGAAGAAAAGTTATATATTCAACATCCTAATGAACTTACGAAATGGTTTGCAATTAATAACTATGATGCATACCATGCAGCTGACTTGCCAAGCAAGGGTCAACGCAAAATTATAATGACAATATTAGGAAAATTAGATAAAGAAAAACACAAACAGATACTAGATAGAAGTTTAGAAAAGTATAAAGATTATCTAATTACCTGTAAAACTTAATTAGATCAAATTGGTCGGGCTTTTTATTTCTACTGCTTATTGCAATATCAGGTTTTACATTAGCATGATCCCAACCTAGTTCTACTCCATCCTTATATACTTTTCTAATTGGATCTGTGTCTAATTGATCTATATATCCTATACCAAGAATAATGGCGGCTGTTTTTCCAGACCTATCTAATTTTTTTGCAACTTTACCAGGTTCAATACATCCACAAAAGCCTGTTTGTAAACCTATTTCTTCGGCGGCAACCATTGCTATTGTTGCACTTACTATACAGTCTGCATATGTTTCTTTATCTTTATCAGATGCTATCCATGTTAAAATCACAGGAGCAAGAACTTGTCCGTTGTACCTTCTTACACCATCGCCTTCTGCGCCTCTTACTCCATTTAGGCAACAGGTATTTTTATAGTATAACCAATTTTTAAATTCTTCTGATTTAGAAACAAAAACTTCATATTCAAAATTTCCATTTTTAGATGGAGCATTGTAAAGACAATCTAGAACGTATTTTAATTTTTTATCCTCAACTTGAGAATCACTCCACCATTTTGCAGTTATACGTTTTTGTAAAAGGTCTTTTATCATGCTAGTGTCTTTTGTAAATAATCTTGTATAGCTTTACGCTTTGTATTCTTCAAGTATTTATGAGGTAATTTTTTGCGTAAGCCCGAGTAGTCTTGGTAGTGCTTTTCTAAATCTAATCCTAAACTAGTCACACTACCACATACCCAGCCTGCTACTTTTTGATAACTGTCATCCATCTGTCTTAATTCTTCTGCAAGTTTTCCTGCTTTTATAGCATTCATGTGTTCATTTTTCCATACTGTCATCCATGCATTTGTTTTACTTGCAAGTGTATTTTTTAGTAGACGTTTTTGCTTATGTACTTTATACCCATACTTTTCAGGATTACGATCAATTGGGCTATGATATTCGTGATGTTCTTTTGAATGTATTAGTAATGGATACCATTGCCAAAAGTCTATATTAGGATCTGAAACTACACGTTCTCTACTTTCTCTAATACTTGATTCGCTTTCATGAGGTAATCCAACAATTAAGTTTATCTGTGTTTTTACTTGCCCTTTACTTTTTTGCTTCATATCAGCTATAGCATCTAGCACTTTGTCTACTGTATAGCCTTTTTGCACTGCTTGTCTTGTTTGTTTGTTATAACTTTCAATACCGAAACTTGCTCCTCGTAATCCTGATTCAACTAGTAAATCTATTTGGTCGGGCCACCTTACTAACAATTCTGGTTTGATATATGTATCAAAATTTATGTTGAAAGGTAAACTACTTATAACTTCGTGCATAAGTTCTAATTTAACCATACTATCGTTATATGTATCGTCCATAAACCAATAATTTGTTGTACCAAATTTTTCATAGTTACGCATAAATTCTGTATACATATCTTCTTTAGCACGGATATAATCAAACTTATTTTTGTTGTTAAGCGGAAAATTACAGAAACTACAATTAAAAATGCATCCTCTGGCTATTTCCATAGGTAAACTTTGATGCGGTGTGATGTAATCTTCTGCTTTCCATAGAACAGGTATATTACTAATATCTTTTCTATCATAATTGTGATTACTATCAACTATTTTCTTACCTTTGTAGTCTCTAAATTTTAGATTTGTATCTTTGCCGTCAAGGTATTTTGTTAATGCTACTGTTGCATCGTCTGCATATCCTGTAACGAATATATCTGCAAAGTCTAAAAATTCTACCATTGCTTTTGCACCGCCAATTACAAATGGTACTTTATATTGTTGGCGAAGATTTGTAAAGAATAATTTTCTTTCTTGTAATAGTTGAGATGTGTTAAAAAATGTTGTGCTGAATCCTACCCATAGTGTATCTTGACTAACATATTTGTCAAACGCTTGTTGTATATTTTCATTAGACATGCTATGGAAATGGTCAATTACTTTGACTCTGTATCCATTCATCTCTAATTCTGTGCGTATCCTGTACGCTCCTAAAGCTCGAAAATATGTAGACTCTGATAAATCAATACCAGTAAAGATTACAGCATGATACATTATGTTTTGATTAGTTTGATTACCCAAGCACTTGGGTCTAATTCCCACCATTTGTGTTGAAAGTTCCATCTACCAGGTTTAGCATGATGATTGTTATGCCAACCTTCACCCCATGTAATAAGTGCAAGCCACCAAGTGTTACGGCTGTCTTCTTTTGTTTCGTAGTTTCTATATCCCCACATGTGATTTATGTAGTTGCTTAGAACACTGATCCAAATTTGTATTCCCATTGGAATAATACCTGCAAATATTAAAACATTTATGCCGCCTGCAATGTATAAAACTGCAAGCCATACAAGTAGTATAGCATAATAATAATTATGAAGCAAGAGATGAAATTTATCAGTGATAAGTTTTCTTACTGACCATTTATTCATTTCAAATTCATACTTAGGTATTAACACATTCCACACACCGAGATGCGGACTATGTGGATCTCCATCTTTATCAGCATTTTTATGATGATCATTGTGTATAGCAACCCATCCAATACTACTCCCTGTTCCGCCTATAGCACCAAAAAAGGAAAACAAATATTCCATCCACTTATATCTAAATTTAAATGATCTATGTGTCAGATAGCGATGAAATGTAACTGTAATACCTAAACATCCTGTTAAAAAATAGACAGCAATACTTAATGCCCACCATGATAGACTAGGTGCAAAGAACAGCATATAAACAATAGCCAATGTTGCTACTGCCTGTATGTATGGGAAGTAGGTTGTATTTGCTCTAAAAATGTCTCTCATGATAATATTTATCCTGGTTTTATAGGGTTATCATATGATCAGGCAATATATCGCCTTCTAGCAACATGTCAAAAGGATGTTTTACTCCAAAGAACTTGTTTGTTGCCCATGTTTTTTCAATAGGATCATAGTCAAACCAAGGACTACATCCTATTACAAGATGTGTTCTAGTGTTGTCAGTTTTTTCTGTGCTAAAAACTTTGTGTGCTACATTTGTATCCCATGTATACAAGTTACCTACTTTTAAATTGTAAGGATCTTTGTTTTCCATTTGAAAATAAAATTCTTTACTAGTTGTAAGCGGAATGTTCAATCTAAGATTTATAAAAATACTTTCATCCCTATGCCAACCTACCTTAGGATCATCTGGAAAGTCTTTTGCAACAAGTGTGCTTATTCTACTTCTAACTATAGTAGGTTTAATTTGTGCAAGTAGATTTCCTAACTCTCCTTCTATACTACAAGGTGTAGGTTTTACAAATCCAAATGTGTCGTAATAACTGTCTTTTACATATTCATGATTGTGCGTTTGTGCATAAAAGAATTCACCTGTCTTATTCTTAGGTGTACCTATACTGTTAACATTTTCATCTATATTATCTTGATGATTTGGATTACTACGCAAACTTAAACTTTTATAAAAATTTACGTTTTGATTTTTAGTTTGCCAACCAACTGGATTGTATTTTTGTAAAATCTCTTGTACACTATTTTTTAACGCTTCAATATCATAGTTAAACTGTAAAGATAAGTCACTATGTTTTGATTCAACTAAATGTTTGTTAAGTTTAGTTGCTTTTGTTAACCATTCGTGGACAGTAAATGCCTTAGGACATAATTCAACTGGGTACTTCATAGACTTTCCTTGTATTGCTTGATATTTAATTCAGCAACTGTTTGAAGTGTATATTGTACTTCTACTTTTTGATCTAGCCATGTTAGATTATTATATATTTTTCTTGGGCCACCAAACGTACTTGCTTTGCCTTCACTCATACGTCTTAGAAAATTAACAAGTCGATGATTATAATCATTAAAAGTCATCCAAACTTTTTCATAACCTTGTGCATGCCAATAGTCTATCTGCAAAGGGAATATATTTCTTGCTTGACACCAGTGGCCTCCTCCTCTATAATCTGGATGAGTAAATGCCCTAACTCCAATAATAGGTATATCTTTCCACAAATACGTGCCACTCATAGCAATAGGTTTAACATCACGTACGATGTTAAACATATCAAATCTTTGCTTTTTATGTATTAGATGCAACAAAGTATAAGATTTGTTTTCCCAGCCATTAATATCATAATTTTTATAGGCATTTTCTTTTAGACTATATGCATACTCACTTAGATATTGTAAATCTAAATTTTGAATATCTGTAATTTTTCCGCGGTATAACGAATCAGTTTTGATCATAAACTAGATTGCTCCTACACTAACCAACTTCTTAAATGTGTAAGGAAATTTGCATTGTAGCACAAATGCACTACGCCAGCCATCTGTGTTATTTTCATAACCATGCCAAGAGCTACAATCAAATGCAGTAGGACAATCTATCAGCACACTATCAATTTTTTTGCCGTCAATACTCTCATAAAAATCTAAAGGTGTGCTATAGTTGTCTAAAGGAAAAAGTATATTGACTGTGCGTTTAATTTCACCCGCTGCACTATCTTCGTGTGCTTCTACAATACTATTAGCTTGTGTTCTTATAAAACTACAACTATAGAATATTTTACTCATTGCAAATTGATCTAATATCTCTTTAACATAATAATTTTTCATATCATATGCACTATGAACTTGCTGAGGAACTTTTCGTCCTATTTCTTTATATCCATCACTATAGGTTAAACTTTGTGCAATCTCTAACAATGCATCTTTAGAATATTTTATATGAGGTAATTGTTTATACATTAACTTTCAGCCGCTTCTAGAATGTTCAAAACTCTTAATACATTTTCATAAGTCTTAGGAATGTTGAGAACTAAATGTATACTGCCGTGCTGATAACTATGTGTCCTATGTTGTTTACGGGTATCAATATAGTAACACCGGCCTTCTTCAATACTGCGTATACTGTAATCATGCTCCCATTGATAACTTTGATGTCCTGTATTTGTTAAAAATGCTACTATACGAAAACATTTGCGTTGTAGTAACACACCATCTCTATGGCTTGGAAACCATCCACCTTTGTTAACTTTTACAAGTGTGCAACGTCCTAACTTAGGAAAGTAATCTAATATAGGATGTAAGCTAGGAGTATCATGATATAATTGTGTAGGTGTATCGAAGTCAAGTTCATTTAATTTACGACCAGCTCGTTTTTGTGCTTCTGGCATACTAATACTATCTTGTGGTGTATCACCAGGTAACCCTACCATGTTAAGTCCGTCTCTATCATTAAGACTACCTTCACGGTGTAAGTAAGGAACCCACTGTCCGTCATATTTAGAAATTTCTTTTCTAAATTCACTTAGGTTAATTTTAATTGAAAGAGGAACAAAATCACCAATTGCATCAAGTTGCATTTCAGTAGCAATATCCAAAAGTTTTGGATGTGAAAACGTACCGTCTTTAAATGATTGTAAATAATCAATTTTAAGTTTTTTCTTTTCTTCTTCTGTTATCATTGTATCTCCGTAAAAATACTTAGTCCTATTTTTCTGTCAACCCCTAGCTTTGTAAAGTCACTTGAACAATGTATTCGTAAACTATCAAAAGCAATTATACTTCCTATAGTCCAAGGAAAAAATCCTTTCACACTTAATCCTTCAAGCCAATTATCTTTCAAATGAGTTAAGACATTTCTAATAGGTTGCGGTATTCCATTTTTATTTGTGTTTTCTACTTCACTATAATCATATAATGGTTGATTGTAATAAAATGGTATATCTAAATCTTGTTCACCGTTGAACAATTTTACAGGACCGCCATAATAGTATTGGTCAAACATAACTAGTTTTATTTTGTTACAATCTCCTTTATCTACCCATAAAGGTATAGTAAATGCTTTGTACACATCTGGATATTCAAAACTATCATCTATGTGTAGCACATGAGGACTAGTAACATCAAAATAATGTGCAGACCTTACTTTGAAATTTCCAAACTGTTTACGTAACAAATCTAGTATGTCATCAATTACGTCTTCACCTTCTTCAACATACACAACTTTAGGACCTGTATTCTTTTCTATCTTTTCACTTGCATGATAATATTCAAGCAAACTTGTAATTTTGTCTTGATTAATTACATTTAATAATTGTGTAGATTCAGAATGTGTTTTCTTAATCCTGTTTATCTGCTCTGTTGTTCTCATCTTTAACTTTCGGTATCTTACTATCTGCAGAACTAACACAGCTCTTAGTAATACACGTTTTTGGCTCTTTAAACAGTTTAAAGCCTGTCTCGATGTTACCAAGGGGTGCATCATGGCAAGAATAACTTCTTTTTACCGAACCGTCAGGCTCCCGTATTATTATTCCGCTAAAACCGGCGTTACACCGCCATCCTTCGAATTTATTAAAATTAAAGGCATTAAAGCGTTCTGCTTGGTCCATATACCACTTTTTACCTGTAGAGTCTTTTAGCTCTACTTGCATGTGCCATGGAACACTTGCATCATTCTTACCTGTTACTCCTGCAGGGATTTGGAATGTTGGTTTTGGTCTGCCTTCCCATTGCCTTTTGCTTTCTGTATAGGCTCGCTGGGGCATTCCGTTCCAGAGTCTGTCGAGTTGGTCTTTTGTGTATCCTTCAACAACTCGTGATGCTGTTGGATCAGACTGGGGTTTGAGAGTGACATTAATGCCTCTGGAATGGAAAAATAAGGCATTGCTCCAGTCTCGTTCAAACCATTCTGGAACCATGACCATATTGATCGTAACTTGGATATCATGTTCTTGACATAGGATGAGTTTATTTGCAAACTCTTCCATCCTTTCAGTAGTATTTACATGTTCTGTGTGTAAACTAGCTGTAATAGAGGCCCTATGGAAAGGTTTTGCATACTCTACATATGTTTCAAACCACTTCATAGGCCTGCTACAATTACTTGTCATATGTATGCTTGTATAATTTGTATTTCCTACATCATCTGCTAGATGTTTTAATATGTCCAAGTATCCAGGATGGAAAGTAGGTTCTCCTCCCGACAAGGAGAAATGGAAAGAATTGAAGCCGTTGAGTCTGGCTTGACGTTTGATTTCATCCACTGTAAGCAAGCAGAGCTCGGTAGGACGGTGGTCTTTACGATCACTTCTTGCGTAAGGCCAACAGTAGGAACATCTGTAGTTACAGAACCTTCCGAGTAACCAGGATACAGTAAATAGATCGCGATAAAGCAGAGTACGTTGACCCACAGAGACAATGTCATCAAAAGGGATCTTAGTAAAGTCATAATTACTCCATTTCAAATCTTCATTCATAATATACTATAACACCACTACAGCTATTTGTCAATAGTATTTACGATAAATATTTAGGAGACAGTACAAAATGACTTTGCTAGACTACGCAAAAACTATAGAACCTTGTCAAAGGAACTGGGACGAAGATTACGAAGTTCCAGATGAACATATAGATTACATATTAGACGTATGCACAACAGTTCCCACAAAACAAAACCTAAACACCTATAGCTTAGTTACTATTACAGACAGAGAAACTATAGAAAATATATATAAAAAGTGTGCTTTTGATCCACAAGGCTATGCAGCAACTTATCTAAAAAACAGCCAAGTAAATGCAAATGCTTTGTTCATATGGTGCAATGGCACAGACAAGGCTGAATTCAAAGATGATGTAGATATTGCAGTTGGTATAAGTTCTGGTGCTGCTGCACTTGCGGCAGCTGAACTAGGTTACAAAACAGGTTTTTGCAAATGTTTTGAACCAAGACCTCTAAGAAAAATTCTTAGAAAAGCAGGTGTAAAAGATTACAATCATGGTATACTAATGTTAGGGGTAGGTAAACCTAACGAGGATTTTCCTAGACATTACATTGTACGTGATGGAAGATACGCAGGTTTGCAACCTCCTAAAGGTGACAAAAATATTTTGCGTCAAAGGATTAAGTAGATAATACACCTACGTCAAAATGATTAGCAACAACAGATTTATAATTTTCTTTATACCTACTTTTAGGTGCACATAATCCGCAACCGCACACATGCTTAGGACAAGTTATAGTAGGCATAGTTTGTGATTCTAACATTTGTTTCAAGTTAGCAATAATATCTTTACCCTCACTTATTTTACCAATTGGGCCACGTGTACCATCAAAACGTGCTTGACATGTTTGATGATGGAAAACGCTGTCAGTTTGTTGTTCTAAATGTAAGAAGAACCAGTTTACACTGCACTGCCAGCCTTTGAATTCACGTAAGTCTACAAATGTTGCATTACGACTTTTTCCATTACTGCTTAAACACATTTCTCTGCTACCGCAGCAAGGTCTGCCTTCTACTAGTCCTAGTTTTTTCTTTTCGCTAGTCTTTTCGCCTGCGGCACTTAGTACTTTTGTAACTTCTTTTTCTTTGTTAAGTTTTGCGTTTTTATTTTTCCAGAAGTCACGCATGTATGTAAGTTGTTCTTCGTTATACTTGTGTGCAAAACTGGGCTTGCTATCAGGTTCTTCACCAATAACCCGTGGTACATACTTTACACCATGTGTATCTAAGTAATCACACAAGTCCTTGCATTCGTCAAAATGCTCTGCATGGAACATTACATTGACACTCATAGTAAGTCCGTGTTCTGGTCCATGTGTGTGAAATTGTAAAATCCTATCTCTTACTTGCTGTTTAAGTTTTTCATCACTCTCAGCATGGTAACTTACAGTTATATGACGCATGTTTTCCATAACACGCTGAGCCATTTTTTCGCCCATTGCTCCATTACTTGTTAGTGCAAAGTTAGCTTTCCATTTATGTGCATACTTTGTTTCATATTCACTTTTTAAATATTGTATAAAAGGTATAAAGTTTGGATTTACAGTAGGTTCGCCTCCAGTAAAGCCTATACTTGTAAACTTAAAATCTCTGTATTGCATGTATGTGTCAATATACTCGAACAAAAAGTCTGTATTTGCTTTAAGTTCATCTAAACTAGCATGGGGACTATAATTATCATGTCGTGTAACAGGACAATAACTACAATCGTAATTACAACGTCTGCCTAAATCCCAAGTAACTTGAAAAACATTACCTGTTTTAAGATCTAAAGTATCAAAGCTCAATGCCGTTTTCCTCCAATGCCCATGCTTTTTCTTTACACCAATAACAATGACCACATTCTTCAACATTTTTATCTTTGTTATACCAAAATGCATCTTTGCCTGCTAGAGGTCCTTGCATACTGCTTCCGTCACCTTCGCAACTACGTGTAAGTTTAAGCAAGTCAAGTAGATCCATATTTTTGTATTGTTTAATCACCCAATCTTTTTCGATATACTTGAACGGGTGTAGTTCCCAGAAGTGTGTTTTACAAATAGCAAGGTCATGTATGTCAGCTTTTTGAATATCTACATCTCTATTTTGCATCCTATCTTCAGGTGCTATATCTAAATCTGCATTTTTTGTAATAGCAGTAAATATTGCTTGGTAATTATTTTCATATGCTATGTATTCATTATACTTTTCGACAATAACTTGATCGCCGCTTCGCTGTTTTGGTTCATGTATAATATATCCTATAGCACCGTGTTCAAGTTCTGGTGGAATAAAGTTTGTATTTTGTACACCGATAGTGTCGCCCCAGATATCTTTTAACTTATTATAAACTATTTTACTGATAGGCATCTGCCAAGGTCTGTTTCTCCAACCTCTATTGTGTGTGATAAGGTCAATAGTGATGTTGTAGTTGTTTTCCTGTATAATATTTGCTAGTATGCTTGTTAACACTGCACTATCAGCGCCGCCAGATAAATTAACTGCTATCCTTTCCCAACTTGGATTCAAAGGTATATACAATCCGTCAACAAAATGCAAATGGAAACCGTGTTTTTTCAACAAACTACGATTTTCGTCTTTACGTCTTACTGTGAGTTTGCGTATTTCTTCTTCTTTTTCAATGCCACTTGCATCACTTTCACGTATAGCATCAATTTTTTCATTAACTCTACTGTGCAATACTTTTTGATATTCTACTATGTCAAAGTCAAAGTACTGATAGGTATCATATTGCTGTTTGGTCATACTACTTCCTTTACATCCATGCTTTCTAGTTTATATTTTTTGAAATACTGATTGAAATCTTGCTTCCACAGCTTGTCCATCCTATTGGCATATATTATAAATGCTGTTTTGTCTTTTTCATGTGTTTTATGATTCACTATATAATTTCTTACTTCTTCTAAGTCTCTAAGCAAAACATATATGTCCATAAATTTATTTTTTTCCTTGTTGTACCCTCTATGATTTTCATAACCTTCAAGTGATAAACGCTTTTTCTCAACTTTTCTTATTGCTTTGATAGTTCTTTTTATATCTACAAGTATACGCTTGCCAAATATTCTGTATGCAACCGCAGGATTAATGTACGCAGGTGTATACACAATGCTCATCGAAACCATATTTAAATTTAATGACAACAAACTTACTAGAATATTTTGAATATCAAGCATTTGGTATATGCTTGTTGTACATACAGCATCTAATATTGTATGATTGTTGATACTTTTAAATTTTTCTAAATTATCTTTAAGAACATTCCAATCTCCGTCCCTAAAATAACTGTAAATGTTAGTACCACTGTCTACGCTTATCTTTATTGTGCTTTCTCCAAAAGGTTTGAGTAATTCATTTAACCGTTCAACATCAAATTTTGCATTAAAGTTTGTGTGGAAGAATATTTCAATATTAGAAGCGTTTGGATGCTCGGCTAATTTTTCTAAAACTGCAAAGAATTGTTTTTGATATAACACTTCGCCGCCAGCAAAATCAATTTTTTGTATGTTAGGAAAATTTACAACTAGATCATTTGCAATTTCTAATGCATCTGCTTTACTTAAACGTATTTGTGTAGTATCATCAGGACCTTCTCTATGCTGTGTTTTTAACAGTTGTATGAGATTGTGCTTCTCATCAAGTTGGTCAGGCACATAATTTTTTAATCTAGCCGCCCAATTACTACTATATACTTCGCTACAATGTAAACAAGCCATGTTACAACTATTACTGAATCTTAATTCAACATGTTTTAATCCTGTCAAAGGCATAATTCCTGTTTTAGGATCATATTCACGCAAGTCTATTCTATTCTGATAGTCTTGCCGCATACTACGAGTGCCTTCTCTCTCTGCTTCTTCGCACAAATGACATGCGTCTGGCCATTTGCCTTTATCCAGTTGCTGTCTAAATTTTCTAAATTTATCGTTATTCCAAAATTCACTAGGAAGTTTGCTGTCGATAGTCTGTAGCCTAGCAGGATTGATAGGACATGTTGTTACAAATCCATTCTTATAATTTAAACCACTGTATGCATAATAGCAAGGTAATTTAGATTTGCGCTTCATTAGTAAAAATATCCTTTTGCATCAACCAGTCGGCTTGCCATCTACAACCAGCAGGACCAAAATGATGATTGTCATCTTCTTTAGTGAATGTTTTATACTGTTTTTCACCCAACAACTCTTTTACTATTTCAATATTTTCAAAATCACTGTGAGAATTTTTAAAATGAAAAAACATAAAGTTAGACTTTGCCTGTGCATAATGACAATGCACTAGATGCTGATGTTTCATTGTTTTGTTACTAGTAAACTTGTAGTACAATTTTCTATATTTGATTATATCTTTTTCTGGAGGCATAAAAGCATGGAAAGAATTAGGAGTAAACCCAACTACTTTTTTATCAGGCACAGGATTTTCTAGCCTAAAATAATTATCTGTTTCAGTAATAAACTTAGGTTCGTAATTTTCTTCCCAAGCTGTTACTCTTCCGTGATTCGTAACTTGAAAAACAAAACAATTATTATCTTCAGGAAATTTTTTTATTGCATAATCTAACAGATATGTTGCAACATTTATACTTGTACCTGCTATTGCCCAATTATAAAAGTTTTTGCTAGGAAGTAATCTTGCAAGCTCTTTTACATAGTTGTTTTTCGGCCATCCTGTCCAGCTACAACCAAAGAAATGATAATTGTCAAACATCTTTAAAAATATCCTTCATTTCAGGGAATGTTTCAGCAAACGAGACACCGCGTTGTTGATCGCACAGTTCTAAAAATTCTTTTGTTTCTGGTAAACGTACACTCCAGTCTTCACTTTCCATAAATCTAAGCATTCCGTCTAATCTTTTAATACCATATTCACCTTGGCGCCATGTTTCATAATCTACTTTGTCTTTATGCCAGGCTGGAATACTTCTTTCCCAATTGGCTTCCCACCAAGGATACCATGCTTCATACTTTTCTCTGCATTTTTCTTTAAACCATTTAGGCAAAACTTTCACGTTTAAATGCGCAGGCCAATACACAAAATGATAGTTAACTCCGCCGCCACTAAACGGCCACATGTTTATCTTTTTAAATCCTTGCTCTACCTTCCATTGGATAAGATCAGGAATGTAATACACGTTAAGAGCTTGCACTGCACAAGCAACAGTAACTTCTACATTAGAAGATGTTTGCTTGTCTAGCTTGTGAAAAGTTTTAACTTGATTATTCCAGTTGCTAGGATAGCGGATATAATCATTCATTTCTTTTATACTGTCAATGCTATAATGGAAACGCACTATTTTAAAATGCTTCCAAAGATCAAACAAATCTTCTCGCCATTCAACACCATTTGAATTATAACGTAATTCTAAATTTTTAGCATATCCCATCTTAATAGCATATTCAAGTATTTCGTAATGTTCTTCAATAATAAGACTTTCGCCACCTGCAAAATAAATTTGTTGCATACTTGGCATTTGTTCGTAAAATTGTTTCCAGAATGTAGGATTTTGTTTATGCCAATTGTAACTACTTCCGTTTGTACTACCTTTGTCTTTCCATTGCATTATCTCTTTTAGTGATTCATTCTGCACTGCTGGAAATACTGCTTTCCAATCTTTGATCCATCCTGAACTATCATGAGGCGAACACATAACACAAGCAAGCTGACATTTGGTTCCGAAACGTAAATCGATATATGCTAGATTAGGAGGCACACTTCCATCAGGATTTGTTTCTTGCAATATTTTATCAAGGTCAACACGTTGTTCCCAATATTTTGTTTCCCATTGCCTCTTACTTCTATGTCCTGCAGCTTCTTCTTTGTAGCACTTTAAACAGCTAGGAGGCATTTCTCCATTTAGCATCTGCAGGCGTACATTCTTCATATAGTCACTGTTCCATGCTGTTTCAAAATCACTAACATTTAAATTGTTAGGCCGACCTTCTTCGTCTTTTAAGATACCTACTTGACCGCCATGCTGTTTGTCATTAGTAGGACCTACGGAACTTGCATTTGCTGTACAGCATACACGCATACTGCCGTCTGGTCTTGTACTTAGGTGTACCCAAGGTAGTAAGCAAAAAGTATTTGATGGATATTTTGTTTTCTCTGTCATTATATACGTACTTATTAGTTAGTGAGCTGTGTGTATTTGATTATTGATTGTTGAGATAATATTCTCTTTACAATGGTGTATACACTTGTCAAAAGACTCTTTTATTATCTGCTCGTGTAAGTTGCTGTACCAAGGACTATCTAATATTTCTTGGAAGCTCTTTCCACTGTTTACATTATTATCATCTTTATCATACTTGTAACTATAAGTATCCTCCAGTGTTGCTAATTGTATTTCTGTTCCCCACCAACAACAAGGCAATACTGTACCTTGCACAGTGGTATATAATCCTGTATCTAATCCGTGATAATCCGGTCTGTGACATGCTTTGCATACAACTTTTTGTGTAGTTTCTTGTGTTGCAAGTTCATGTTTACCTTGGCCAGGAGTAACTATTTTATGTTCTCGAGATTTAGTACCTCTAAACTTTATACGTTCAAAACCTTCTTCTATGCTACGTTGTTTTGCAAGTTCATCTTGATGCTCATTGTGTTTGAAATAAATGAATTGCCAACTTGCGCGACCGCCTGCAGAAATATATGTTCTAAAGTTATCTTGTAGTTTGTCCCAATCTACATTTCTACGATAGATATGATTAGTATCTTCCAATCCATCTATACCCCATATAACATTTAATCTGCTTAGTGTAGGACGATTGATATACATATTTTTTGCACCAATCTTTCCTAGGCTTTTCCAAAATTCAGTATTGCGTGTTCCGCCATTAGTAGCAATATTAACTTGTAGTGACCTGCTAAATTTACCACACCCAAATATCCATTCTACTATTTCTAACAATTCTGGATTTGTTGTTGGTTCATCATAGTTTCCGCAAAAGTCAATTAGTCTAAGACTTTCCCATTCATCATTACTCATCCAATTCTTAAATTTTTCAAAAGATACATATGTATCATTTAGTCCAATGTAATTTTTTGTTTCAGGTTTATCGTAACTTTTTTCTCTAGCACAAGCAGGACATCTAGCATTACAATAGTTGCTGATCTCCATTTGTAGTTTTTTAATTTCTTTTGCAGCTACTGGCCAGCTCATAGTTGTTCCTTGATAAACTTATCACGCTTGTTTTCTTTACATGTACTTTGGCATTTGCCTATACGGTTATTTCCAGTCCAACTGTTCTTGATATCTGTCCATACCTTGCCTGTCATTGCTTGTTCAAGTGTAACGTTTGCAAGATTTATATCATTCATGTAATCGTTGTCTACAAGTATTTCTTCAAATCTATCTTTTTGTTTTCCATTGACTGCAAACTCTAACATCTTACTGTTGAGGTGACAACAAGGAATAACATTGCCCATGTGGTTAACAAATATACGTTTTTGATTTCCATATTTGCAACTAATGCAAGGTGATTCTTCTACTTCAACTTTTTTGTGTTTTACTCCACCAGTATCTTTCCTATGACTGATAATTGTTTTGAATTCTTTAAAGCCCTCGTCTTTGGCCATTTGTCTAGCAATTTCTAATTGATGTTCATTGTGTTCAAATACAATAAACTGCCAGTTAGCTCTACCGCCTGCACCTATAAAAGCTCTCCAGTTGTTTCTTACTTTTTTAAAATTACTACCTTCTCTATACTGCTCACTTGTTTCGTCACTGCCGTCTATACCCCAAGTAACTTTATGACTGCGTGGTAGAATTGTTGCAAGTTTTGACCACCATGCTTCTGTACGCAAGCTACCATTGGTTGCAATGTTGATATGACAATTCCACTGTGCAAAATGTTCGACTATTTCAAAAAAGTCTGGATGAGTAGTAGGTTCATCAACACTACCACAAAAATTAATGATCTTTATATTAGGAAACATATCTTTTTGAAACTTTTCTTTTATAACATTGACATCAAGATAAGTTTTGTTTAATATTTTATCTGCTTCATTAGACAGTACACGGAAACAACCTTTACAACGTATGTTGCAAAAACTTGTAAGTTCAATATCTATCCATTCTAAATTATTACTATTCCACATTATTCAAAACACCAAGGTATAACTTGCGGACTGTTAGTTCCGCGTTTTTTATCTAAATCAATTAAAAACCTCTGCATGGTTTTATTTGCCTTTTCGTTGTACTCATACTTTTTCAAAAAGCTATGAATAGATTTATTTGTTGTATCTTCTGCTACTTTTTGCACTACATGCGGTTTGAGAGCATTGATTTGTAAATGCTCCGGATACGTTACTGTATGTAGATCATAACTTGCATTCCATCTACTTGTAAGTTCATTTACTGTTTTATCAAGCACAGGTAAATTCATTGCTTGCGATGTAATGTTAAAGTATATATGGATAGGATTTAGTGCAAACAGTTCATCAGCATTCTTTACAAAAGTTTCATGCTTTGTTGGAAATCTGATTAGTTCGTTAACTTCTTCCCAGCCGTCAATACTAAGACTAAATTCTAGTTTCTTAAATTTAGCAAGAATATCTAAAAACTTTTTTGTATTGCTAACACAATTGGTTTGTATTTGTATAATTGTGTTCTTAGCATTCCAACTATTGCTACCAAGTTTGTCAAGGAAGTTATGTACTTCTTTCATATAAAAAGGTTCCCCTCCTGCAATATAAACAAACTTTGCTGTGTTTACCATTTTATCGTATAACCAGTTCCAGTCTATATCACTACGTTCTCCAAAATGTTCTGTGCTATACTTAGAATAAACATCTAAATCTTCAAGCCATTTACTACTTTGTTTTGGACTGCACATTGCACATTTCAAATTACAAGTATGACCAGGACGTATGTCCCAATGATCTAATCCTTGTCCTCTTTGTATGCTTCTTAATCTTTTACTGCTTAATCCTATTTCTTCTCTACGTAAACAATTATTACATGCAGGATTAGCTTTCCAGTCCGTTTTAAAGCCTTGCCTTATTTTATTAATCACAGGATTATCTAGTAATTGATCCAATGTATCAACATGCGATTTGTTTTTATCATCATAAAGACAACAAGGCCTTACAATATAACCTTGTGGTTCCTTTTCAACATATAGACTGTTGATAGATTCTAAGCATGTCATGTTTGGTCCTTCAATTCATTATGATATGCTTTGTTGTAGCCACATGTTACAATACATCTACGGAAATGCTTTTCATGTGCAGGATCCCAACTTTCTGCTAGTATTTTATCAAACCAAGGATGAGAAAGTATTTCATCAATGCTATGAGTCTTTAAACTATTCCAACCTGTTTCGTATTCTGCTAATTTGTCGTTGATGTTTTCTTTATTTTTTTGTGCCCAATCAGAAAGGAAACAACAAGGCCACATTGTTTGTTTGGCACTTATAAATATTTCGCCTTCGTGAATTAATTTACATTTGATACTACGCACTACTGTTTGTGTTTCTTCTTTTGTCTTGTTTTCTTTTTCTATAAACTTGTATAACTCTTGTACTTGTGCTTTTTTGCTGTGTTCTTTACTTCCGGTAGTTGTAATTGCTTTTTTAACTTTTGAATTTTTCTTTCCTATTTCTGCAACCCATGTATGATAACTGTTACGCATACCTGTTCTTGTTGCGAAATTAAATCCTAAACGTTTAGCATGTTCTTTGGCTGCTTCTAGTTCGTGTTCGTTGTGATCAAAAACAATAAACACCCATTTTGCTCTGTAGGCAAATTCACCTACTGCTTCACTGAATGCATTCATGTTACGTTCTAATACTGACCATTTTGTGTTTACTCTGTATATGTGGTTAGTTTCTTTGTGTCCGTCTACACAGAAGTGTATGTGGAATTTGCGCTGATACTTTGCACACATATGACCTAGTCTAGTCCACATGTCAACAGGGCCAACTGCACCGTTAGTGCTAATGCTAACCATGCCTTGATTTTCTAACAAATATTCTAGCATTTCTGCAAACTGTGGATGAATAGCAGGATCGCCTAGCACGCCGCAAAACTTAAATTCAACACCGTCATAGTCTCCAGGAGGAAACATTCTCTTAAGATCATCCAGACTAAAATCTGTAACTTGTAGATTGCCTTTTGCAAGCTCTTGTGTTCTTGCACAGCCTGGACAGGCGGCATTGCAATCACTTGTAATTTCTAGTTCAACTTTTTTAATATCACTTAGTTTCATTCATCGCTCCATTGTGCTTTATATGGATCAAATTCTATACCGCACTTTTCAGAACATACTGATAATTTGCCTTCTTTACAACTAGACAAACTCCAACCTGATTGAATGTTGTCAAATATACCTGTTGCAAAAACTTTATCTAGTCCTTGCTTTGCATTTAGATTTTGTTTGCCGCCGATGTTTTCTATATAACGCCATATAGGTTCTATTGTAGGATCTTTATGGTACCATTTGTACATACGTGTAGCAGTCCAACAGCAAGGCAGTGCTAAGCCTTCTGCTGTTATAAACAAACTACCTTCTTCTTTTACTTTGCACTTGATAGGTACAGCATCGTAATAGTTTTGCATACTACCATACTTGTCTAACAGTGCATCTTGCTTGTTACGTGTTTTGTTTTGATATTTCTTAGCAGGCTTTTTAATAATTTTTGCAGTTTCACCTTTTTTACTTTTTGCTTGGTGTTCTTCTTTTTTATCTTTTTTTGCTGTAACAAATCTGTCAGTCTTTTTTGCAATAAATCTTTCAAACCCTAATTCGTTGGCAAATGCTTCTGCTTGTTCAACTTGATGTTGATTATGTTCAAACACAAGAAAATCCCAACGAGCTCTTCCACCTGCATTTATAAAAGAACGCATACTGCGTTCTACATTGTCCCAAACCACGTTCTGCCTGTATATGTGGTTAGTATCCCTAAGCCCGTCCACACTAAAAATAACAGCACCCATCCTACCATAGACTTGGGCCAGTTCTGTCCACCACGCTTCATCTCTTGCTCCTGCATTTGTATTCATGCTTAACCACATATTTGGATTATGCTCACGGAAATATTTGAATATCTCTAATGTATCTCTTGCAATTATAGGATCTCCTAAGTTGCCGCACATAAACATAGTTTTAAGTTGTGCTACAAACTCAGGTTTGAATATACGTTTACAATCTTCAAGTGATAGTTCATCAAGATTGATGTGTGGATTAACACCTTCGCCATTCATGTTACGATCACACATAGGACATGCCGCCTGGCAGTTTTGTGTAACTTCTAAATGTATTGCTCTTATATCTTCATAATTATACATTGTGTATCCTATTATTTACAAGCCATGCTAGTTGATTCCAACTAGCAATATACTTACCTGACATTATTTCATCAATAACTATAAAAGAGTCTATGTCTAACAGTTTTAATTTTAGATCATGTGTGAACACTAAATTTTTTAAGTACATGTCTTGGTGCATAAAATATTGTCCTTGAGGCAAATTTTCATGCGAGAATTGTATGCAGTCTGTGTAAATTTGACAAAAAACTTGCAGTGCTTCTGCAATATTTTTATTAGGTATTTCATACTTGTCTGGGTAATCTAACAAACATTCTACAAGAGTGCAATATGGTCTAATCTTTTTCATACTATACTGTGTAGGACTTTCCCAAGTAATTACTGGTACACAATATTCTTTATCCTTGCTAAACTTTTTGTAAAGTTCGAAGTTTTCTTTTGTAAACGTACCGTACTTTAATTCTTTGCTTACAAAGTTCTTACCATGATACAGATTTGATCTAATAAATTCTTGTTTAATCATTGTATAATAATTTTATATCTTTCCCAGGTCCTGTTTTGCTAGGAAGATCTCCGTATTGTTCTATGTACCAATCAATAACAGCCTTGTACCAATTTTGGCTGTTGTGATGTGCCTGCTTATTGAACTGAAAAATATTATTGTTGGTTGCTTGCATTGTGCTCAGGGCTCTTGCACTTTCTTGTTGCAACTGCCTAAGTGTTAAATTATTTAAGTCCAATTCTCATATACCTTGTGTATTGTTCTAATTCTAATTCTCCTGTAAAGTATACTTCACTTAAAGGAGACATTTCAGCAAAATGCAAACTATCCTTTACACAGTTTACATGTTCGTCTATAGCAACGTAATCGTTGCTCTGTAAACATATAAGTTTCCCTTTTGGTATTTTATCATACCATTCTGCAAAGTTTTCGATGTGTTCACAACTTGTATTGATAATGGTGTTAGGTGAGTCTTTGCAGTTTTCTATATCGCCATTGCCTTTAACTGTTGTATAGTTATCAACAATATAATTAATATCCATTATGTCTTTTGTTTGTGCCTTGAATTTCCAGCCATCTTTTAAATGTTGGTTAAATGTTTCTGCAATCTTCCATACGTTATCGTCTATGTCAAAACTACGTATCTTATCAAACTTTATATTTGCTTCACTAAACATAGGCACTATTGTAGCATACCAACCAGCACAAATAAAAACGGTACCAAGATCTAAGTCTAACTGTTTAAGTGTATCCACTAACCATTTTTTACTTTTTATTTGACCACGACTAAAACAATCCATATCAATATTGCTATCTTGTAATTTTTTAAGAGCAGGTACAAACAAACTATTTGTATGTTTTTCTAACACACGCCATAGTGCATTTTTGTCATTTTGCAATACAACCTTAAATTCATCTTTTACTTCAGGCAATAATCTCGACAAACTGTAAAAATTTTCTTCAATTACTGCTTTACGCAAATCAACGTTTGAATTTGCAAGTCTGAATATACTGTGCATATTCTTTTCTACTACTGCTTTACGTAATTCTTCATTGTTTGCTATTTTAAAAACACTGCTTAAATCTCTATCATTATACAAACGTCTTACATTGCTAACACCTTCGTACATGTATTCAAATCTGTCAAGTAAGTCTACAATTTCCTGCGCCTTTATTTCAGGTTGTGCTACTTTTTCTTGCGGATAAGCAATATCAAATTGTTGTCTAAGCCATTCGAAATCATTTATTAGCCTAAGATCAGACCCCCCAGAAAGGCCAAACTCCATACCAGCGGTAGCGCCTGCCAAAGCGTATTCCCCAAAAGGTCTATCGTGTCCCACGGTTGTCCAAGTTTTAAGTCTTTCATCTGTTTCTCCTGTTTTTTGTCTATCAATTACTTTACTACTTAATTTTGCACATTCTCTAAATGCACTTTTCCAAGTTTCAAAAGGTCCTGTGTTAAATGCTGTAATATTACTAACAACTTTGATAGGCTTAAAATGTCTGCTTATGCTTGTTGTCATATCTGGACGAGATGTGTCCATATCAATTGTTGCTTGTCTTGGAAATAGTTTTATGCCACCATATCCATATTCTAGGTCATTGATAGGATTGACACTACGCCATACTTTTACGTAGTTCTTTTCGTGTTCTGGTGATACATAATCAAAATGAAAGTCTTCTGATATTACTGCATCGCCGTCAACGATCCATATAAGATCAGTTTTACATAGTTTTGCCGCTTCAATATGTGCTTGGTGAATACCTGTTACTCCGTCTACACGTTTTGCACGAGGGAACCTATCTAACAATGCTTGATAATTTTCATCAGCATTAGGTTCATTGTATGTAATCATTACAATGTCATATTCTTCATTTTTATTAGGCTTTTTATAGTAGTCATTTAGCACACGCTTAGGTGGTGTGTATAAACTTTTAAAAAACTTGCTTTGTTCTTCATCATACCATTCAACAGGAATATCTATTTGGTACCTTAGCGTTTCACCTAGTTCTGTTATTTTGCTATAAAGTTCTTCTGGTGGTATTTTACTGTATGTTTCTTCCCACATACGATTGAGTGTTTCAAAATCACGCACATTTACATAATCCCAATTAGTACACATTGTTTTATATGCACCTTCTCTTGCACCATATATAGCCCACAGGCCGTTATCAACATCACTACCAACTGTTTGCCATATACGGAGTCTGTCAAGATTCTTTTTAGGTATTCTGCTTGCATCGTCTGTACGCAAGCCTTCAAGCAAACACATTTTTACACCTTCACGAAAACCTGCACGCCATGCTTGTTGCGGTGTAGCATTGTTGTGTACAGTGCTGTATGTTTTGTTTATCTGCAAGTATTCGAGCCCCCAGCAAAAATCAATACCAGCAGCAACGTTTTCAGGATCTGCATTTTCATGTGTCTTCATATTTTTTACAAGTTCGGTTGGCCAACACTTTATACCACCGTTTCCGTATACAAGTCCGTTGATGACATTGTAACCACTCCAACTAACTACGCATTTACTAAGATCAATATCATCCCTGAAATATAACTCTTCGTCTATAAATCCGTCTATTACTTTGTTGTCACCATCGATAGTTATAAATCTATCTGTTTCTGCTATATTTGCACAGGCCTTATGTGCAGCATCACTGCCTTCTACTCCATGCACACGCTTTGCCCAAGGAATACGCTGTAATAGGTCATAATAATTTTCCTCAGCATTAGGTTCATCATAACTGAGATAAATTATATCGTAATCTTTTACTTTGAATGTTGCCATTATTGCCTTGTGTGTTTAAATGTGTATGCAGGATTGTGCATGTACAAACTAATGTTTGATGTATCTACGTCATATTCTATATTTTGTGATGCTTCTTGTAACATAAAATGCATTGTATTTAAGAGTGCATATGGGTTATTCTTTTCAGTTACGAATATATTCACAAGTGTGTTGTTATTTGCAATGTACTGTTTATATTCTTCATCACCTTGCACTTGCAAAGTAATTTTATTTTTGTTTTGTACAAATTCTACATAATTTTCTGTTTTTACATCTGTAGGTACAGAATATATATTTTTATTGCTAGGTACTTCTAATTGATTTTGTTTGAATACATATTCGCCTTCATACAATTCTACATGCCAATTGATAAAATTTTCTAAGCCGTCCTCAAACTTACGTCCAAGCTCATCAGTAATTGCTACACTAACTGCATTTTCTTTTTGTGGACTTATACTTGTAACAAGATTTGTTGCAGGATCAAAGTTAACGTAATACATCTTCAAATCCTTCTATGTAATGCACTATCCTATTTTGTAAAAAATTGCCAATAAACAATTTGTTGTCAACAAAATGTATATCTTCTGGTAAATCACAATCATGCACCCTTGGTTTCAAATGAACAAAACCGATATCATACTCTGTAATACTATAATTTAAAATATGTAATGCAATACTAGTGCTTATATCAATACTTGCCCAAGTTTGTGTTTTATAAGGAGCAAAAGTTGCATAATATCCTTGCCAATTGTTGTGTACATCTTTAAGCGTATCAAAAAACTTACTTGCTTTTAGACTTTTCTTAAAATAGTACATGCCTACATAAGTGTTAGGTAATCCATTACCAATGACACTTTGCCTATAGTAAGAATTATGCACAGGTGTATTACGATATGTATAAACTTTTGTAGTGAACCATAAGTCTTCGTTACTAAGCAAATCAAAATATTCATTCATATCTACAGGACAAAACATATCTACATCCATAACAATAGTTTCATCATAAGGAGATACATCATATGCATTTATTCTGTTGTAGATCTTCCAATTACCTTCACTGTTAGGCACATGGATTATGGTGTCAAAATTTTCACTGTCTACTATATCGCTAGTTACAAGTGTAATCTTAACATCACCATTAGTTTTGATACTACGTGCAAGTATTTCTGCTTGACGCACATAATTGATAGTACTGTTTTCAGCAAATAAAACTACACCTCTAGTCACTTATCATCTCCGTTAGTGCAACTTTATTCATAATATGAGTATTAAGGCCACGTGTGTTTACAACAAAGTTGCCTTGAGATATATCTAAATTATAAACAGAGTCTGAATCAAAACTTGACACAAGTGGATCTGGTAATGGGCATGGCCAATCTGTAGTTGTATAACCATTCAGCATGTGTATCGCAATACTAAATGCAAAGTCATTCCTAAACTTTCGATTGCCAATGCTATACAGCATACGATAGTAAGTCCAGTTGTTTTGTATATGTTCAACTAAATTAAAGAATATCTTTGTTTTAGGATTCTTGTTAAAATAAAATACTGTAGCCCAATACATGTCTATGCCATGTTCTGCTAAACGTTCTACAGTTTTATCTGAGCGTTCATTTATATCAGTATATGTTTTGTTAATTAGTAAATCTTTTCCGCTTTCAAACACGCTAGACAAACTTTTGTTCTTAATAATAAAGTCTGTGTCCATGACTAGTGTGTTTTCATAGGGTGTAAGATCCCAACATTTACACCTGTCAAAGTTTAACCAAACTATTTGTTCACCTGCAATTTTTTTGACCTGTCTACTGTGTAGATTTACATTGATAATCTTATCAAACGGTCCGGACTTAAAACTTGTATTTGTAACTAAGCTCACAGGCAAAGACATGTGCTTTTTAATTTGTAAAGCACAATGTTCAGCAAGTTTCAAATAGTTAACTTTAGGTTTAGAAAAGTTTACAACATCTTCTTGTATCGCAAAAAGTAAAACACCATTCAAGTTAACAACCCCTTAGCATCTCTATATTTGCATAACTCAGCATAAGCATCATAATAAGTTTCAGTAGCAAACCTAAACTTATCTAAGATAGTTTCATAAAAATCTTGCATGTTGCTAATTTTTACAGGAATATCATTTGCATCTATGACTACATCTGTAACAGGATTTTTCATACTGTTTACAAATTGTGTGTCAAGAATAAACATTCCTCCATTATAATATATAATGCAGTCTTTCTTGAATTTTTCTTTGAGTAAGCGTTTTTGATTTTGAAAAGTCCGCATGTATTCAGACTGTTCAAGTGCTGTTTTTAGTTTAGTATCCATAGTACTATACTAACACCTTTTGCAGTGTTTGTCAAGTGTTAAAGATTAGCGTTGTTTGTATATGTAGGAGCAGGATTTTCTACGTTTGATCCTGTAGCTCTTCTGTGTTGAATCACACTTTGTAGTGTACCAGTAACTTCTTCGTCAATAGCTCCACCAGCTTTAAATCCACCTTGTTGGTCACCAGTATCATCGTCTCTAAATTGAATTCTAAATTGTATGTTACTACCTACATACCGTGCATTGATGTTGTAGTCGTTTTCTGCATAGTTACCACTACCATCTTTCTTGAAAATTTGTTGATAACTAGTAGTTAGGTCAAGTCCACCTACTGTAGAACCTGTACCTGAACTTGCACTTGTGCTAGTGTAATTGAATATCACTGTGCCCATTGCACTTAGCATGTTAGTCCAGTCAGTGTTTTTTGATCCACTGCCGCCTGATCTGCTTGCTGAAAATCTTATTTGTCCACCTGCGTTAAAGAACTGTGTTCTTGCAGTTGCACTAGTGAAGTTTACTGTGCAAGTGTGTGTTACGACACCGCCACCACCACCGCCCCAAGGTGCAGTTCTTGATGATTGTGTGCCTGCTTCAATTGTAGTTTGTCCTGCACCTACGTTGAATTTATTAGTTTCAACAGTAGTCATTAATGTAGAATAGCCATTAATGTCAGCAGCTAAAATTGTATCGCCTTCATCTACATCTGTAATAGTTGGATTTGAACCTGCTTGGTGTACATATGCTTTTGTGATATCTGTGCGTAGGCTGTCCATTACTTCATCAGTAACAATATCACCTACACTAACTTGACTACTAAGAAGTGTTTGACCGTAGTCGGTATTCATTATTGTGTTGATTCTACTTTGTACTGTATTGTAATCTGTAGCCGATATAATTCCGCCAACAACTGCCATAATAAACTCCTATTAACTACGTATATTTATACCTTTAGCACACATTCGATTAATTTTTCATCTTCGTCATCACTACTTGCAAGGGCTATACCTACCATAGCTGTTGTTTGTACAGTTGAACATACGCCGTTTTCCCAAGCATAAATTGCTTGTCCTTTTTTCACAACACCTTTTACTCTTACAGGAACACGCCCTTTGAGTGCTATATATTGTCCTTCTGCTTCTGAATTCATCATAAATGCTGGATCTGTTGATACAACACCAATGCAATGATCACTTGATTTTGCAGGACCTACTTCATGATCTTCATGGGCGCAAACTGCTACTGCTGTGCCTGCTTCTAATTCTATACCTTCTTCAGTTGTGTACTTTTCTGCTAAGTCAGCAAATTCAGCACTTGTTGCAATACCATTAAATTTAGTTGCTGCTAAGTTACCACTAGAATCACGTGCCGCAATACTATTTGCTGTTGCACTAGTATCTGCTGATCTGTAGTTTGCTCCTACTGCAAGTGTTGATGCCTTTGAAGCAATACCTGTAAAGTTTGTTGCAAATACATTTGAAAACTGTGCGTCTGTTGCACCTAGTGTAACTGTTTGTATGCTTGTGCCATCTGACTGTAATCCTGGAAGAACAGCTAGTGTCGCATCTGCCTGTACACGTAAAATATTTTGTGTTGTTCCACTTAATGGCTTTGCACTAAGTTTAATTGTTTTACCAACATCGTTTGCAATACTACCTTCGTTATCATTAATAATTTTAATCTTAAGATCACTTGAGTCACCAATTGCAATACCAACATCAGAAAAAGTTGTTAGCGTATTGAAAGATGCAGCACCTGTTTGAATAAAGTTTGAAGCATCTACGCCTCCTAGTTTTTCAGCATTAGTTGCTGTACCGTGGAATCTATGCGCTGTAGTTGTAACACCATCTGCACTATTTTGTGTGTTTTTGAGTGTCATACCGCGTCTTACTACATCAAAGCCAGTAATTGCGTTTTCTGCATCTGTGCTATCTATAGTAAATTCTACTGCACTAATTGTAAAGATAACTTCATCATTTACTGTTGCAGCAATAATAGATCTATTTGTTCCGCCATCGTCACGCACTGATCTTGACTGCATTTGTGTAATACCACTACCTGCGTCTTGAGGTCCAACTAGTATAAAATCTGTTCCGTTATAGGCATATAATTGTTCATTTGCTGTGTCCCACCAAAAGTCACCTGCTTTTAAGCCAGTTGGGGTTGTTGCACTGACTTCAGCACCGCCTGTTGTACGCCACTTAGTTCCATCGTAAAATTTTAATTTTGAATTTCCGCTATCAAACCACATCTGCCCTGAAATAGCTTTTGGTGGACTGTTTGCACCGCTAAAGTTTTCTAACAAAAACACAAAGTTTTCGTTTTGTATTTCTCCGTATCCAGCATAGTTTTTTCCAACTAGCTTTAGATCGGTAGTTTGATCAAGTGTGCCATCCTCAATAGTTGTTAAGGTAGCGTTATTGTAATTGTTAATAGTATATGCCATTTGTTATAACCCCTAATACAATGTATTTATTCGTTTATGGTGTATATGTTGTTGTGCTATCATGTGTCCAAACACCTCCTGATACACTAAACACCATAGTATATCTATTTGGAGTAAGTGTAGCATTACCGCTTGCTGTGCTAAACGTAACGTCTTGTACAACAGACTGTGCGTTTACTACATTGTTTTTATCTACAGATACAGTGCTTTTACTCATAGCAGCATTAATGTCAATACCGCTAACACTAGCAGAACTATAGTCAACAGCATGAATAATAGCTTTCGCGCCGTTGGTTAAAGTTTTGCTTCCTGCTGTATACATAGCAGCAAGAATATCGATAATATCATTTACAGGTCCGTCACCAGTACCAGGCGTGTTTGGATCTGTCAAACCAGTGATATCCAAACTCATTATGATAGGTTCAATTTGACGTTGTTCGTCAGTATACCCTTTTGTGGCAACATGACTATCAGCTGTAGGAGTAGCAACACCTGTGATTTTTTGTGTGTTTACAACTATGTCACCGCTTGTACTGATGTTAAGTCCTGCACTTGAAGTAATTGTTGTTCCATCTAAATTTATATTGTCTACATCAAGTGCCGTCAATGTACCAACTTGTGTAAGGCCCGATGCTTTAGTAACTGTGTTGTGCAATTCAGTTTCTGATAACTTGATGTTACCTTTGATGTAATATGCAGGAGTAGCGTTACTATCTGTATCGATAATATCTATATTCTGATTGAATGTCCAGTTACTTGTACTGTTTCTCCAAAGAATATCTTTTGATCCTGTATTACTGTTAAGTATGATACCTCCGCCATCTGCTGTAGCGTCATCTACTAGAGTTGAATCACTGCTTAATGCAAGATTAAGATTTTTTGATTCAATGTTAAGCACTGACGTATCAATTGATAGTGTTGTACCTTCAACTTGTAAATTACCACCTACAGTAAAATCTCCGCTAACTTTACCATCACCAGTAATGTCTAGAGATGCTGTAGGACTGCTGTTGAAAAATCCAACAAACTCATTTGCACTATCTATGTACATAGCACTATTTGTTGAGTTACCAACACGCACTCTAAAATCAATATCTGAACCGCCTTGTTGGTTTTCAAAAACTGTTGTAACGCCGTCAACTTTAATTGTGTGGTATTTACTATCACCTACACCAATTGCAAGTCCGCCACTGTTTTTAACAAACAAGCTACCAGTCATATTCTGGTTTCCTGTTGTTGCTACGAATTTTGTAAAGTCATATTTTGTACCGCTACCATCAACTAGTGCATCTGCTGTTGCTGCTGTACCATGGTATTTGTAACTACTACCTGTAGGATCAACAGGATTGAATCCTACCTTTATAAGTTGTCTAGCAGGTGTTTGTACGTCATCAGGATCGCTAGGGAAGCCTTGTATATCAAATCCGTTACCTGGGCGGAATTCTACTCTTGAATGTACTCCTGCAAGCACTCCGCCTACAAATAGTTTCAAAATAGTTCGTTCAACGTTACCATCATCGATCACGCTGTCCGCTTCTAAACCTGTTTTACCTTGTCCAGCTGTGTAACTAGGACCAACAAGAACTAAGTCTGTGCCATCCCAAAAATAAAGTCTGTTTTTTGCATCATCAATCCAAAGGTCGCCTGCAACTAAGTTATTAGGTTGCTGATTGCTGACTATAGGTCCGCCAGCAACTTTCCAATCACTGCCGTTAAATATTTTTAATCTTGCATCTGCTGTATCGTACCAAAGCTGTCCTCTAAGCGGATTGTTTGGAGAACCACTACTTGAAAAGTTCTCAAGCAATTTGATATTATTTTCATTAATAAACTCACCAAACCCTTTGTAGTTTCTTCCAATAAGTGTAAGATCTGTACTTGTTGTGTCAATACTACCATCAACTAGTGTTACTAAAAGTGTACCGTCAGTTTTATTTAGAATATAACTCATTAACTTGCCCTACCTGTGTATATAATATATTTCATTGCTAAGAACGGATTCATTACATCTAGTGCAGTGCCATCGCCGCCATCTAGTACGCCTCCGCTAGTTGGCAAACGCTGACTGTTTTGTGATGAAGCAATTTCAAATGTTGACCTACTTGCACCAGTAGGTGTTGTGTCACCTGTGTTAACTTCACGTACAGCAAAAAACTGTTCTCCTGATGAAGCACGTAAATCGTGTTCGTGTTCTGGTAGATTTTCAACTGTAATAGTTTTTGTTTCAGTTCCGCTTGTTCCACCTAATGAGTCAGCAGCAGAACTTGTAACTCTATCTGCACTGTTACCGCCCATGTTATCTAAACCTAGTGGGAATCTACCTCTCAAATCAGGCACTGCAAATTTACCTGATGATACTTGGCTTTCTGCTTTAAATGCATATCCTATAGCATCAAACAATGTTTGGTATTCTGCAATAGTGTATTCTGTACCATCACAAATTAACCATCCTGTAGGCAGAGCTGCACCAGCATATGGAACAACCACTCCTGGAGGATTAACAGCAACAGCCTTAAGTAAATTACGTCTTGAAATCTTCTTAAGACCTGTGTCACCTGATGTTCTGTTTATAAGGATTTCATCGTCTACTTGAGACTCTGTAACACTTACTTTGTTTGATACAATAGTATTACTAATGCTTGTAGTAAATGTTTTTGTACTGCCTCCAGCTTGGCCGTCAAATACAAAGTCATCTGCACTGACATCACCTGTAAGTCTAAAAGTTGTTGCACTTGTTAATTTGTCTGCGCTACCAGCTCTACCTGAAACTGTACCACTTACGTTACCTGTTAGGTTACCAATAAATGTTGTAGAATAAATTGTTTTATATTTGTTAAGAGCTGCACCTAAATTTCTTACGTTGCTTTGATCTGGTTCAATGTTACGTGTTGTAAGTGTGTTTTCTAATTCTGTTTCTCCGCCAACAAAAAGATTTTTTGCAATGCCAACACCACCTTTGATTATAGCACTACCAGTTCCTATAGTTGTACTTTGTGTAGTATCATTTAATTTAAGCACTCCACTTGTTTGTATGTTACCTGTAACATCAAGAGCTTCTTCAGGTGCTTCGTTGTTTATTCCTACACGCAAATCACTATCAACACGTATTACTGTTTTAGATATACCTGCATTTCTGACACGTAAGTCAATGTTAGAACCTGCTACTTGGTGTTGTATAATGCCAGCATTACCCTCAATACCAATATTCATTTCTGAATTGATGCCGTAGTTAATACCTGCGTTGTTTTGAACGTTTAATCCATTAAGTGTTGTACTTACAACATCACTGCGTAAAAAGTTTCCTGCACTAACATTTACATTGTTAACAATTAATGATTCTGCTTTTTCAGCAGTACCGTAGAACTTTGCTACACCGTCTCCAGTAATATCTCTGTTTGATAATGTTAAACCTGGTTTGATTGTTGTAAACCCTGGAATAACTGTTTTAGGAGTAAATTCGTCTGATGCAATAATTGCAACGGGCTGAGCGTTAACTTCTATTTGCACAACAGTATAGCTTACATTATCTGTACCAGTAACAGTTACAGGGACAGGTCCAGTATTCAATCCATCGCTGAATGTAGGACCTACAAGCACCCAACCTGAACCACTGTATAGATATAACTGTTGGTTATCAGTATCTACCCAAAGATCACCTAATAAACTATCTGATGCACCAGGTTCTGAAGTTGCTTTTTTAAGACCACCACTTGGAACCCAGTTTGTTCCATCATATACTTTAAGTTGTTCAATACCAGGAGTACTGTCATACCATAACTGTCCTTCAACTGGTCTTGCTGGTTGTGTAGCACTTGCAAAATTTTCTAATAAGTGCAAAAAGTTTTCTGAAATAGCTGTGCCATATGCAGTTGTGTTTCTGCCAGGTAAGCTCAAATCTGTTGTGTTATTGAGAGTTGCATCTTCAATGGTAATAGTGCCTTTGTTGGCTTGGTCTGTATATGCAATAGTATAAGCCATTTATTACCCCTCGTTAAAACCAGTTAGACTTTGCACTCTTACTGTATAATCAATCTGTATCAACCTATTCAAACTTTTTTGAACAGGGTGGAAAACAACATGTGTAAGTAAACGTCCATTACCATCTTCTGCATATGCTTTAAGTCCTAATTCATCAAATACATATAATGAATTTTGATCTGTAGCTGTGTCAAATGCATCCTGTCCTGCAGGCTCACCATAATCTAGTAAGCATGTTACAATAACGTCTGTATAGTTTGTACCACTTACATGTCTTGTTTCAATCTTATTACGAACTGGATCAGTGTTAGATACGCTACGATCATCAACAACCTTTTTAAATGTTTGATTGTATAAACTTGCATTTGTACCTGTGCTATTTGGTGTAAGATATGTAATAATACCTGTAGGATCTACACTAGTACCACCGTTTCCAAACGCCATTTCATGTATCCAACCTGATCCGCCATTGCCTAAACTTTCAGCAAGTGACAAACTCATATTTTCATAATGAATTGCATTGCGCTTGTCTACAATGACTTCACCACTTTCTGGGTCGTGGATTTTGATATGTCCTTGTATATGTACACCTTGTTGTTCGTTAATTTTATCTGTCATTTTGTTTTCCTACATGTATTTATCGCGGTAAGTCAGTTGTTGAATTCCTCAAGAATCTAGCAATATTTCCTTCAGCTTTACTTAGCTGTGTGCCAGGGTCACTCCAAATTCTTCCTTGCTTCCTGATAATGATTACTTTAGCATTTTCTGGTGCAGGCTCAGCTAGTGTAAGTGTTGTGCCTGAAACAGTAAATTCTGGGACTAGTGTTACATCACCTTCCGGTGAATCCATTTGCGGTGCGCTTACAGTATTACCATTGCCATCAATAGTTTCAAACTGATAACTGCTAATGCTGTTCTTACGCATACGTTTACCTGCAACAAATACTTCAAACTCATTTACACTGCTAGGTGTCCAATCTAGCTGGAATTCAGTACTTGTACCATCACCGTCTAGTGTTAATGTTATAGTTTCGTCTTTGTAAGGCATATTTTGATCAATACCTTGCTGATAAACTTCTGTTCCTTCTTTGTATACATCTTTAGCACCTGTACCAAGTGTTGCTCTGCGTAATTGTTTTAATGTATTACCATCTCTCACAAAGTATTCAATACGCTCACCTTCAATAAAGATTATACTTGGTTGTGTAGGATTAGCAGGAGGTTGTGGTAATTTATCACCGTTCTCAACTTCAATAGTCTTATCCCATGGATACAAATCTCTTACAAGTAACACATCTTCTGCACCAGTTAGGCGCTTGTAGTGTGTTCTGTTTAGCATATCTTTAAATTGTCTCCAACCAAATTTTTGTACAAGCTGTGTAGCTGCAAAATGTATAATATCAATTGTATCATTTTCTGCTATGTCATGCACAATCTTTAGATATTTTTTATTGTCTGTAACATAGTAATCTACGCTTGGTGACAATAGTGTGCCGTTCTTGGCTACCCATACATATTGCGCATCGGTGGCAGGTTTGCGTAGTTCAATTAATCCGTTACGTAAATGACGTAGTTGATACCAGTTTTCACTTCCGTATGTTAATTTTGTACGTTCAACAACATCAAACTCTTGGCGTTCGATATCTTGTATGCTGTCGTTGTTAAATGTGTATACAGTAATAATATCACTCGATTCATAAACATTATCCATGTAAATTGTGCCAGGTGTGCGTTGGAATTCACCTTCACTGTCCCAATAACCATAAGCATACTGTCCATCTTTGATTGCATAAACTCTAAGTGTATCTCCTGTAGTACCTACACCAGGAAGTAATGTAACTGTTGATCCTTCTTGTTGATCTAAAATTACCCTAGGTTCTCCTGTGACTGGATCAATATCATTTTCATCTCTAATTGTGCTGTCAAATTCTCCTGCACTTACAAAATTCCATTGTTCTCCGTATGTAAGTTCTTCATCATTTAAGTAAACTAACAAGTCTTGATGATTAAATGTGCCAAGCGGTACTTGCCATAAATCTAATCTATATTCTCTAGTATCACTTACTGCAAACTGTTGACTGTATCCTGCTGTCAATATTGTATCATTAACTTTTACAATAGTATTGTGTTCGCTTGGTTTTGCACTAAATGGTGTAGTTGCAAGTGTATAAGTTAATGAACTACCGTCTCCGATAAATTCATCAATTTGTACTGAGCTGTAATTTTGTGTTAATCCTTCGAATACTCCAAAATTAATAATTTTATCATTAGCAATAGGTTCAGGAAAACGTATAACAACATTACCAGGAACATCAAAACTACTATCATCACTTTCAACTAGAATAGTATTTTGTTTTACACCGTCTATAGTTGCATAGTGCGACATGTTTTCTGTAAAACGTATGTTAGTTAAGAAGTCAACTGTGCTACCGTCTCCTACAAATGTACCATAATCTAAAACATTTTTTCCTGCAACATCTAAACTGACTATAGTTAATCTTACACCAGTCGCAGGAGCAACATCTAATGTTATACTTTTCCTGTCTGTGCTAAATGTGTAATCATCATCTGTTTGAATACTATCGCCTACTTTTACAAACAAGTTGTTGTTAAACGCTATATTTTGATCTATGCTAAATGTCTTAGTGCTACCATCACCTATATAGTTAAAACTTCTAATATTACTTCCGCCGCCTGTTGGACGTTCATAAACTTGTATGTCAACTGTGTCTATAACTTGTCCTGGAACTATCTCTTCTGGACCTTTTGAAGTAGTAGGTGTTACAAATCCGTCACCGTCAACTGATATATCTTCTGCAGCTAATCCTGTTGCTGTAGTGTAACCTAAATTGCCGCCTTCAATTACAGTGTCATATCCTGCAGGATCTGCTAGGAAGCTACCGTCACTTGTCTTTTTACGTATTACAAGTGTATCCCCATCTGCAACTCTTATGTTGTAATTGTCTAGATACAATATTGTTGTTTCGCCGTCACCTACAAGTGTTTCCATTGTAGCATTTTTGTTAGTAATTACAGTGCTACCGTCATAATCTGGGTCATCAATACGCACATTATTTTTGTATACATTGTATTCAACACCGTTTTCTAATGCTTTAGCTAATTCAATTTGTGTAGTGCTTCCGTCAAACTTGAAAACTTCATCTTCATATGTTTCATCATATGAATCCCACTTACCTGTAAACCAACCTTCTGCATCGAAGCCGCCTAAGTTTTCAAATCCAAAACTCTTAACTTCTACTCCACCATAATCTATACCGTCCATTACTTGTGCAAGATCTTTACCAAACATACCTGTTGTTGGATCGTACAATAGATTTACTCTATCTTGTGCTGTTAAGAGATCTGGAGACTTTTTATATTTTATAACTATTGCTTTTGCAATAGCAGGAGGTGTAGTAAATGTTATTTCACCTTTATAACGCTGATAAGTTTTTGTGTTGTCAACTTTGTTGCGATAAGTGTATTCACTTGACAACAACTCAGTACCACCTACAGTAATAGTGATGTTACTTGGCATTAAATCTATAGGCCATTTTAAATCAAAAATGTATTTTGCACCAGTGCCTGTGAAGTTTTCAGTCTCGTCTAGTTTTGTAATAATGTAGCTAGAACTTATTCTGTCAAACTTAACATGCGTTGTAAAACTTCTTACTGTTTCGTGTCCAATCACTGCACTAATACGTGCATCTTTTCCGTCTGGATTTGAACCATTTATTTCTAGAGTCGGTGCGCTTATGTATCCACTGCCTGGATTTATAACTTCGATAGAAGTAATCTTTCCATTTGCTCCAAGATAAGTTTGGAATTTTGCGCCAGTGCCTCCACCGCCAACTGCTGTTACAACAGGTGGCTCAACATATTTTAAACCGCCATCATAAATGTTTACACTTTTAATTTGATAACTTGCATTATCTAACCAATGTCTATATGGATAAGTTGTAATGTCTTTGTCAGTGCCTACAATCATATCTTCTAACACTTGTGCATTATGCGGTAGTATTGTTTTACTTCCTTCTAAATATCTAGGAGATAAATCAAAGTCTGTAATAACACTTCTTGTAGGTTCTAATCTTTCATAACTAGACAGGTATTCTCTTAGTTTTGTTTTGAAAGGCTTTACTTCTTCCAAGTAATCTTCATAACTTGGTAGATTGTCATTGTTGAAAGTAATATCTTCTCTTAGTTGCCCAACGTTATGTTGTGCTTTTACAAAGCTAGTCTTAAATGCCCAGTCTACATTTGGCTGTTCACTGAATGCATATCTAATACTTGCTAAGAATAACTTGTTATATTCAACTTCTAAATCATTTACGAAGATATCATCTCTAATTGTTTCTAATATTCTACGTTGTTCAATAGTAGGCTGACTATCATAAAACTGCACATCAAAACTTATTGTATCAAATCCATTAAGTGATGCAGTTACATCATACAATCCTCTTTTGAATTGTATAGTACCATCTTGTCTACCAATAGTTTTATAGTTTACTGTATAGTCAGTTGTAGTCTTTTCGTCAATTTTTTGTAGAAGTAACCAACCGCCTGTGCCAATTGAACTAATTTTTACTACATCACCAATACTATCATTTAGTCCTGATAATTGATATGAATAATCTATTAAGTAATCTATTTCTGTGGTTGCATTATATCCTGTATCATACCAGTCAGTATACTCCCAGTATAAAGTTGTATTGTATGCTTGGCTTCTGATTCTATTCCAAGTTGCACTATCTTCTAGTCTTTCGTATATTGCCCACTTACCTTGTATAGTTTCATCTGCATTAACAAGTGCAGTAAACTTTCTAACCGATATTGTAGTATCAGCACCATAGTTTTCACCTTGGTTGTTAACTGTTACACTTGTAACCTTACCTAGCGTATCAATAGTAAGCGTAAACTCTGCACCTTCTCCGTCACCAGTAATTTTGTATGTAGGTACAACTAGATAACCTCTGCCGGGATCTGTAATTGTAACACGAACAATTTTACCATTTTCTATAACAGGAGTAAGAACTGCTTGTTTACTTTTAGCAACACCAATAAATTCTAATTCTGCATAACTATCAACACTTGTATCATACAGTCTACTAATAGAGCTCGGTGCTTGTTCTAAATAATTTAAATTATTTAAATTTTTAGTTTCAACAACTAAGTTAGTTTTAAGTACACCATTTACTCTTTCAATAACTTGCTTCAATGCTTCAACATTGTTTATAAACATACTTTGTCTAGGTGTGTTTAATATACCATATTTCTTTTTTGCACCAAGTGTATTGTCAGGCACAGGTCTATTTCTTGTATCATAACCTATTAAACTATCATACCACTTACGTTCAATATCTCTATTAGGCTTACTCGTAGATAATCCATCACTTACAAGTTGATATTGATTGTGTATATTAGTATCTTGATCTTCTAGTGTATAGTATTGTATACTAATTGCAGTATCTTTGCCTTTGATTAATGTATCACAGTTATTAATTACAAACTGATTGTTAGAAATAAAGCTAATAAACTTATATCCATAGGAATAAGGATCTTTAATTAACATTGCTGTGTTAAATGCGCTTTCAGTTCTAAATTCATTATTTGGAATAGTCTTTTTATCTTTGACCCAGTAGAAATATTTTGTAGTAAACGCTTGGCTTATTGGATCATAAACTTGCTTTTCAACATAGTTTGCTGTATTTTTTGCTTGTCCACTTATACCCTGTGCTAGTCCGTCATTTGTATCTGCTTGATCGTTCCAAGCAGTTGGAAGCAGACTACTTTCTACCCATTCATACACATCTATACTTGATCCTGTGTATAGTTTATTCCAATTATTTGTAGAATATGTAATATCTCCTTGATAAGGATTTAAAAACTTAGCATTATTTAGATCCCACCACAGTTGCCCGACTTGCTCTGGCCCCCATGTGTTCAGTTTGTCAACAACAACTCCTGTGCCTACTGAGTATGTTGCAGGATCATAGTAAGTTTTATAACGTAATTCTTGTTCTGCTACTCCAGGAATTTTTCCTTGCAATACATCAACATAATCAAGATAAGAAAGAAGTTCTTTTGTTTTAACATCATATAGTGTTACTTTCTTAATTTTGTTTAAGTCAACTGTATCCTTAGGAGTGCGCTTATTTGTCCAAACTTTGTTAGGTACTCTATAATCTACAATTCTACCTGTTGTTGCCGCATTAGGTATTCTTGGCAACCCTACAATTACATGATTATTTCGTGCAACTATGTTTCTACCAAAGTAACCTACATCAGGATCGTTGTATTGAGCTATATCAGCATATAGTAATTTGCCGCCGATGTTTTCGTAAACATAAACAACACCGTCGTCTATATTAACTTTTCTAAACTTTGTAAAGTTATTATCAAAAGTGGTTACAGTTCCGGTAATAGTCGAGGTAGGATCATTTACATATGTAGAACCTTTTTTCTTTTCTGAATAAATGTCAAAGGATGATTCAAATACGCTATCAGCATTTTTGCTTCCTATAGCAAGAACATCGCCTGTGTAAGATACAGTAAATCCAAATTGTTCAGCTCTTTCATTTTTTGGACTGTTTAATGTTTGATCTAGTACAAACACCCCATCTTTTTGTCTGTATATAAACACAGTACCTTGATCAGCATCAATATCATCATCGGTAGGCGCACTAATTGCTAGGCTCATACCATCGTCAGCAATAGAAACACTTTCTCCAAATCCTATTGTTTTACTACTTGCTTCAATCAGTTGGCTGTATTCATAAAAACCGTTGTTGATTCTATATACAACAATTCCATTTGGCTTATCGGCATTGTATGTGACACTTGCTACAAGAACTTCACCGTTTAAACTAACATCGAATGTTTTTCCAAACAGTCCCATAGCACTTTGATCTAGGACTGTACTTCCATCTGTGCTATCGTTTGTAACTGAGAATGTTGTGTCATTAGGCAAGTAACCTACATAATCTAACAAATCATCTGTGCTAGTCCAATCGTTAGTGTTAAAACTTCCTGCAGCTAAGTTTGTCTTTGCTTTAAGTAAGCCATTTCCTAAGATAATAATATCATCTTCTTGATAAGATCTAGCAGTGCTAAATTCTCCTTGAAATCTTTTGTTTTTTGCACTGTCCCAATCAAAGGAAGCATTATTTTCTGTGCCTTTTTTGTATTGATAGATTGTACCTAAACCTTCTGGTGGTGTAGAATCTTCTCCACCTTTATCAGCATATACAAACAATCTATACAAATCATTCATCTTTGCACCTTTTACTGTAGTGCCTAGTCTTTGATTGTCTGCTCTGTATTCATTAATGTAGTAACCTTCTGCCTCATATTCACCACCTGGAGTGCTTTGCCAAATACTAAACATTCCTTCATTTATTCTTGTGCTTAGGTTGCGTTCTGCAAAAGCATCTACAGGAATTTTGTAAACTTCTGTCCAATCATTACTGTCTGGATTTGGAATAGTAGCTTGACGAGGTATACCATCAACTTTTGCATTATCATAAAACCAATATTCAGCTTCTAATAAAATATTTTCACTTGGTAATACTGCTGGTACTCCATCGAATACTAAAAATTTACCAATACCAAATGGTGCATAACTGAATCCTACTTTGTCAATTTGTCCAAAAACACGATCTGCTTGGTACAATGGATTAGCTCGGCCAGCATCACCTATAAATTCTATCTCAGTGTTGTCTCCGAAATCGTTACCTAAACTAAACGTTCCTGTAGTATTTTTTACATAGATAGTAGCGTTTAGACCATCTCTCTCATAAAATACAACATCGGCTTCTGCACCTGTTGACAAATCTCTAACTCTTAGTGCATCGCCGCCTCCTAGTACAATAGGCTCAAACACGTTACCTAAACTATCAAACTTTGTAAAGTTAAATTTAATATAGCCGTCCCAGATATCTGTAATTGTTTGTTCTTTGTTTGTAATTGCAGTTGTAAGGCCGATTTCAGTTACATCTTGGTAGCTGTTATCATTCCAACGCGGTAGCTGATCAACATATAAATTAATTTTATCCCCTATTGTAACAGAATCTGTAAGAGCTTTTGCAGCTTTTACAATATAACGACTGTCATATATAGGTGCTGTTACTCCTCCAGCTCCTGGTGCACCTTGAGTATTAAGTGTGCGGATGTAACTTCCTATACTGTTTTCACTGTTTACACTACTGTCATCGTCATAATCTAGACTATTAAAATATCTTCTGTTTTGATTTGTTTGACCACTAGGTGTAAAATCTTCGTAAACAAGTCCTCTGCCAGGATCTATGTTTGCACTTGTTGTTGCTCCTGTTGTATATGCCACAACACTGTCAATTACCCAATAGCCGCCCCATTGTGCAGAATAATCAGCATCATCTGAATGTAAACTCTTAACAAATTCACCTACAAAATCTCCGTTATCAAAAAACAAACTGCCTGCTGTTGGGAAAGAACCATTTACATCTTTCATGTATATTGAAACTTGTGCGCCTACACTGAAAACATATGCAACTGTACCTGATGCTCCACTTGTTTCAATAACATCTCCTACAATAGGAGTATTGGTAGCACCATCAACATATAACACAGAATCTATCTTGTATAATATCTGATGCTCACCTGTTAAGAATTGTGGGGAAATACTAGGAAATCTGCTGTTAAATGGTGCAATATCTTCTATTACATTCCTGTTTTGATATGCATTTGATCTTTGATTCCATTTTAATGAAATCGTATCGCCAACTTTCGAACCTTGATATTGGTTGTATGGAGCACGTACAATTATTTGATCAGTGCTTACATTAGGTAAAGGAAAATTACCAGTGGCAAGTACAGTAGGAGCATCATCGTTTTCGTCAGTTAGTCCTAATGCTATACGTATTCCTGTAACACTGTTAAAACTATCAAATTGTATTGATGCTTCTTCGCCTTCTATTCCGCGCTCTGCTCGCCATATTGCACTATCATATTTTACAATATCATTCTTTAGGTAATCTTGTGAAGACACATAGTCATCTTGATATCTTGTTTTAACATGAGAAGCATTAGGCGAACCAACATAAATGTATTTTCCATCTTCTGATACATCAACACTTGCTCCAAAGCGTTCTCCGTCTAATGATGCGTTTGTCAATGGTGTAAGTTCTTGGCGTAATACCCAGTTAGTTGTTTCGCTAGGACGAGTATAAACTAAAACTTTACCATTACCTTGATCAGGCATACCAACAGCCATTATTGTATTTCTTTTGTTGACAGCAAGAGCACTAGCAAATTGTCCTAGTGTAGAATCGTCCCCGTATGTATTAGTGATTACTTGTGCTTCTACATAGTTGTTAGTATTTTCTACAACACTCCACTTACCATCGGATGCACTGTCAATCCAAAGTATGTCTCTATCTTCTAATGTTTTTTGTGCAATCTTATTTGCGTGGTCTACATCACTTGCTCTTACTTTAGTAAATCTTGTGATATAACCTTTTGTGCTTGCAACATCATCAACCGCCTCATCATAAGATACTGTAACATTATCGCCTACTATACTTTTTACTGTATAAAATCCTTCAACTGACTCTACATCAAAAATACCAATTATATCACCAACGCTGATATCAACAGCAGAAGTTGACAAGTTCAATGTAAATTCTTCATCACCACTTGTTACACTAGTAATAATATTTGGTGTGTTTGTATATTTGTAAACATTCCAAGTTTGTCCGTCAGTTCCTACCCATACATAGTCACCTTGTCTTATATCTTCAAACTGTATGTCTAGTAAACTGTTGTATGTGTCAGTTACAATTTTAACATCTTCTAGATTTGTATATCCTGCATCTTTTACATAAGGTTTTGAAACATATGTTGTTGGGAAAGGTTTGTGATCATAGTTTTCAGTTTTCTGATAAACTTGATACGGTTGTATTTTAAAAATTAGATCTGTGTCGTTACTATCAACTCTTTGCACCAGCTCAACAGGCTGTGGAGCTAATTTAAATGCTGTTTCGTCTAATAGATAATCTACTTCTTCAAAACTATCTACTGCTCCATATTGTCCGTCTTTGATTGCCCATTCTTCGTAAAACTCTAAACTATCTTTATCGGCACTAGCAAGTGCATCAAACATTTTTGTAAGAGCATTTTTTGTACCTTTATCTTGGATCATACCCTGATAGAATTTATACTGACTTACATCATCATTAATAATATTTTCTAAATACTGACGTTTCTGATAACCTATCAAATGTTGTGCAAGCCTTTGTTGTTCAACATCAAAATTATCACTATCTAAATCGTAAAAATCAGTAAACTGAATTGCTTTATAATCCCAATTACTATATAATCCGCCTGCAGGCTTATCTGTTAATCTAGCCCATTGACTGTCAACAAATGTTTCTGTACCAGGAATTTTTATATCTGCACTATAGTAAAATTCTTTATGCTTTACAATGCTTCCTATATCATAGTCAGTCCAAGGTGTCCATTCTACTATTTTTGCACTGTCATAAAAGAATCCTGGAATACTTATACTACCATTCCATTCATCTGTTTTATATCCTGCAACCTTAATACGTTCTTGTCTATAACCAGGTTCCTGATCATATATAATATCACCGAACACTGTTTTATTATCAAGCATCACAACATGTTCTTTTTGCACTAGCGGTAGTGTAATTGCATATATGCCATCAGCAGTGTTACGTGTATGCATGTAGAATTCGTTTGGTGTTTCTCTACCTACTGCAATAAATTCTGTGTTAAGTTTTTTACCGTCTGCTTTAACTAGACTGTAACCCAATAGTGTTTCATATACGTTTGAAACAACACTATAATCACTTACGAATTTAAGTTTTTGTGCCGCAGGTGATACAGTTAGTAATGTACCGTTGTCCCAACGCTGTGTTGTCCAGAACATAAACTGTTTTGAACTATATGCCCAATCTTGAACAATAGCTTCATTGCCATCATAGTTGTCAAAAACAAATCCTTGTTCTTCTAACCATTTACCATACCCTAACATAAAGTCAACAACTTCTTGTATGGAGCCAAATGTTGTGCCGTAGTTAACTTCTGTAACTATTTCAGTATTAAATAATTTTGCAAAACTCGCTCTTACTCCTCCGTTAATCGGAAGTTCAGCTAGTTTCTTACTCTTAGTTGAATCTAATGCAGCACCACTTGTGTGTGATTCAGTTATTCTGTAGTATGCATTTTGATATTCAACTATATAACCTTGCTCATAATATTTGCCATCTGTCCATTTTAAAAAGTCTTCGCTGATGCCACCTATTGTTATTACAGGATCACTTTGCTGTTTAATAACTTTATGTGTTTTGAAAACTGCACTTGTATTGCTATACCCACGAACTGTGTATCCACCCGAGACTTTCTCAACAATCACGCCACTATATGCTACAGTTTTTATTGGAGTGCTTGTGTTTAAAAATATTTCATAATTTTCTTCAGGTACAAAAACATTACCTTGGTTAGAAGGACTTCTACTGTCAAGTATTAATTTAAACTTTGCTTTTTCTGTGAATGCACCAAGTTTAAATCCAACGTTGTTTGTAATTGCAGAAACTGCTTCTTTATATGTTTTATAACTTGCAGTTATATCTACAAACATATAGTCTGCTATGTAGTTAACAATTCCACTTGTATACGTTTGAATATCATCTTCAACACTTGCTGGATAAACAATTTTATCAAGTTCAATATGCTTGCCTGTATCTTTATAAATTATTTGTCCTGAAACATCTCTTGTTTGTCTAGATCTATCAAATGCTGTAGCAAACATTCTTGCTGGTGCATTTAAAACCAAACTTGTTATAAGACTAAAAGGATACTCGCTTGATTTGCGCCAGGCAGATTCTACAGGAGCGCCGTCGCCAAATTTAAAATTATCTTCTATACCTAGGCTTGTAAAATTCTGTGCGTAACCGCTTGCAAGAGGACTTAATAGTTCTCCGCTAGGTCCTGCAGGTATATGTTGTGTAAGATTTGGACGCTTATACTTTTCAATATATCTTGCAGCCTTGTTAGGTTCTGCAATTTTACCTGCTTCTAAATCCTGCCATAACACTAAGTTATCACCAGTATATGGTGCTGGGCCATATTTTGTTTCCCACCAAGTAGGTTTAATCTGGAAGCCTAGCATTTCCCAAGGATGTGTATGCGGGCGATCTGTATCATACGCTAACATATATACTTGACGCCAATATCCTGGAAGCACCTTTCCAGTTGGACTTTGCATAGACTCATAATTAAAAGTAAAACTATCTGATCTTACTAGATTGTTTTTTGTATATTGTGTGTCAGCAATTTTTGTCCAATCAATAAAATCACTTAGCATGCCTTTGTCAACATTTGCCTTAGGCGTGTTTACATCTCGTACATCACCTTCAACATAATCTGTCAAGTCAAAATTAGTTTCGTCATATGCAATTTTAATGTTATTATAGATACGTTTTTCTAATTCTAAAATTAAGTTGTCTCTAAAATCATCATATGCTTTTACAATACTACCGTCATGCCCTTGAATTACGTCAACTGTTGTTCTGTAAGTATTGTCTGTATATTTTGTTGGTTCATAAGCAGGATACAACCCTAACTTTGTAGGTGTAGCAGGTACATAACAACCATTTGTATTTTCATATTCGTATATTGTAACTACATCATCTTCTGCTTTAGTTGCTGTGATAACAGCAAAGCCTTCTGAATTAAATGTGTAATCTTTTCCATGAATTAACTGTACACCATTGAGATAAACGGTGACTGCTTTTTTGCTTAGGACAGTTTTATCAAACGCTCCACTTAGTGCAAAGAAGTTATTATTTGGATCATCTATAACATAACGTAGTTCTTTAGCAGCACCCAACGGAACCATATCACTAAAGAAAAACGGTTGTGTTTCTGTCTTACTACTGTTAAGTTCTGCAAAAATTAAATCAACATGTGTTTTAATATCGCCTTCAAAACCAAGTGTTTCAGCAACCTGCATAAATCTACGTTTAAACTTTGCATATTCTTTTCTTGAATATCTAATACTGTTTACAATATTGCTTTCTACACTTGTCAAATGATATAAAACGTGATTTATTAAGCCACTGTGTTTTACAAATCTAGTGCCGTTGTTTGATACTTTTCCAAGATCTCTTAGATTGCTTATGCCCGGATAAACTCCACTGAAGTCATCTAATTCTTCTACTATAGAATTTACATGATCATTTACTTCGCCTAAGGTAAATTCTGTCATGTTTCTGTTGAGAGGATTTCTTTCAAAGTTTATAGGAAATTCATACGTGCCATTAGCAGTTTTTTCTTTACTACTTTTTGTTTTAATTAAAATTTTATCGCCAGCAGTTAAATCTTTTATAAATTCAACCTGCTTTACATTGTTGACATCTGTTTTGAATTTATAATCTACATTTTCTTTCTGTATTTTGTTATTTTTGTAAACTCTAATCCATAAGTCAGTAAGTGTTGCACTTTCAGAATATACATCAATATCAAATTCAGTTTGGTTACTGTAAACGTATTGACGTAATACTTTTTGACAACTTAAATTTTTGCCTTTTGTGAAACCAGTTTCAAATTCAAATGAATCAATGTCACTATATTTTTTAATAAATGTAACATCACTCTTGACATCTATTAATGTGTTGTCAGACTGATATGAAAAACTTTGATTGAGTAAATCAAATTCAAATAGTATATCACCACTGTTGTTTATATTTCTATAAGATAATGCAAATCCTAATTCAGTATCATTTGCGCCTGAACCAACCTTATATGAAAATAGTTTATTACCAGCAAAATTACTCGCATCGTATACTGTTTGATCACTATAGCTATTACCTTTATCATCAAAAAGATCAAATAACGGACTTGTGTTTACATCTGTTTTGTCTTGTCCTTGCTTCCACACTTTACCATTATAGTAAAACATTTTACCTTTGTAAACATCACCTTGCCTTACAAGGACAGTTTCATTTTCAATAGCGTCAGTATCTGTTTCGTCTAGTAGCGCAATTTGTTTTCTACTGTTGTGTGTTATAAACGTAACCTTAAATATCTTACCGTATACTCTTATATCACTGTCTCCTAAGAATAGTATACGCATACCTTCAGACAAATCTACATTGTCTATATTGTAACCTGTTGATCCTTCAATAGTACTGCGTACATCTCCAGTAAATGTATCAACTAAGTCAACATCAGTTTTGTTTTTTGTACCAAAATTGAAAAGTCTTATTCCTGATTCAAATTCTATAATAGGACGACTTGCTCTGTTAGTTTGATCTACTTCAACAGGTTGGTTGTTTATTTTTGCACTTTGCTCAATTACATCTCTATGAAACCAGCGATTATATCTGCTCCATAAGTTACCATCTATTGCGGCTCTGTCAATTACAATATAATCTCTTTTTACAGGATAACCTATACTTTGGCCGAATGGCAAACGGTCAAAAGATCCTCCATCAAAAGGATTTGTTATATTAGTAGTAAAGGTAGTAGGCACATCTAAACTATCTTCTTTTATAAGTTTAATTGCTTTACCTACACCCTCAACATAATATTCACCTTTTGAATATTTGCTAGGAGATACATCGCCAATAAAATAAACTTTCATTCCGTTTGAAAGTTCAAAACCATTACTTGCTTTATATGTCTTTTTACCTAAAACTTCTTCTTCAACATTTATCTTTGTTGCTTCTTCAATATTATAGACTTCAATTATACCAGCCGCGCCTTCATCATTATCACTCATGTAATAAATTACGTTTGGTGTTTGTTCGTCTAATTTAAATTCTACTACACCTTCTTCTATAGCATCAGTAGAATCTTGGAACACATTGTAGCTAGAATCGTTAGTACGCTTAGTCCTAAACACCATTGGTAGGCCAGGAGCATTTATTTCAAATCTATATGTAATGCCTCTATATAATTTTAGCACTGGATTGGCAGTTTTGCCGTCTGGACTAAACACATAACTTCTATTATCAAGATTGTCTTGTGCTGTAACAGTATATGTGCTTACAACATCAACTGTAGTGCCTGCCACTGGTACACTCTGTGGTCCAGTTGGTAGCCAATAGTATTCACGAAAGTTTACAAACTTATCCCAATCAATATGCGGATTCCATGCATAGTATTCTTGTGCAGAAAGTTTATCGTGATTTGCATTGGCACCATTAAAGTTTCCTATTTGATTTACGTAATCATTGTAGTCTTTATAGTACGTAACGTTGCCTAATGTATCCTTTATAACACTTGCAGGCTCAAACTGATAGTCTTCTCTAGATTTGCTAACATCACCTACATAGTTGTCATCTGCTGTATACGCATCTGTAATCTTACGTCCATAATATCCGTTTACTTTCTCAGCAACCCCCGGTTGTATCATTTGGTCAAACGTTGCACTTAAAAACTTTTTATTTTGCCTAGTACGGAAGTACTTAGGTAAGTGATTTACGCTTGAACGTTTTGTAGGGCCTCCCGCTGGTAGTGCAGGATCATTCTGATTGTCGTCATAAGCCATTAGTAGTAACTTCCTCCGCCACCGCTACTTCCGCTTCCTGAGCTGCCTGATGAGCTTCCTGAGCTTCCTGAGCTAGAACTTGTTGTATATGTTATAGTTGTTGTGCCTGTGCTTGTAGTTGATCCTGTGCTTGTTATACCTGCATTAGCAGTTGGACTTTCTGTAATAACGTTTCCTGCTGCTTTCAATCTACTTGCTGTAATAGCATCAATAATATCAATGTCAGAAACTTGTGCGCCACTTATAAAAATTTCATCGCTTTCTGATTTGATTTCATATAGACTACCAAATGTTTGTGTTTCGTCTTGTGGGACAATAACAAACGTTGTAAGGTCTGGTGCTAATTGATTCATTACATAAGCACTTAGCTCACTGAAATAAAATGTCTCACCAAAGTCCCAATTTTCTAAACTAAAGAATTCATTAATTGCACTAATAACTCTTGATTTTACATCATTGTCATTTATTACTTTGTCAGGATTTTTTACTATTTTAAATTGTGCTTGCAAATCACCACTCGCTTTGTTGCCAAATAATATTTTATATTTTACCGGATGATAAATTATTTCATCACTTATAGATTTTACTTCATTTAATTTTGATCCAAAATTTTGGAATAATGCATCACTGCTAGGAGGTAACGGTTTACTTGCAGTAGAACTATCAAGATACTGTCTAAATGCTGTATCGTATGCTCTTGTCAACAAGTAAGTGTCAACAATGTTACTTGCACTAGGATCTATACGTGTGCTTGCGTCTGCAGCATGTACATAATGGAACTTAAGATTGTCCCTGCCCACTTTTGCTTTGTAGTCATCAGTTATTGTAAGTGTGCTTGCAGTTTTATCTAACACTTTAAAAACCTTTTCGTCTATGAGATAAAATACCGTGCCGTCATCGTATGCACTATATGCACCAACGGCTGTTTGGTTTTGCTTAACGTTTATTTTTAATGTGTTGTTACTGACATAATTAAAATCCTCTACACCGTCTGATGATTTCATTTTGCGTAAGAAAATATATTTTTCAATAGGATTAGTTGTTTCATCTACTATTTCTTCAAATATTTGCGGATCATCAACTACACCATCATCGTCGGAATCAAAGAAAGACACTTGTATTTTTTTACTATTAACATAGCCTTCAGCATCTCTAAATTCTTCTTTTATTTCCCAATCAAAGTCTACTGTAAAACTATCTGTACTATCTGGTTTTTTATTAATGCTTAGAACACTAATTTTATCTTTGATCGTTTTGCCTGTGAGATTATTATAAATCTTATCACTTGAATCATAATAGAATTTTACTTCTTGATCACTTTCAAAGACATAACGGCTACCACGATATGTTATAGTATATTTTTCACCATCAGTTTGGAAAAGTAATAACCAACTTGCATCAAGTTTTTGTCCGCTTACATCGCCTGTCTTACCTATACTAAAAGCTGTGTTGAGTCGTAAGTTCTCTTCAGATATAAGTTTCCATTCTCCGCTAGTTCTATCAAATCTTAAACCAAATGTGTTGTATGCATTTACTTGGTCAATAATTTGTGTTTGAACTTCGGAAGTAATTTCAGTTGCAATGTTTGGACGTATTTCAACAAGTTGTGCATCAGTTGGAATAGTGTCATTTAACAGAACTGCTCCTACACCGTCATCATTTGTTGTTGTACCATCACCTTCAACACTTACAACTTTACTCCATTTATATGTAACAGCATTAGGATGGTCGGCTGCACCTGGCATCAATGAATGTGAATTGTCAGCCATAAAATGTTTACCTGCCGGTGCTACAAATTTTACTAGCGAGCCAGGCTTAACAAACTGTAATGTTGAACTTGTAAATGTTCCTAGTTGAATTTTTACACCTGCTGTACTTTCAAATATACCTGTTGTATTATTTGTTTCATCTGTTTTTTGTTTCCATTGAATATTCAAATCTGTAACATCAATTTTAGGAAACGTATTTGAATAAAAGTTTTTAATTAGTGTGCTTCTAAGTATAGGTTGTATAGTATTGTTAATAGCACCACTTATGTCTGTAGTTGTACTGAAAGTAAATGTTGCTTTTGAATCTAAAAAGTCTTTGTACACAACACCATCAGTGGCAAACATATTTGTTTTTGAATACTTGCCAGTTGCATCTAACAAATCAAAATATCTGCTTATACCGCTGGCTGTTCTGTTAACACTTTTTGTCTTAACAATTTCTTGTGACACAGTTAATGGAACAATCTGATAATCTTCAGCAGTGATCATTCTATTCTGTGTATAGTATGTTGCAGGTGCATTATTTTTAATGCTTGCACTTGTTTCACTTACTGTTGCATTGTCAACAGTGTATTGTAATGAATATATTATTGTTAATGTTTCAACTGATCCTGACCTTGCAATATAAGGTATCTTAATTGATATGCCCTTCATTTCATCAGGGGTAATAATCATACGCTGATTTTTACTACTTCTATAGTATGCTCTAAATGTTCCTTTAGGTAGGTTACCAAAAACACCATCCGAAAATACAATTGATATTCTATCTTCAACTCTAGTAAGTACACTGTAAAAGTTTCTTACACTTTTGTTTAAACTATTATAGATAACATTATTGCCTTCAGTTGCTGCAACTTTTGTCCATTGCTCTACTTCTTGTCCATTTGAATCAAGTTTGTAAAGCCATACATCTGTATCGTTTACATTTACAGCATCAATAGCAACAACTTGATTAGTTGTTGGATTTGTAATTGTAAAAGGTCCTTGGTCTAATGCACCTTGACGGAAGTGACTGAAGAACCCTGTATTTGTACTTCCATTACCTCTACCGTCATTTCTATATAACATAGCAAAGTTGTTACCTGGGAATGGTGCTTCTTCTTCAATAGCACCATCTCCAATGTCTGTGCTAACAATTTCAAATCTGTTATTGCTTCCATTGACTGCTTTGTTAAAACTGTAAACAGGCACATCTTGGTTTGTGCTGTTAAATCTATACTGCTCTGTAGGTACGCCTGCGATAGTGTCTTTTTTGAACGGACGACCAAATGTTCCATTGACAGGTAGTGCAGCATTCATAATAAGGATAAACTGTTCGTACCAGTCTGGATTAGCAGGATCATTCCAAAGTATAGCTTGGTTTTCTAAATTTGTGTTATTGCTGTCAATAATTTCTTCAGTGGTTGTTACACTTTCAACTTTAAGCAAACCGTTCGCCGCTTGGTTACGCTTAGGATTGTATGAAAGCAAACGTGCAAGACGCAACACACTTTCTCTACGCTCTGCAAGTTCAAGGAAGTTTTCTCTAGCGTTTAAGTCTGTGCGGAATGCAAGGTTTTGACCTAGATATGCAATCATATCTATTAGTGCAATATATTCACTTGATTCTGTGTAATCGTTGAAATCCTCAGGATAGTTTTCTCTGAGGTAATTAATCATTGTACGTCTTAGATTGTCAAAGTCATAGCTTTGAAAATCTGCGTTTCTGTAGCTTTGATAGATACGTTTCCAATCTTCTGCTACAAGTAGTCTATTTTGTCTATCTGTAGATGACATTGCGGCTTCCTTGTTCTATACAGTATTTATTATGATTAGAAAAGTGCGTACTTAATTTTAAGCCAAAAATCCAGCATTTTGATCAAACTTCAAACGTAGATTTTCTGATATATTGTAAGGCAAATATGATAGGTCTATCTCAATTTGTAATCCACTTTCGTATTGATCAAGGCTTACATTTGTTACTTGCACTCTCGGGTCATAATTTACAATAGTTGTTACATTCTCAACTATCGCTTCTTTTAGTTGTTCAGTAAGCGGATCAAACAAAACGTCCCAAATTATAGTGCCAAATTCTGGATCACTTAATTTTTCACCTTGACGTATATGAAAATGGTTTAGAATATCTTGCTTTATAAGTGCAAGATCATAAAGTACAGTTTCATTGTTTTCCGGATTGACAGTTGATATACCTCTATAGGCACGACTTTTTACACCGTACTGGGTGCTTGTACCTGTGCCTTGTACTTCAATCTGTTTGTATAACTTCTTTTCTCTTGTACTCATAATACTATTTACCTTGGTCCTTTAACCTCTTGGTTGAAGGTATCAACTGGTGGAATAGGTTCTGCTTTTACATTTGTACCATCTTTTTCAAGTTCTAGACTTGCAAGTCTTGGTATTTGTCCGTTAACTAATTTGTACAAATATCCACTACCTGTTTTTTGTCGTCTCGGAGTTTCTGTACCTTTTTTAGCATAGCCAACTGCTTTTTCAAATTCCTTAGCAAGACTACGTAAATCGTTGCTGCTCCAAGTAATACTTTTTGACTGAAGGTAAGCAACTGCAAGATCTGTTGCGATTACCGGATCATTAGCTAGATCAGGATTTTCTACAATTTGTGGATGTCCTGCTTTTTTACCATAAGTGCTGTAATTGTCTTTAAACGTAAGTTGAATCATTCCGCGACCGCGATACTTGTAGCCTTCGTCTCTAGCATTACCTAGTCTACCTCCATATATAGTGTTTCCAATCGTTGCAGGCTTACGTGCTATCCTTGCTGCAATCGCTCTGCGCTGTGCATTTGTTACTTGACGTTTGTATTTCAAATTGTATTCTTTTTTAGCTGCAAGTGTAAGTCTATACTTGAATGTTCTAAGTAATGCACTTCTACTATAATTTAAGTTTTCGCTTCTTGGTTCAAAATTACATTCATGTCTAATCTGTGCCATTGCCATAGCAACAGCTTCAGCATTGCCGCCATCATTTGCACTTTTAGTTTCGTCAAGTCCTAATTTTGTACACAATTGATTAACAAAATATTGTTCCATTTTTGAAGGAGCTGCAGGCTTGTTAGGTTGTTCGCCGATTTCGCCTTCTTGTCCTGGAACAATACCATTGCTTTCTATTTCTACTGTTTTACCGTCCTTAGTTTCTGTTTGTGCATTTACAACTGCGGCAGTATCATCATTAACATCTGAATCTTCTTCTTCAACAGGTGGTGTTGTGTTTCTGTTTACATAACTAGGTTCTGCTGTAGCTCTTGTATTTGTAGCTGTAAACACTGTAGGATCTAAATGTTCATGTCCTAACCAAGGCTCATGTTCAGGTAAACGTACAGGGAATAGTGCATCTTCTGCTTTCTTAGCTTTATCTGCTGTATCAGCTTCTAGTGCTTGTGCAGCAGGAGAAGTAGGATTTAGATCTATAGTAGCACCTGTTATTTTTGTAGCACCTGTTGTGTTTATATCTAAAGTACCTTCTTGAGAAAAACGTGTGTTTGTTCCTACTTTAATATCTAATGTACTTTCAGTTTGTAATTTAGTTGTTGTGCCTGCTTTAAAGTCTAATGCTTGTCCTACTGTGAGTTTGCCATTGTCAGTAACATTGATGTTAAGATCCTTACCAGCACTAATATTTGCATTCTCACCAACAAGCATATTAAGTTCTGCACCTATTTCAAAATTCATGTCGATGCCAGTTTTTATATCTGTGGCTTGTCCTGTAGTAAGTTTTGTATTCTGCCCTGCATTTATGTTTAAATTCTTACCAGCATACATATTAATATCTCTATCTGCTGAAAAGTTCAAATCTAGTTCTGTATGTACACTTATACTATCTCTACTGTAGATATCTATTTTACCTAAACTTGTAAGTTCGATCCAGGCAGTACCTTTTGCGTTACCTATGTAAATTAAATCTTCTGAATTGTGTAGAAGTATTTGATGTCCTGTCCTAGTACGTAATCTTACAAGTTCGTTGTGAGGAACATCTGCGTAACCTACTTTGTCTTTATCTTCTTCAACACTTACATATTCTGCTTTTGCTTCACTAGCATAACCTGTACGTAAAATAGCAGGATCACCATCATCCATGACTAGTGTTGATCCGCCTAGTCTGTTATAAAATCTCTGTGTGCCTCCGCCACCTGGTGGTCCATACTGTGTTCTTGGTGCTCCATCTCTCCTGTCTTCTGGTCCAGGTGTACTCCAACCAAACACCATACTAGGAACTTCACGCCTTGCACTTGATGTTGTTGTACCACGTATGCTGTCCTCAAACAATCCTTGTGTTTTTAAATTAAATTCTGCATCATCACTGTGCGGCTTGATAAACTTAGTAGGATTTCTACCTGCACCTGTCTCTAATTTTTTGTTGTATTCGCCTACAGGATAAGGCTTTGTAGTGTCATCATCATTATAAAATGAACTTGCCATTCCAGGCAACATAAAGTTCATGTATTCGTCTTGTACACAACCTATCCAATAACCTCTACTACGATTGCCTTCTGCAAATATCACTAGAACCTGTGTGCCTATGTCAGGTGGAATAGCCCACATACCATAACTTTTTTGACTATATTTGTAACCTTTATTTTTTGTCAATCCGCTAAAAGGTGTAACACCATAAAATGGACTCATGTATTTTACAGTTATGATTTCACCTGTGCCCTGGGTACTGTTTCCACTCTCGACTACTTTGAGTAGTTCTACTTCAAGCGAACCCATAAACTTTGAATCAAGGTGATTTACAACTTTTGCAAGATAAGGACCAGGATCACGTACAATACGACCGGAAGGGGTTCTACTTTGTTCTGCCATTATAGTGTTCCTCTAATCCTGTTAATTACAGTATTTTCTTCTGGTTTAGGCTTACTGCCTTTGTTAGTATTTTCACTTGTAGTAGTTTGGCTAGCACCACCTCCGGTTGAATTAGCTTTTGCTTTCTTCTCGTCATTCTTTTTGTTTGGTGTGCTAGTAGGATTTCCTGTAGGATCTGTGCTTTCATTTAGGTTGTTATCTTTATCACCGTCTTTGACTGCACCATTTCCGCTTTGTGCTGGTGTAGCTTTAGTATCTGTATCTTGATTTGGTCTACGCATTAGCCTTAGTTCTTGTGTAAATTGTCCACCACTAAATTTATTCCTTGCAAATAGCACTTGATATACTCCACTAAATGCGCCTACAGGTGCTGTACCTAATCCTGGAAACTCCATCCATGTATCACCTGTATCAATAGGAGTTCTAAAATTAAGTGTAACATCTACTTCGCTACGCTGATATTCTATAGTCCCGTCTTTTGTAAGATTTATTGTTGCAGGATCTTGTTCAGCGTTATAATTACCCATACCACTGTCTGCGATATAATAAGGATCTCCCATAATTGTAAGATCAACCATAACTAAATCTACATCACTATTTACGATAGCATCGTTATATTGTCTAGCAACTTGGTTTTGCACATGCGTTTCGCCACCGCCGCCACCACTTGCATTAGGAGCACCTGTTGTGTCGATGGTAGGTGAAGTACCAGTTTCACTGTTTGCTTCGTTACCTTCGCTTGCTACTGTCGGCTGACTTTCATCACCTGAAGCTGAACTATTCTGTCCTGATAATTTACTATCTGCACCTAGCTGTCCTTTGTCAGCAGATAATCCCATAAAGAACGCATAGTTGATATCAATATTAAAGTCAATAATATCTTTGTTTACGCCAGTATAGATATAATTGTATTCTTTGCAAGTTTCTGTTCTTAGTTTATCTATACCAGGAGTAGCAGTATTTCTATTTGCCATTTTACTAACATGAACTTTGAATGGCACAATCTGATATACATATACTTTGGGATATGATCCTTTTACATTTACTACATCAGGCTCATCAACTAGATAAACGTTCACTTCAATCCTGAACCAGTCTACCATTCCTAGTGCATCAGGATTTTCTACATTTTCTGCAAGTTGACGACCATAGTCACTAAGAATAAGGATCTCTTCAATTATGTCTTGTATTTTAGACCCTTGCTTAAATGTAAATTTCCTTCCTTCGTCACTTATAGTTAAACTGCCTCGACTGAACACACCAGGCTTGTCTTTTACTTCTGTAAACTTAGGACGCCCAAACGGAACTTCTCCTCCGTCTAGATAACTTTTAACAATTTTACTCTTACCAATCTTGTTTAAGTTGATTTCATTTTCAGCATTTTCTTTTATCTTTTCACCAAACTCACTACGCTTTAAAACAAAGCCTTTAATTTTTTGTAGTTCTTGTTCAGCAATTTCTATCATGTCCTCATCTTGCACATCACCAAATGCTAACTTGACTGCTTTTTCTTTATCTAAATCTGTAAATTCTCTTATCTGTTCTCCTGCTTGCGACAACTTAGATTTTGTAGTTGCACCTTGCTGGTTGTCTATTGCTCCTAGCAATACATCTGTAACACTAGACAATTCTTCAGGAAACGCTATAACAAATTGATCACCTCTTGGTGTTTGTTTTGCTTCTTCAGCACGAACTTCTCTATCGTTTAAAACTGTAGCAAGGCTACCTGGACCGCTTTGTAATAATTCACCTATAGTAGTTCCTGTGAGACTTATATCTGTTTTCACAGTTTGTACTTGATCTGTCAATGCACTTTCATGCCAAGGAATTGCTTTAACTGAATATACACTTCCTCCTTCTGTAACATTAAATGTAACATTAATAAAGTTCAATGGAAAAATACGTCTCGCTTTTGGCGGGCGTATGTAATTGCCATCATCGTCAAATCCTACAAACTCTACACTAAGAACATATGGAGCACCAACATAGTTTTTGTGTCCTGCTTGTTTTGCTGCTAAGTTTAATGTTTGTAAAAACATTCCCATGCTGTATGGTTCAAGAACTTGAAAGTCAATGCTTGTTGCATTTGTTTGTTTAGTATCTGCGCCTGGTGCAACTAGACAATTTATTTCTACTTCATCTATAAAATATTCAACTGCACCTTTAGTTTCAAATGCTGTTCTTGTTTTAGCTGCTCCAGCACCACCTCCGGATTTTAATATTAAAACTTCTGGATCATTATATCTGTATGTTAGATCTGGAAAATTTACTTCGTATGCATTCAAACATCCTAAAGTAAAAATATAATTATAACTTGCAAATTTTTCTAATTGATTAGGAAAAGGCAAACCTCCACCTAAGTCAGTAACTGCACTCTGGCCGCCACTGCCTCCTAACAAACTACTGATGTTTCCCATTCCGCCTAGACCAATTAGATCTAAGCCACTTGGTAGTTTTACTTTTCCTGCTAGTTGTTGTACCGCACTATTCACTGCTGACTGTGCTTGACTTTGCACTCCCGATAGTGTACCGTTAATGTCAATGTTTCCAGGAGTTTTTAAATTTGGTATGTTAGATTGGATTTGGCTTACAGCATTGTCTATGCTGAATCCTCCTGCTTGTACTCTGTTTAATAAGTTCTGCGGTTTAAACGGCATTTATAATCCTAAGGTTCTAAATAATGATTCACCTTGAGGGATGAAAATCTCTAAGCCAGGCTCCATGTCATAAACTGGATCTTTGATAATATCCATATTGCGTTGTGCAAATACCCACCATAAATTTCTATCGCCATACAAATCATATGCAAGCAGATCAGGACGATAAGCATATTGTGGTTCAATAGCATATCTAACGTCATCACTGTTTTCAGGAACAGGTCTAATATTTAAAATATCTAGATATTGATTATTGAAGAATTTTGTTTTTGCATAAGGACTGCTACTGCCATACTGTGCCATTAAATAAATCCTCCGCCGTTGCCTTTACCGTTGTATGCTCCGCCTACAAAACTTGCAAGGCTGAATTGTTCAACAGCTTTTCTTGAGTATATTGGCATCAGCGTAACTTGAATGTTACTTTGTACTGGAACCCATGCATTGATAGGACTAGGTACTTGTATGTAATCTACTTCCGATCCAAGCTCAACACTAAATTGTGTGATTACACAAGGCACATTATTAAACATAAAGTCACCATAACCTTTAACTTTTACAATAGGAGGTGGGGATCCTTGTTGGTCGGTAGCGCCATATGCCATTTTTGTTGCACTGCGTAAAAAATGTACCGCGGCAACCCAATATGCACCTTCTCTAGCATTTTCTACGAAGAAATCTCCAACAATACTAAACTGTTCAACTCTACTGTTTTGGTATGCCATGAAAGGATAATTAGTATGTATAGGCTGTATTTGATTATAACTAGCACTGTGGCTAATTAATATCTGGGGAGTATAAGGAAAAATCAAACCGTTAGTTTCGTAGAGTGGTTGTAGATAAGGCGAAGATTCAAAATTGTTACCTGAAGGTAAACTTATTCTTACACGCCAATCATACTCATCACCTACAAAGCCTACATCTGTAAAAGGAGCAAATCGTTGTATTGGCATACCAAATCCTGGTAGTCCCCTACTACGTAATGCTTTACCAAACAGACCGCCTGCGGCTTTTAGCGGATTTGCTTTGAAATCACTAAAAGTTTTTGTTAAATTTTGTTTGATGTTGCTTGCACCAACAAGACTTTCAACACTACCTTGAATGTTTCTTGCTTGCGATTTTAAGTTTGCAGCAACACTTGGAAAATTAATTGGCATTTTTCATACTCCTACACAACTATTTAGTTGACTTTTTAATGTGCGTATATTATAATACAACTATAAATTTGGAGAAAAAATGGCCAGAAGAGTAAATTACCTAAACAATAGAGACATACTAGCAGAGATACATAAGTCAAAAAATACATTCTGTAGCTTCATTGGTGATGAAGATCATAGATTTGATATTATCCTGCCTAGCATAGATAAAATAAACGTTCGAACAATAGCAGAAGCAAAACGTAACAAAGCAAAAAGACTAGCACTACATGCTTATGAATCAGCAAAAGAAGCTGGACAAAAAGTTAAACAAGCTGAATTTGAAATAGACTATAGAAAAATAGAAAAAACAGATGTTGTGTTCCGCATTATGACGTTCGATCATATACCAGAGGAACCAGGACGCAAGAAGAATCCTAAGACAGTAGCTGATACCAAAGTTAAACTTAACTTTCCTCCCTTCCAACACTACAAATTCAATGAAAAAGATGACCTAATATGCGTAGGAAAATCGCATTGGGAAGGTGGTATGGAGAACGGTGCATTCAGTCTTACACACGGAAAAGCAACAAATAAACTTGCTATGATGTGGATGAAGTTATGTGACAGATATGCAACACGAGGCAATGTCCGTGGCTATACATATAATGACGAAATGCGCGGTCAAGCGATATTACAACTTGCTCAGATTGGCTTACAGTTCGACGAAAGCAAGTCTAACAACCCTTTTGCATACTATACAGCCGCAGTAACCAACAGTTTTGTGAGAGTTATCAACTTAGAGAAGCGAAATCAGAATATTAGAGACGATATTCTTGAAATGAACGATATGAATCCAAGTTATACCAGGCAAAATCAAGGTGAATGGGAAGCTATGCAAAAAAGAGAACAAGAGATGTCAAAAAAGTAGTTGACTTTATACACAAAGTATTGTAAACTAAAGAAAAATACGAGAGGACTATACATTGTTTAAAAAAGCGGCTGTCTTTACTGATATTCACTTTGGATTAAAAGGCAACTCTAAAGTTCACAATGACGACTGTGAACATTTTGTAGACTGGTATATTGAGCAAGCACAAGCAAATGGATGCGAAACAGGCATCTTCTGTGGTGACTGGCATCATAATCGTAACAGTCTTAATCTTACAACTATGGATGCAACAATCCGTTGCATGGAAAAGCTCGGACAGGCTTTCGAAAAATTTTATTTCTTTGACGGCAACCACGATCTATACTACAAAGACAGGCGTGACGTCAACAGTACAGCATTTGGTAGATTTATTCCAGGCATAACATTTGTGGACGAAATAACAACAGTTGAAGACGTTACACTTGTTCCGTGGCTGATAGGTGACGAATGGAAGAAAATAAGCAAGATCGAATCAAAGTACATGTTTGGACACTTTGAACTTCCTAGTTTCTATATGAATGCTATGGTTCAGATGCCTGATCACGGTGAGCTGAAAGCAGAACACTTCCAACATCAAGAATATGTATTTTCAGGACACTTCCACAAACGTCAAGTGCAAGGCAAAATTCACTATCTTGGAAATGCTTTCCCACACAACTATGCAGATGCATGGGATGATGACCGTGGTATGATGATACTTGACAGAGAAAACAACGCAGAACCACAATATTTGAATTGGGCTGACTGTCCTAAGTATCGAACAACTACATTAAGTAAACTGCTTGATCCAGATTCAGATATAATTAAGCCTAACATGTATTTGCGTGTTACACTTGACTTGCCTATCTCTTATGAAGAAGCACAGTTTATCAAAGAAACATACATTAACAATCACAAGTGTAGAGA